ATGCGGCGACGTCATGAAGCTGCAAATCCGGGTAAACCCGCAGACCAGGATCATCGAGGACGCGAAGTTCAAGACGTTCGGCTGCGGCTCGGCGATCGCATCGTCATCGCTGGCGACCGAGTGGGTAAAAGGCAAGACGGTGGACGAGGCTCTGCAGATCAAGAACACCGACATAGTGAAAGAGCTGTCACTGCCTCCGGTCAAGATTCATTGCTCGGTTCTTGCCCAAGACGCGATAGCGGCTGCAATACGTGACTGGAAGAAGAAACAAAACACTAACATAGATGGATAGAATTATCGTATACTAATTAAACATGTAGGACTGAAACAAGTGAAAGCCATTGAGCTTTTATTAGTAGCAATGGAGAACAATGTTCATGAAAAGTAGATACTTAGGTATCTTGATGTGTGCACTTATTGGGATAGCCCCAGTATACGCACAGAAGTCTGGTGAAAAGCAAGAAAAGCCAGCTCAACAGCACGAACAAGTTAAATCACAACAGAGTGCGAAACCACAACATAATATGGACCAACAGCGTCCTCAATCACATCCACGCAGCCAGCCTTCTCAGATGTCGAAGCCGAGCGCTCAACGAGTAGAACAAAGAGATCAACAGCCTAAACAACAACATGCTCCGAAGCAAGCTCAACAGCCTAAACAAGAACAGAGACCAAAAGAACAAAGAAGTGATTGGCAAGCTCACAAGTCAGGTAATTGGGCTGGTGAACATAAGACTTGGGCAGCTCGTGGCGGGTATAACGGGTATCATATTCCAGATGATAGGTTTAGAACGTCATTCGGAAGAGAACACTCATTCAGAATTGGCAGCTACCCATATAGATTGGTTAATGGGTTCCCAAGCTTCCAATATAACGGTTTTTGGTTTGTACTAGCTGACCCTTATCCCGGGGACTGGGGCGATAACTGGTATGATACAGATGATTGCTATATTGTTTATGAAGGTGGTGGGTATTATCTATATGATAGTAGACATGCTGGTGTAGCAATAGCAATAAACGTATCAATGTAAAGGAGTAACAGATGTTAGGAATAATCCTAGTAATACTATTGATCTTCTTCTTCGTCGGTGCGTTGCCTTCTTGGCCACACAGTCAGAATTGGGGATACTTTCCAAGTGGAGGAATAGGATTAGTTCTTTTAATCCTCATTATACTTCTAGTATTGGGTAGGCTCTAACATTCAACATTGTAGGGTGGGGAACCACCCTACAATAACGTGAAGGATTCATATGCTTTGGACGATATTAATAATTTTACTATTTTTATGGTTACTTGGTTTCGGTCTCCATATAGCAGGCGGTTTAATCCACCTTTTACTAGTACTAGCCTTTATAGTATTAATGATAGGGCTATTCTCTGGCAGAAATATCTAGACAATCTGCAATTCTAAACAAAGGTAAAATGGGACAGGAAGAACAGATTACAGTAACATTTAATCGTATTCAGTTTGATATGATAGAAGAAGTAATGACTGAATACGACCAAACAGCAGCTCAAAGATTCTCATACGAGAACTGGAGAGTAATACAAGAAATTCGTATTATCTTAGCTGCTGGTCGCAATGCATTAGCCACTGGGGAACCGGGCGCACCACCTCCTCCTTTTATATCACCACAAGATCAGGACATGTACTAAAGTACCATGCCCTTTTAACTAAACTCAAACTTACAAAGAGAAACCCAAGTGAGGTTCAGATATGCCAAAGCTACATGAGTTACTAGCGGTTGAGAAGAATTTGGAAAATCAAGCCGCAAAAACACGGACTGAATTAGAGGCCACCTTCGAGAAGAAAAGATCTCATTTCAGTGAGATTCGTAAGACCTACTCTGCTTATACAGAAGGTGCACCAGTCAAGATCGAGGAAGTGTCAGAGATTCAGACAACAGTGAAAGATGAACTGTTGTGGTGGTCGGCATTCCAGATCAAGAGTATTGACCTGTCACATCAGGTTGATGTAGCAAATACTCAAGCAAGAGCAGATGTGGTAGACGATGACGGAAACACAATCCTGAAGGATGTCCCCGCCACAAGTCTATTGCAGTTGGAAAAGAGGTTGAAGGAAGTTCAGGTTCTTCTGACAGCTATTCCAACACTTGATCCAACAAAAGGGTTCAAGCAAGACGATAACCGCTCAGTAGGAATCTATCAAGCGAGAGACGTGGAATCAGAGCGCAAAACACTTGTAAAGAAACCACTAGTTCTGTACCCGGCTACAGACAAACATCCAGCACAGTGTCAAATTCTGGAAGAAACCATTGCAACAGGTCTATTGAGAACTCAGGAATGGTCCTCAATGTTGACTCCAGTTATGAAAGCTTCACTTCTGGAGAGGGTTGAAAACCTGTCAAGATTCGTCAAGAAGGCAAGAGCCCGCGCCAATGAGCAGGACATTGACGTATCAAGCTCAAAGATTGGCAAGAAGCTGATGGATTATATCCTTGTTCCATTAGCATAATAAGTTTTCTCCTATAGGACGGAATCCCCGAGGTCGCTACGAACTAGTCGCACGGACGTAGTAAACGGAGGTTGGGTCATAACCAACAAGAGTCGTGGGTTTAATGCGATGTTACCACCTAGAAGATTCGTCTTCTTGCCGTAGGAGAAATGTTTTATAGAGGTGGTACAATGAAGTTCAGTAACAAGCAGAAACACATTGCATCAGCAAAGAAAAAGATGGACAAACGCAATAAGCCCGGTCTTAAGTACAAAGACAAAGTGGCTAATAACTAACAAGCTTGGGAAGAGTCCGCAAGGATTCTTTCAACCTCAGGGTCAGGTTAAATAAACGATTAAGTTTAACGTTAATCTATTACCCAAGAGGTTCACTTGGTAGAAACAACATCTGGTAGACGATTTCTTTCAAAATCGGGTATGAGAGTTCGATGCTCTCCTCGGGCCCCAAAACATATGCCTGAGTAGCTCAATGGTAAAGCACCGAGATTAACGTAAACAATCGTAGTTCCAGACACGTGTTTATACAACTACCGTAATTTGTTAAAACCATTTAGGTTTGACATCAAATTAACCGGGGTAGCCCGACGCGGATAGCCGGGCTACTCCACTAAAATCCCAAGATGAGGAAAAGAAAATGCCAGAAGAACTTAAGAAGACAGGAACCTCACCAGAAACGTACGAACGTTTGAAAGCGCTTGGCTGGTACTACGATGGTAGAAGTGTTTCATGGAAGTTCTGGTGGTCTCGCGAACAGAAGGCGTTGAGTCGCGAAAGAGAAAGAGAAAGAGATTAAAGATTCTAGTGTTTTCCAACATTTGGTGGTATACTAAATAGGAAAGCACGACGTGGGCTCTTAGCTCATTCGGGAGAGCAATGCTCTTGCAAAGCAGCATCATTTTCTCTTTGAGCTATACGATCCATCGTGATTAATGTAATGTTCTTTAGCGTGACAATTTGGGCACAGAATCTCTAAGTTTGATAGATGAGAATTGGAACGGTTACGATCCTTGTGGTGTACAACAAGGATCCCTATTAATTCATCATATCCACATCTATTACACTTATTTGGGAATGCGTTTAGAGCTTTTGCTCTATAATGGTGTTCTCCGGTACCTGTGCCAAAATGAGATGGTTGTATAGCTTTTATGTTACCACCGTCTAATCGCTGTCCAAGTTCTTTACACTTACGGTTACAAAAGCGCAATCCGCTTCTAGAATTGGCTTTTCTAACGTATCTGGAAGGCTTAGTAAATGTACTATTACAATAAGCACAAGTAAGCTCTATAATAGGAGCTTTACTAGGAAGAGAGCTCTTATAGTTTCCAGAGCATTTCCTGGAACAGTATTTACCATTACCTCTGGTAATATCACGTTGTGGAGCATCAAATAGTTTGTTACAATATAAACAGTTACGAATTGGCATATAAATGGGTTGTGGGACTGCACGGGGTGGTCACTTCTTTTGCAAAGAAGATTTCAGATGAGTTCGATTCTCATACGATCCACCAACAAATCCTTTCGTATCTATATAGTATAACATTTACAAAGGTGCAATTCTCGCTGGGTCCACCAATATTAAGTAGTACAAATAAGGGAGAGTACGATGATTCACAAGGGTAAAGATCCGGGTCAGGGTAAGATCGGTAGCACTGGCAAACCAAGTAAAAAGGGCGGCTTCGAGTCATTGAACAAGACAGCCACCACAACCGTTGGTGGTAACCGTGGTAAGGGTGGTAAAAAGAAGTAGTTTTAACAACTTTGTTATGGGTCGACCGACGAGGATTATCTGGATGGACGAAAGTCTAACTGTCGCCTGCAGCGGGTTTCGATACCCAAATAAGGCATAACCTTATCAATCCATATCCATAACAATATAAATTCCGCTTAGGGTCGAACGACAAGGGTTATCTAAAAGCGCAAGCTAGCTGTTGCCTACAGTGGTTCCCGGATCCATCTCGGGAAAAGGCATTCCCTTATCAATCTACATCTTAAGCAACAAAGAATCTCGGGTCGAAGTATAAAGGTTATCTACAATTAAAATGACAGCCTGCGTGCAGGCAATACCTTTGTCAATCCATATCCGAGAGATGAATAAATAGTTCCAAACATTAAAAGGAGCTACATATGCGCTGTCGAGTGAATGGAGAAACTGTACATCTCCCAAGGACTGAAGAGCAGAAAGAAGCTACGAGACTTCGTAAGGCAGCTGAACGTGAAGCTCATCGTGAAAGGGTAATGAAAGCATACCCACCCTCTGTCAGATATGCCAAGGCTAAGTTCAAGCCCGGCAAGAAGACAAGAGGTAAGAGTGGTGGAGCAAAACTTCCACTACTTGGATTGCAATAACAACAAACTACGTTCGTTGAACCTCTAGAAGGTAAATATGGGGGTTTTACAATGGTAGGTTTAGTTCTAATGATTTTAGCTGTGGTTTGTTTATTGATCGCAGCTTGTGGTGTTAATTTCCCCAATCCTAGATTTAATATGCTAGCTTGGGGGTTATTCTTCTGGGCTCTAACCGTGTTATTAGGTTTTGTAAACACAGCAGGAGTAACAATAAAGCATTAAGACCTTTGGTGGGTCGCCGGAACTTGGTTATCTCTATAACCGTGCAAGTACCCGTTACCTCGGGGACAATTAAACCTTCTCTGATAGAGAAGAGCTATTTGAAAGAATAGCAAACACAGAGGTTAAATAGTTATAAGCCTGTGTCTGGTTAAGACACTACTAGTATTGAGAAGTCAGTGCGGTTACCTTTGACCACATAAAGGTGTAGGATATTTGACGCTGGTGATGTTTGCTGGACTAAGATATCCGAAATATCCAATTCCAATTATATCCACCTAAGATTTTGGTCCAGTAGCATAACGGCAGTGCACTTCACTGTCTCTGAAGTTTGTGTCGGTTCAAATCCGATCTGGATCGCCAATAGTGAGGGTGTAGGCTCTAGGTAACACTAGACACTTTAGGAGCTACTACAAGATGGGATTGTAGCCTAAAGCCCTGCACCTGATTCCCATAAGATTTCCAAGGAGAGAAATATAAATGCGTAATTTCATGTTAGCTGTTGCTATGGTACTATTAAGTACTTTCGCACTCGCCCAAGACAAGGTCGAGGTCTACGGTGGTATTCAATATCGCCATACAGATGTAAGTCAGTTTTCCAACGTGCTTGGGTATCAAGCAGATGGAACTTACTTCTTCACTCCTAGGTTTGGTGCAACAGTAGACCTAAGTGGCAATTTCTCAGACGGTAAGCGAGCTTATGTATACTCTGTTGGTCCTACTGTAAAGTTATTCTCAGTAGGAAACATAGACGTATCCAGCCACGTATTACTAGGCTGGGAACGTGCAGAGATTAATAAGTTTTCGGATTCTGGATTTGCTATAGCCACTGGCGGAGCAGTTGATTACAACCTATTTAAACATGTTGCTATTAGAGCCATTGACCTAGACCACATATATTCAATTCATGATGGTAAAGGGGTCTCTGGGTTTCGTTATAGCGGTGGAATAGTATTTAAGTTCTAACGGTTAAACCTGTATGATTTATTTGTAAGCATGACCATTAACGAGGGTTCAACTCCCTCGCGGTCCACCAATTATAAGGGCACGGAGGTTGAATCCCGAGTGTCCACCATAGGGGCCGCTCCCGGGTTCGCTTGGTATGAATTGCAAATAATGACAGGTCGTGCTATAGGCTCACGTTAAACGACTATACAACAATAACAGGCAAAACTGTTAACGTAAACGCTGTTGGTATCGACACTCTGCCAGCCTGGATGATTTCCAGCCTAGCCAGTGTTTCTGCCCCAGCGTATTGTTAATCTTCTTAGTTGATTAACCGGGTTAGGGTCTACCTGGGAACAGAAAGACCCATTACAACCAGTGAACCCCAGAGTTCCAAGCATTTAATGGATAGACGGGGACATTGAGTTATGTTACTTTTTACAATAGTATTTACAGAGTTAGCAACAACAGGAAATTGGTGGTTCAGTTTTTTACTAGCTGGGTTTTCTGCTACACTTGGCTTGGTGTATACGTTATATGTACAAGCTAAAAAAGACAGAAAAGAAGCTGAGGACGCGTTGTTGGTATGGAAACAAGATATCGATAAACAACTAACAGTTCTAAATACTCAAGTCACACCGTTATGGGCGACAGTCCAAGCTAAATTAACAGCTGATTTGCATCATCCTCACCCTCGATATCTTCAAATGGACAAGTTATTAGAGAAATTAGATACTCTAACTATCAGTGACGACGAACGTATAGTTCTTAAGGAACTATTAGTTAAGCGTTCAGTTGATACGCACGAGGATATAACAGAAGGTCAACGTGAAAGTGCTCTTCTCCTATTGGGAGTTATGAAGAAGGTTCTAACTGAAGCTGACACCCCGGGGAGATTAACTCACATTGGTTTGGTAGGTACTAAAGAAGAATCCGCAGAGAAGGGTCAAGGAGAGAAGATATAAATGACCGCTCATGAATTTTGGGTCTTTGTACTACCTACAACTGCATGGTTTGTAGCTTTGATAGTAACTTTGTATTTCCATAACTCCTACTCAAGGGCAGCTTTGAAGAGTATAATTGAACAACAAGAACTTAATAGACAGTTATTAATAAATATATTTCAGAACGTTTTGAAATGTGGATCTAAAGATAACTAGGAATACAGTGGTGTACTCCCTGTCATATGCCAAATCCAATATTATTCGCTGAATTCACTGATATACAGCCTACTAACTACCAACAATATCGTCCTTTCAAACCATATACCTTAGGAGAAGAGATTCAAATGAAATCCGTAAAAATGAAGGTCTCCGACCTTGTTACGAAACTGAAATCAAACAGGATCAAACACGAGAAGGAATATCGTGAAGCAGTAGCCGATTTCCGGACTCTGTGTAAGAAGAAACTTACTTGGGCAGTCTCAAAAGTCAAAGAGCCTGATGCTAAGATTGACATTTCAAAACAAATAAGTTCACTAAGCATATCTGAATCAGCCCCATGTTGTTATCTTAGGTCCTACGACAGAGCGATTACAATGCTAGAAATGTCTTCTGACACGATCATTGAAGTAACGGAAGAAGATTTCCGTAATTATGTAATGGACGAATGGAACTGGAAAGATTCATTCACAATCTCAAACCGTGGTTACAAAATGTCAGTGAATGAGTTTTGTATGCCTGCTTCTATGGCTACAGTAAACTATGTTGATGATGACCCCGAAAGTATTGGATAAATAGTTCTGGACTTTGTACTAAGAAGTGCTATACTAATCAGAGTTAAGCAAAAATGAAACCAAGATATCAATTCGTATTATCCAGTGAAACACCCTTTACGGGGCGCACAGGACTCGTGTATTCGGGTAGTTCATTCACCCATATTAACACTACGAACCCTCTTGGTAAAATCTTGTAGCTTAAGCATACAAGTTTCTGTATCACAGAGGGAGAATGTTAATCATTCTCCCTTTTAGTTTAGGTAGGCAAATGGGATTTGGAATTTACCACAAGATAAGAGGGAAGGGACATTGGGAATACTCGGATGAACAAGTATACTCAATGTTAGCTTTAGCCAAAGAACAGGGCTATGAGTCCGAAGATATAGACGAACTAGATTTAGGCGAGCTTGATCATCTAGTGAATTATGATAAATCTTAACGCTTACCAATAGGTTGCCTAGGCAGTCTATTATAGATATTTGACAACTGAATAGCTTTATTGATGGTGGGATACAGCTTGAGCTGTGTTCGCGCTCGTGGTCCCACCATCTTATTTTTGGGAATTACACACTTGACTCCCGTAACTACGGGAAAAGGAAAATCAAATGGAAAGAGTACGAGCAAAGTTCACCGTAAGCAACATTCTCAAGGATCAATATGGGAATGTGGTAGTCAAGCTTTATGCCGTTTACAAGGGCGACGAATCTAACCCGGAAAACGAGAGCTTTTCCAATTCTACACCATCAGGAAGCGTCGAGCTGACGCTTACCAACCCAGCGGCTATCGAGTTTTTCGAGAAGTTGGGGCCAGATACTGCCTCCTGTACCGGAAAGTACGTATATCTGGATTTCACAGAAGCAACAGCGAATACATAAGCGGGAGATGACCTACTCGGTTGGTCAGTAGCCTTCCAAGCTACCGTTGAAAGACATGCGGGTTCAAATCCCGTCTCTCGCTCCAGATATCAACGCTGGTGTAGCTCAATTGGAAGAGCAATACTTTCGTAAAGTAGAGGTTATCGATTCGACTTCGGTCACCAGCTCCAAGAAAAGGACAATTCGTATGGAAATCGCAGAGAAATTAATTAATGCAACAGACTTCTACACAATTCTTGATATTTCTGGTGAAGAAGTGGTCTGTTTCCGATCTGTTAAAGACCAATATATAAAGACTTTAGTGTTTAGCGATCTAACAAAAGTATGGGATTACGAAGCCGCAATTATATATCGTCATAGATACCCTATCTATGTATTGTGTCAGTTTTATCACGGCTATGTATCAAACGAGGGGACATCGCTGAAAACTGACAAAAAGGGTAAAGACCTTTATAAATATATTCAGTCGATGGGGGAATTGTTAGAGAAATTATTCTTAGCAAGAATCGATAACGGAGTTCTTACCCTTAACGATATGATAAGATATTTCCCAGAAGAGAAAGAAGTTGTTATCCAAGGGGAAGAAGCCATTGGTGGTATCGTCAGGAAGTCAAGAATAGATTATACATGGATGGGTCCTGTATTCAGGATCTCCCTAAGGGTTATACATGGGTTATGCGGCAAAATCGTGGAGAATGATTATTCATTCGGAATAAACGGATTCCCGGGTAGCGTACCAATTAGTTCGTTACCAATTCGGTTGGTCACTGACTCTGAGAAGAAGTCCATGTCCGAACGTGGAGAGAAGATTCTATCAATGTCTAAACCGGGTAGGTACCTTCATTACGAAGGCAACATGATATCACCAAGTTGGCTCGGGAACAAGATAACGAGAGCTTCTGGTCGTGTGGTAATCGATCCAGTTTCCTTCTCCAGATTAAAACCTGACGTTTGGGGCCAATGTGGACGTATGTTGGGTATCAATTTGGAAGACGACGATGAAGTAGAAGTTACCCAAAAAGATGAAACCAAGTTAAAAGAAGAAGACTATTGGCGCTGTTATCCATATCTTCTGGGGTTTAGCTTACAAGTTAAGGAATGGGGACGTCTAAGACTTTCTGGCTTGAGCGAGATCAATTTCCGTGAGGATGCTTTTGATCGACTGGTGTTGGATCAAGACAGTAAGGATTTGATTTACTCTCTGGTTAAATACCATGGTGGCGGATTCACCGATATCATTGAAGGTAAAGGTGGAGGCTGCATCTTCCTGCTTCATGGAGAACCGGGGTTAGGTAAAACTGCTTCTGCTGAAGCAGTTGCAGAAATTCTTCACAAGCCACTGTATTCAGTCTCAGTAGGAGAATTGGGAACAGATACAGAACACTTGGAATCTCATTTACGCAATATCTTGGAGGTAGCAACGATTTGGGATGCTGTTATCCTTCTGGATGAGGCAGATATCTTCTTGGAAGCTCGTGATGAGCACGACATCGAAAGAAATGCTATGGTTGGTGTTTTCCTTCGTTTGCTAGAATATCACAACGGAGTACTTTTCCTTACCACCAATCGTGTCAAGAATATTGATAAGGCATTTTATAGCCGCATCTCTGTAGCACTTCATTTCTGTAACAACGGACAGGAAAAGAGAGAGAAAATCTGGTACAACCTACTAGAAGCGGCCAAAATGAATGCACAGTGGTCGAAAGAGATGAGTGTTTATAATCTAAACGGACGACAAATCAAAAATGCCATCCGTTTGTCACAAACACTAGCTCGGGCAGATAATGGTCGTGAGATTAGAATAGGAGATATCAAGAGATCAGTAGAAGTGGCTATAAAGTTCTCTGAGGACATGAAACTGTCTATTGATAGCTATGATGCTGAACCACGAGAGAAGGAATTAGAAGCTTAAACCACATTTGGTTTAGCAGCTCTTTTCTCCCTTTGGTGTAGTTTAGCTTTCTCTGATAGTTCATTTTGATTTGACTTGTAATAGTTTTCACTATAGTCCCGTGTACAATGCTTACAAGTATTATGGCGAATTCCTTTGGATTTGTTCTTCCACGGGAATTCGTCACGATCTTTAGGGATTTTACATTTACGGCAGATTTTAATCAAATTATCGTTCATTGATCACCTCACTATTATATAGTATAGACAAAAGGTTTCTAGTTTATGGCAAAACTTCTTCCATCACAAGTAATTCTGAAAAGCAGAGCTCACATAAAAAATGACCAGTTGAAAATTGGTAAACGTGTTTACAAGACGTGTTATCCTACAAAAAATGGTGTTATAACAGAAATAAAGAAAAACGGGGTGTATGGTTCCCCTAATATAGTTGTAACTTACACCTCTGGTCGTAAATCCGAACCCATGTCTTATGACTACTGGTCAGATTTTGATGAATATTTGGAATTATGCGTAAAAGTGGCAGTTCAGGGGCAACAGCTAAAACACGAATTTGATGAATCTGAAGAAAAGCTTAGAAGCAAGGGTAAGTTGCCTAAGTAAGCTAACTAGAGAGGTTGTCCTAAAGTCAACACGCGAGACAAAAAAGCTCTTCTTTAATCTTCAGATTTAGTGGTATAGCACTTATTTTTCCAGATTCACTAATTTCGATTCTTACATTTTCAGAGGCGGTGGCACAATGATGAAAAAGATAGTAAAGAAAAGTGTAGCGAAAGGATCAATCCTTGACAGGATCATCGATCCAACGGGTAGGAGAATGTTGGATAGTATCCAATCTCATTTAAGTGAAATAGCAAATCTGGATTACGAAAATAAACGGGCACTTGCCAGCTTCGCGCAAGCCGAGAAGAGTCTGGAGCAGCGACAGTCTGAAGTTAATAAGATACAAGGACAAGTCGAAGCTGCTATGAAAAAAGTTGATTCAGACAAGAAGCGAATAATAGCCTGTCTTCAGAAGATTAATATAGATAAAGTAAAGATTAATAAAAAGCCAGTTCATGCTAATAAAGAACGAACTGTTGTTGACGAATTGGAATCAAGGAATGAAGTATAAGCTACTGTAGCTCAGTCGGTAGAGTGCTACTTTGGTATAGTAGAGGTCCCGGGTTCGATCCCCGGCGGTAGCTCCAAGGAGATAATTATGGATGAACAGACACTATGGACAGGACATATCAAGATCGTAAAGAACACCCAAGGTAAGACACAAATCTTCTACTTACAGGACGACACAGTTGCTGAACTAGAATTTGATCCTTCTGGTTTCTTCGAGAATAAAGCCTTAAACTCACTGATTAAGGACTTGCAAAAGAGGTAACCAGAGGCATGCTATGGACCGTATGTGTATCTGGCATATACCGAAGAATCTTGAAGTTGGTCTTAGAGTAAACGTACGAGCAGGATCTGGCTATGAATTTACTGGGGTAATAACAGACATTTATCTAAAGGGCCTCATATATTTAAATGATGAATGCTGTGAAATCATAAGAAATGGCCAGAGGTATATTATTCCATCTAAGTATATAGAAAGATTGTGATATGGATAGAATTTGTTTATATAATGGTCCAAGACCTACCAAACTGGAAGCTGGAGAAGCAGTAACTTTTATAAGTGGACCTAATAAAGGCAGTATTTTTATAGTACAATTTCCCCTCAATGATAGTATTAGTAATATTCTTTTCTTGATTGAAGAATTACGGACAGGAAGGTGTCTCTTGGTGGCGGCTGAACAGTTAGAGAGGGCGTGCCATGGATAGGATATGTATATTAATCAAGCCTGAACCCTTTCGTTATGGTGCCTTCGCGTTAACGAAAACAGGATATACACAAATACCATCACACTCACTAGTAAAGATTATATGTTCTCGTACCTACTCTCCTACATACAATGGTCCAATCAACTTAAATTGTAACTATTATGTTGAGTACTATGATGCATTCTTTAATTCAAAGGTATATTGTGTCCCAGAAGAATTTCTGGAGAGAATATAGGATAGATATGTGGAGACTAGGCGAACCATTTCCTACCACAGTTTTAGAAGGTAAGTTAATAAAAGAAGCAGAATCTTTCTTAAAGCGAGGCGGTATAAGGGATTTAGTTATAAGACATGAAGGGACTGATAATGAACAAAGGCTGTCCCACGTATTAGCTTTGTTTGCTTATCAATACGCAGTAGAACTTGACAAAGATTGTATAGAATATTTGAGTTCCATTGCCAAAAAGGTATAACATGGATCGTATAATAATTTGGACTAATCCAATACTCCCCAAGCTAAATATTAGTGATGACGTAATACTCATAGGTGACAATGATAATCTGAGGGGTCGGGTAGGTAAGGTTATGTACTATTCCAGTAATCCGGGTTACTGTTATGTTAAACTAACAAATAAGTCAATAGTACATAGAAATATGGAACAACTTTCAAAATATTAACATGGTGCGTGAAGCCAAACGGTGAGGCGCTGGTCTGTGGCACCTCTGACGACGGAGTTTTTAGTATGGTAGGTATAGTGTAATGAAAGCACGAGGGTCTGTGGCTCCCTTAGCGAGAGTTTGAACCTCTCTATCTACCCCAAATTTCCTCTATCAATAACAGAGTCTATTAATTCACGTGTTATCCCCAAATACTTAGTTTTAAATACTGCGCTCATGCGTGAACATGACGAAGAATTAATAACTGCTAGCTCAATACCCATAGCTTCACATAATCTAACTTTTTGTCTATCATTGTCAACAATTTTAGAGAATTTATCTGTCCCATAGATTGGTTCGTAGTGCAGAATACCATTGAGTTCTATCGCCAATCTGAGCCTCGGGAAATAGAAATCTAACTCTGAACCGATGACTGATTTGCTATTGCATATAAGCTCCAAATTGGGGTACGATAATTTTATTTGTTCTTCTAGAAATCTCTCAAGTTTCGATCTTCTAGTCCCAAATGTTTTATGTGTGTTATTATATTTTGCAGAACACGATCTCGAACAGAAGACATTCTTAGTAGTTGGTATTCTAACTACTTCAGACTTACACCATAAACATTTGACAGTAGTCTTAGTGTTTCTGTATAAACCATAACACTTCGGCGAACAAAATGATATTGGTTCTTTCCTACGAATAGCTGTCTGTAAATCATGTTTTACTCTGTAGAAAAGACTGTTACATTGTTCACATTTACATTCTACTGGTGAGCGACTATTTAGTTTGGTAAATTGTTCCATACTTAGGGTTATCATATAACTATATAGTATAGAATAACTTAGTCGAAAGTGTCAATCGACTCCCATCATGCACCCCAACCCACCGGTCACCAAAAGGAAAGTCTTATTAGCTACCATGGCTCAGTGGAACAGCAACTGATCTGTAATCAGTCAATCGGGAGTTCAAATCTCTCTGGTAGCTCCAACTTATAAGCTAGCGTCCGTTCAATCACGACTCTCAGCTCCATACATATATGTGGACACTTGAATCAATAAGAAAAGAATTAGGAACAACGATAGTTAACTGTCGTAAAGAAATAAGAGAATTATATAATCCTAGTGCATGGAGTGTAGTAGGCCCGGATATCCTTGAAGTAGAGGCGTACAACTACAAAATAGCCCAGCTAAATGCTAAGCTAGAATATGCCGAACGATTATATCTTCCATTCCTTGTAGAAGATGCAAGACTAAAAGAAGAAAAGAACAAAGCTGAATGTGACAAGATAATGGTTTTATAGTTGAGGGAGTTCAGCTACAATTTTAATCTACAAATAAAACTCAAGAGTTCGAGACTCTTCGATAGCTCCAAACATATATTATGAAATCTAAATATCAACAAATTATGGAAGACTATAGTAAACAGACTATAGTAATGGACACTGCACTTAGGGAAGCCTTAGCGTTATTCTTGTTCAAGTGGTCTTTAACCAACGAGCATATCTGGGACACCAACGCCTCTATAAAAGACTTAGCAGAGACGACGAGGGCTATACTAGATCCAACACAGAGTAAAGTTTTATTATTTAAACAATCTAACTTTATCCGTCAGCTAAAGAAAGACGACCCAGTGTTATTAGGACAACTAAGCCCTTTCATATGTGATTACGATCCATATTGTGAATGTGGGCATATATCCTTTAATCATGATTACATAGGTAAAAAATGGAAGTGCACTGGTTGTGAACACGCGGTAAAGCCAAGGGTAAGTGTGAAGAGCTCAAAATCAAGTCTGGGTTCTAGGGAGAAACCTCATGAACAAACAAAGTATGCACAGCTTAGTAGTACATCTATGGGGGAAAGCTCGTGGGTGTACATCAGAGAGGCCTGCTAACTACGACAAAAATGAATGGATTACTTTGGATAATCTTGCCATTCAAGTAGATGAGTTAGACGTGTTACTCCCACCAACAAAAGTGTGTGTCTACTGTCATGGTAAGACCACTACCTGCGAGGATTGTTGTGGAGCAGGAAAAGTTTGTTCGGTATGTGATAAACCAAGAAGAGCCCCAGACCGCTTCATAACTGAGGTATCACAACCAGAAACATTTGGTTGTGATTGTAAGATAGGGTCTAGTAAATGAAAAAACTATTAATTATACTTCTACTATGTTCTTCTGCGTTCGCCAAAAATAAGTGCAGAGTGGTTTGGATGGAAGGTGTCACAGGGTTCGTTGGGCACGGACATTGGGCTGAATGTAGCCTTGTTTGGGATGCAGCTTTAGAAAGTTCCAATCAGGATGCTGCTATTTGGATCGAATATTACAAACGATTCTCTAAGAACAAGACGCTCCTTATCCAGCCCACATTAGTATTACATGAACCTTGTTTACCAACACTATCACCTAGAGAACTACCAACTCTACCAAAGATAACATCTATAACACCATGAAAAGATTAGAGATATTAGCGAATTTTTATAGTCAGAAGCGTATACAATTACCACAAGAGGACAGGGATACTTTAGCCTTACACTTGTTAAAGAAAGTTAGTAAGGATAAAAAGTTCTGTGGTTCTAGAACATTAGGATTAGATTTGTTAGATTTGATGCATACAATACTTAATCCTAATGCAAAAAGATGTCGAACAGAGAAGCGATCTTCTCTATATAGGTTCTTGAAACAAGATCAAGTGCTTCTTCATCAAATAACACCATTCATGTCAATAGGAATAGACACATGTATTTGTGGACATTTCTATTGGTCTCATAATTATGATAATTCTGCATGTAATGAATGTAATTGTAAGAAATTAGAATTAAAGGAAGGGTAGGCATCGATAAGCCAACTGAGCTAGAAACTCAGGGTGCCCGTAAGGGACTTGAGAGTCTGACTCCCTCTCCTTCCTCCAATTATAAGTAATTAGAGTTGTTGTAGTAACCGGTGATGGGGCGTAGCATCAACTCGTTCTAGCTAGTCCGACGCATAACTGAGGGGTCCAATTTTCAGTTAGAAACAGAGGTTACCGGTTATTGGAAGCGTGGCAGAGCGAACTAATGCAGAAGTCCTGAAAACTTCCGATGCCCAATGATGGGGTCCGTCCGTTTGAATCGGACCGCTTCCTCCATAAACTATAGTACCCTAACCGGACTTAGGAGTTCGACTCTCCTCTCTACCGCCATTACTTCAAAGGATTTATGAGTAGAACAATACGACTACCTAAGGTACCACCACGACCATGGAAGCAAGAAGGAATGGAAATCATTTCAGCCGATGGAGAACCAGTTGGACTTGCCTGTGATCGTAGTCATGTAATGAAGTTTATTCTTGACGCGGTAAATGCTTATCCTGTAGAACCACCAACAGAAATAATAATATCTGACTCTCCTTCTTCCTTCAAGGATTAGATATGACAGAAGAGAAAAGAATAGTAGTAGTGGTTGCTGAGACAGTACAAGTAGAAATATTTTCTCACCTTACTACACGTAGAATTCGTAGAACCATACCTCAAGATTGGGGTAGAGCGGCTGCTCAAGTAGCTCATGTCGTATCTAAGATGAGAGTTTCCCTAGATAGAGTTCAAGAACATAATGCTAGAACTAAGGGAAAGAAGAAGGGTATCGCTCCAGGACTTATTAGTTTAATGAAATTCTCTAGGGCCGATGATATAATACCTATTACAACAGTGATACTAGGTGCCAGAAATAGTGATGAACTATGGCATGTAGTAACATTATTAAACAAAGCTTTTATACCTATCCATGCCTTCCATGATCAGAATCCGAAGATATATGGAATAGATGGACTAGTACTAACAGCTATTTGTACAGAACCAATAGAAAGTTCTAGGCTAGTAGGTATAACAGACTACTTACCTTTGTGGTTATGTAACTCAGCAGTACCTATCTCCCAACGCCAGAGCTTGTAAGAGCTTGTAGTAGTTGTAGTTATAAATTCTAGACCTCAGGCCCATCCAGAATCTGTACTATAACTACTACAACATAAGACTTAATACATAAAGGTAATTATGACTATTGTTTTAGTATTAGTTATGTTCATTATTTTCGTAGTGTTAGAACGATTCCTTAACAGAAAATCGTAGTTTAAATATGGCTAGATAGCTCAGTCTCGGTAGAGCAGCGGACCGAAAATCCGTGTGTCGGGGGTTCAACTCCCTCTCTAGCCACCATACAAAGGATATGATATGCCAGAGTTAACCCAAGAAGAAGCAGAAGCTCAAGCGGAAATGTTTGTCAATGGATTTGAGCTGTTAGATAAACATTTACGAGAAAAAGGAGATGTTGTTGGAGCCGCTATGCTAAAAAGCATAGCTCAGGATCTAATAGGTCTCTTAGAATACGTGATAGCAGTACAGGACTAAACAATAAGGGATTATAGCACATCGGCCATGCAGCGGATTCTTAATTCGTCGAGGGAGGTCCGACTCCTCCTAGTCCCACCATTAACCCCAAAGGAGAAGTAGTATGACTGAACCAACAGTAAAGGTATTTTCTCTTCGCAACGAGAATCGCTTCCCCGTTGCTTGCGTTGCTTATACCCAGACCGAAGACGAAGCTATCTTCGCCGTTTCCACACACAACCCAAAGGATTGTTTCAACAAGAAGTTGGGGCGTCATATCGCTGTATCAAGACTGACCAATGGTAGCTGGCTCTCTGATACTGTAAAGGTTGAAGGGGATATCAAAGTAAATATCCTTTCTGCAATCTTGTGTTACGATAAGTTCCCACAGCGTACGCAGGAAGCTGCTCTTCTTTGGCTGAAGACACCACGTACTCAACCACAGGCAGAAGCTGTAGTGGTAGATGAAGTGGCAGAAGCTCATGCCCAAGAATCAGAGCAGCTTGGTCACATGTACGAGGAGATGGTGGCCAACACGCGCAAGGAGTGCACCTCACCATCAAGGAACGAAAAGGAAGCTACACAATAAGTATTAGATGAGGGTCGATAGAAATTGGTTATCTCAAACAGAATGTTATTGGTTCGAGTCCAATCTTCCATTCAATCGAGTGGATGTAGTTCAAATGGTAGAACATCCGTCAGCCGAAAGGCTTACCCAATTCCACCCCATATCCTCATCATTAAATTCAAATCATACGGGTCGACAGAGCAAGGTTATCTTCACTCATAACGAACGGGTCTGGGTTCAAATCCCAGGGCTGGCACCATTTAATAATTTATGCCAGCTTGGTGTAATGGTAGCATCGAAAAACATCTTGTTCAAACTATATCCGTATGACTTAACACAGGGAAGGAAAATATGGCAGCAGGGGTAGTTAAACATTCAACGGTTACGAAACGTAAGTTGAAACAAATGAATGGTAGAGCGCATAGTTCCCCGGGAGGAGCAAGAGGTAGAATGAGAATAGTTAGCTACTGTCCTCATTGTCCAAGTGAGTCCCCCGCATCATGTAACCCAGCTCGTCCTGAAACGAATCCACAAGTCGTATGTCAAACCAAAACGAAGGTTGGTTCTTGTAAAAACGGACACAAATGGAAAATCCACATTTAACCGATAGATTGAATATATTTTTGCAGAATAATAGACCTGTGAAAGAAGAAGCTCCTATTATACTGAAGTTGAATACTAAGCAAGCTGAGACTTTGTTTGATATCTTAATGAGTGTCGGCGGCCCTCGCACCACTCGAAGGTGCTATGCCGATGAGGTACTAAGAAGCCTTGACGCAAGTGGAATAAAAGATAACGTCGGACGCAGAAGATCTGATATGGATTTTGGCGCTATTTATTTCAGGTAACATTATGAAACATATAAGAATAAATGTATTCAATTCCATTCGTATAAGCATACCTAATGAAACAACCTACTACACTATAACCCTCAACTTCGAAGAAGCGCAAGTATTACGTGATATACTGGGGTCTGTTGGTGGGTCTGCTATTACAAGTCGTAGGAAGTATGTTGATAACATACGAATTTCAAAGTGGTATCTACAATAGTGGATGAGAGGATATGAAGGATTCCATATACTTCACTGAGGCTTAATCATGAAGAGTACAAGGATAAATATCTTCCGTTCTAAGGCTGATTCTAATGTAGAACTCTATTCTATTGTACTTAGTTATGATGAGATACGTACATTACGTGATGTAATAAGCCATGTTGGTGGGGATGATGAATCTCGTAAAATACATATCGATACCCTAATAGATAAATTGAATAGACGTGGGATCTTCTTTAAATTTACTACAGATTTAGAGGGTGTCATACGCCTTAAATCTAAGTTTAGTGTAGAACAGATACGAGATGTTAATTTAGGGGCAAAATAATGCGTTGCCAACGCGTAATCATCGGTTCGAACCCGATACATCTCTCCAAGGAAAGTAGAGGTACAAGATGCCTGAGCTTTGGCTCTACTGTGATGGTGGTTCAAGAGCTAACCCGGGAGCAGCAGGGATAGGCGTATCAGGTATACTTGTAGAGGGTAATAAGAAGACTTGTATCCTTGAGAAGAGCGACTATCTTAAAGATAAAAGTAATAACTATGCCGAGTACACAGCACTTATTAGAGCTCTGGATTATGCTATAGAAATGAACTATAATATTGTTGTAGTTCACTCTGATTCCAAGCTAATAATCGAGCAACTGAGCGGTAACTGGAATGTTAAAAGTGTAGACTTATTAGAGCTATACAAAGCAGCCCGTATTAGAATGGCCAAGCTGAAGAAGCTTGGAGTTAATCTTACATTGAAGTGGGTACCTAGAGAACAGAATAAACATGCCGATTCATTAGCTAATCTAGCAATGGATAGAGGTATGAAGCCAGAGGTAATAGCACTTGACAGGCGTTCTGAAGTTGATCAGAGGCTACTAGAAGCTTTGCTAGCCCATGAGGAAGCTATAAAAGATCTTAAGGAAGTACCAAGAGTTTCTAAGATTACTAGGGTAGAAGAAACATTTGAAACATTAGTAAACGCTTGGGCTGTGTTAAAGAATTAATTCGACCTCGTTTAATGGTAGGACACAACTCTCTGGAAGTTGTTATGGTAGTTCGAATCCACCGGTCGGAGCCAAGAGTTATGTTCGATAGAAAAACTATACATTCAAGAATATGTTGGAAGTGTAATGGGACTAAACAAATAGTAAGACAATCTTTGGGTACGTTTAACAATGAACCTAAGATTTATTATTATGTTAACGCTTGCTCAATTTGTTGTGAGGAATTAAATAAGTTAACTACTGTGTATGTAGGGTATTTACCAATTAGATATAACACTTAAGTCCCCAGCATTATTTAATCTCGTAGTTCCGTAGCTCAAGGGTGGAGCATTCTGCTGATAACGGAAAGGTTGTTGGTTCAATTCCAACCGGGACTACCAATTCTTATAAAAGGTGCTATCTACTAACTGGATAGGTAGGTATCCTCTCAAGATACAGAATGTGAGTTAGAATCTCACTAGCACCACCAGATACAAAGGAAATCATGGCAATAGCAAGAATGACTGAAGAAGAACGTATCAAGATAGGTACAGAGATACAAAAGAGAGTGAAAGCTCTGGCAATATTGGACTTAAATCTTACGATAGGTAACACCATTAATCATAAGGTGAAGTCTGTAAAAGTTATATTTTTCATGAAAAGTAAATCACGTAGTAGTTGGTACTGGTCTGATACAAGTGGGACGTCTAATTTAACAACAGACGAACATGTCTATCCTAAGACTCATCCACATCAAAGATTAATTGTGAGACGTACTAGGGAACAGTTTCCCAAGTGTCAATATATTCCTGATCATTACTTCGAGTTCACTGCTACCACAGCAACTGATAAGGAAGTTAACTGGGCGAACAGTGTCCTTGAAGAAATGGGAATCACAGAGGAAACTGGTGATTACTATGTGACTGTAGAAACAATGACTACTATCTCACGTTTGGTAATAATAAAAAGTGCGTATAACGCAGGACATGCCCAAATGATGGCGTTAAATGAAGTGTCTAAAAGCCCAGTCTTTAATTGGTGTCCTAAAGATATAGATGTTAGCAGCGTCAATGTGAAAGAAGTTAAGAAACATTAATATAGCACTATCGACTAAGGGTTAGGTCGCCACTCCTTCACAGTGAGAATATGAGTTCGAAGCTCATTAGTGCTACCAATTAGGAAGGTGTATGAAGAAGAAGGCTAGGGAAAAGAAGAAGAAGGTGGTTCACTTTGAACCTACTGCTAAGCCAGAACCAATAGTAGAAGGTAGTTTAGAAGACTTACAGAGGAAAAGGTTCTCTGCACTTGGGAATAATAGACCTCTCACTGTAGTAGTAGTGAAGAAAGGCGAGAAGCCTTAATAATTGGGAAGTGGCGAAATGGATTAGACGCGCTGGTCTTTGGAACCAGTGTCGAAAGACGTGTGGGTTCGAGTCCCTCCTTCCCAGCCAAGCTGTTTATTGGGGTTCGAATCCCTAAGTCGGAGCCAAGGATTATATAATGGGTACATTGATAACTGGATGTAGATTAGGATGGATACCCCATGCTAACGCACAGAGTCTAATGGGTAAACATGTTTGTCGTTCCACTCATAAGAAGAACATTGGGATAATAATTGGGATAACCCCAGCTGATTCTGAGGACACAAACCTCTACATGAGTATATACGTCTCTGAAGTAAGGGTGCTATGGCTTACTGGAAAGGCAAAAGGTACCTCTGATATAGTAAAAACTTATATGCTACGTGATATTGATAAGTATAGAGGAAAAGTTAATGAAGAAGCTAAAGAGCTTAATGACCTATACTTAGAAGCGGAAGAGAAGTTTAAGACTTACCCAGAAATACAATACTTAAGAGAGAAAAGTGGAGACATGGCATAATGGCATTGCAGTGGGTTGCTAACCCATCCTGACCTGTAAAGGCAGTCTCGGTTCGAGCCCGGGTGTCTCCGCCACAAAGAGTTTATATGCAAGAACATTGGATGGCAGCTATTTGTAAATGTGGTCAAATAATAAGAATATGTATGCATGAGCCTTTATTTAGTAATCTAGACACTACTGCTGGTAGAAAAGGACTATGTGTTTGGAGACCCGAAATGAAAAGCTTTAATAAACACGCTAAACTATTTGACTGTGAACTAACAGAAATAGATAAGACAATGCATAAACTATACCCAGAGAGTTATTATCGGTTTTTTAACTTCGTTTGCTCTAGCTGTAAAAGTAGAGTTTCGGTATCAAAGTTTAACTCATTGCCTGATGTATAGATATAAGTTCCCGTAGCTCAATTGAACAGAGCAAAGGGTTTCTAACCCTTAGGTTGAGAGTTTGAGCCTCTCCGGGAACTCCATTCTAAGGAGAATCATACGAAAGAATTATGGTACGCCCGTAAATGTAGTTGTGGGGAGGTTCTTAGAATAAAGACTCCCCATCCATTATCACTCCATCGTTTAAATCTAATTGGTATTAAAATTTGGATACCTAGCCATAAAGAACTTATAAATGGGGATATTAGTTTTTATGGATGCGAATTAACTAAGGTAGATAAAAAAACACTTAAAGATTGTAATACGATCCATTACATGCATAAATCTTGTGTAGGTATCTTAAATTTAAATTGTATGTCTTGTTCTAAGAGGGCACATATATCTAAATTTGAATTAATGGTGGATAGTGAAAACTCTCATGGAAAAGATATGGTACGCTCGTAAATGTAGTTGTGGAGAGATTTTAAGGATAAGCTCCTATCGTCCAATAATTATAGATGTAGAATATCACTGGTGGAGACCACGAGCTAGAGACTTGATCTCTGGTGACACTGCATTTCATTGTTGTGGTGTAACAAAGGTAGATAAGACAGTGGTTGGCAAGTGCAGACAACATCCATTATCTTTAGGGCTAATTGATGTTCCTATTAAATATGTGAGGTGTAGTTCTTGTAATAGGAAAGCATCAATATCTAAGTTCGAGCAAATGAAAGAGACTAATAATGGCACACTTTGATGAGCATTGTAGAGATTGTGAGCGTATACTAGGTGATAGGTGCGAAGAAGCAAACCTTTGGATGGACTCCGCTTTTGATAGATATGGGCCAAGACATAGGTTCGATCGCCACCATGATGAAGGCATAAACAAAGCAGAAGAATTGTTTGGTGAGATGGGGCGTAGAGCTGCTATCATCCACGTTCTAAAGGATTGTGGGCATATACCCACTAGAAGTCAATGGAACAACGATGAGGTAGACTCATTAGGAATGAACCCTAACTCAAACTTCGTTGGTTATTGGGACCCTGATGAGTTTAAAAAGCGAGCCGTGGCCCTACTATATTTAGACGAAGCAAGACAGAAAATAGTGCAGGAAAACCAGATAGAAAAGTATAGAGTTAAGGAATAGAAATGCACGTATCGTATAGCGACAATTACTACGGGCTGTAAACCCGTCGGTCTTAGACCTTCGGAGGTTTGAGTCCTCCTGCGTGCACCATATCAAGAAATAAGTATACTAATCAAAGATATGAACACCTTTGATTCAGCATTCGATTTCATGATGTTATCCGAGGACTATGCCAGAACTGGTGTAGTTACCACAGAACCCGATGGAGCTCAGGCTAGATTTGGTATCAACAGTAGTGCACATCCTAAGGCAGTTAGTGATGGTTTCTATACCATGGACACTGCTGAAGCATTAGAATATGCTAAGAAGATATATTCCAATGATTATTGGTTAGCTACAGCTATTAATAGATTACCAACGCAAGACATAGCAAACAAGATATTTGATATAGCTGTTAATGCTTCTCCCAAGGAGGCAATACTAATATTACAGAAAGCTTTGATTTCACTAGGTGCCAAGATAAAAGCAGATGGTAGTTTAAATCCTTCTACAATAGGATATACTGAATTAGAAAGAAATTATTTACTACCAATTATTAGGCTACAGCAAAAGGTTTACTATGAACATCTGGTAAGCACTGATCCCGCTAAGTATTCTAAGTACCTAGCTGGTTGGTTAGCCCGTAGTGAGAAATAAGCACCCGTAGCTCAGTGGACAAGAGCAATTCGCTACGAACGAAAAGGCCGGGAGTTCGACTCTCTCCGGGTGCACCATTCTAAGAGACCACAATAATTGATAAGGCCCTATACCAGCACTGTTTCCTAAACAGTTTACTGTAGATGGATTAGGTAGGTTCGAATCCTACTAGGGCTCCCAACATAAAAATCTAGAATTTGAGAGACTCGTATGAACACTTTCTTCACTGCCGATACCCATTTCGGTCACGAAAATATCATAAGACTTTGTAAGCGCCCATTTGCTGATGTATCAGAGATGAACAGCAAGCTCATAGAAAATTGGAATAGTAAGATCAAACCAAACGATTTGGTATATCATCTTGGTGATTTTGCTATGAAGATGAAACCAGTAGACTTAGAACCCATAATTCGTAAACTACATGGTCGTATCATTTTGGTAGATGGTAACCATGACAACCTACTTATGCGGATAAGAGCTAAAACTAGTCCTTTCATTGGCTGTTACTCTATGTTAGAAGTCACAGTAGGGGCTCAGAGTATAGTGCTGTGTCACTATGCTATGCGTACTTGGCGACATGATCTGAGGGGAACTTGGCATCTATATGGGCACTCTCATGGAGGGTTACCACCATACGGGAAGTCCTGTGATATAGGTGTTGATTGTTGGAACTTTTCTCCAGTAAGTTTCGAAGAGTTGAAAGTTTATATGGACACTAGAACTATTGGGGAACATCCTAAGTTTGATGGGTACACCCCAGAGGTGATAGATGGATAAGAAGGATAAAACCAAAATCATAAGTAAGTATTCCAAGAAGATTCGTGGTATCACCAAGAAACGAGATGAGATATACTCTAAATGTTGTAAAGAGTTAAACATTAAAGAGGGAGTGAAGAATGAAAGAGGTTCCCTCCAAGATGATAAACTCTTTGACTACATGTATAATTTCTCTGGTTCAGTGGAAGGTATCTTAGAGAGTATAAAAAATGCTGACGATTCTAAGCAGAAAATGTAGTACTTGTGGTGGTTATCTATTCATCGAACTGGATGGAGACAAGTTTACGGTTTTAAATAATACTTGTTTCTTTAAGGAAAGAGTTAAACATCGTGGGCGTGCACCTACCTTTAATTCCGTACTTTGCGGAATCTTTTCCAAAGATCGCTATATCATCTGTAAACTCCCAAAGATTGTTACATACCACAGTCATGGGGAACCACATAGCTACACTCGTCCTTGTCATGGATATAATAAATTAGGTTTGTTTAAAGAGGTAAAAATATGAATTTATTCCTAGATGACATTCGTGATCCCTATGATAAAACATGGATCGTGGTAAGAGATTATAAAGCATTTGTTAAGTTTATAGATGAAAATGGGATGCCAGATATTGTTAGCCTTGATCATGATTTATCTATGGAACATTACTTTGAGTACATTGAGGGCGAGGGCGACCCAAATAGACCTGTTCCATATACCACTTACAATGAGAAGACTGGTCTTGATTGTGCTAGGTACCTATTAAGAGTTATAGACAAGCAAGGTGTACCACCACCACTGATAATAATACACTCGCTAAACCCAGTTGGTGCTATGAACATAGCCAATGAATTAAGAGGGCACTGTCGTTTCATTATTGACCCATATCGCCCGTGTAGCTCAAATGAATAGAGCACTGTCCTCCGAAGACAGAGGGTGCTAGTTTGAATCTAGTCATGGGCACCATACTTAAAGGATAATATGCGTAAAGACTTTGGCAAAATAGTCTATGAACGTGGTCGTGTCAACAAATACCCCACTGCGAAGACTGCAAAGAAGCTCGATACCAAAGACGTTTCAAAATATGAAGAAGGTACGAGTGATAACATCACGCACCTGTCTTTGAGAGGCCGTGTCTACGGATGGGATTGTAACGACAAGATAGAATATACAACCCCTTTGACAAGATTTTTACACAAGAGTGTTGGAAAACCATGGGATAAAATATACAGTGAGATTCGGGAAGTAGTAGACGCCCGTACCAATGTGAATAATTTTATCTTACACTGGATTAAATGGAACGTTACCACCAATTGCTTCATGGGAAAAGATGGTAAAACCGTTATGGCAATACCTTCCCATTTACATAAAATGGAGGTCTCTGGTTTCTATGTTCATCCAATAACTAATCTCCTTTGCTATAAGAAGTATAGTTATATCGATAACCACAATATAACAAAGCAGATGGCGAAGAACATTCGGACCTTGTGGGTAGACTCTGCTTGTGAGTATAGATTAATTCGTGGGTACAACTACGTTAATAAGGTCAATGAAGAAAGATGGCGTAAGAATAGCTGGGTAACCCTTACCAAGCCAGAGATGCGATGGGATCCAAATATCGGAGAATCACGTATCTATGAAGTTGGGGAGAAAATTCTTGTCGGTTCCCGTCTGGCTAACTCCAGAGAACTATTAAGGATAGAAGAACTACTTGAGAAAGAACGCGGATATATCCTTAAGTATGGTAAGAGGTCCGCTTCAATAAGTGAAACATCAAACAATGATAGATGGCTTGGGTGGTAGACTACCTAGACTATTCTTTTAAACTGGGGAACGTGGCAGAAGGGTGATGCACACGCCTTTTAAGCGTCGACCATAAGAGTTCGAATCTCTTCGTTCCCACCAGCTTCCACCAAGGAGAATTTATGACACAGGTATTTATGATAATGGCTATCTACATTGTAGGTGGAGTGGCCTGCTTCTTTGAGGGTAGAAGGAGGGGGTTGCTGATGGGGTTTAAAATAGGTATAAGGGATGGTGTTCAGGCTGGTGGACAGGCAATGCTAGATTTACTAAACAAAAAAGACTTGCTGAAGGAACACACAGAGAATCAGGAAATAGTTATGTCGGGGATCATTGCCATGGATAAGAACAATGGGGTGAAGATCCATTTAGTGGATGAACTAATAGAAAACATAAAGAATATGTCTAAGGATAAGGACAGCTAGTGTATGATTGGAAAAGAAGAAGAGCTATATGTTCAGTGTGAACTCCAAGAATTGGATGCTAAGTATTATCAACCAACTGGAGTAAAAGTGGTTGTATGGTTGCCAAAGACAAAAGGTTATCAAGTAGATAGTATAATCTCACTTATGGATGACTCTCGTCTATGGAAAGTTTCCCGTATGTTTACAACCTTACGACATAAAGACTTATTACATACGGACTGGAAGGTTGGGGGGTTAAGCTAGCTCCCAACAGGAGTTAGTTATGTCTAAGGAGAAACACCTCTTATTCTCTCTGACAAGGAAAGACTTTGAGTTTCAGACCTTCTGTACAGGCGGTAAGGGTGGACAACACAGAAAGGTAACGGAGGTCACATACTATATAGGTACATGATGAATGTAATATGTACCTACTGTACGAAAGTACACCCCAAGAAGCCCAGTCAAATAAAACCAAACCGTAAATCATTCTGTTCTACTAATTGCTTTAATCTATACCAGAAATCTATACTGGAAACTCCAACCGGAAGAATATGTACTAAATGCAAGCTTGATAAAACATCAGGTGAATTTTACGACCGGAGGGATAGATTAGGAAAAAGGCATATCTGTAAAACCTGCTGGAGCAAGTCTACAGGACTGATAACAACTAGAAACAGACACAAGAACAAAGATAAGATATATGAGCAGTCTTATAATAGTTGCTTGAAAACTAAGTACGGAGTCACAAGGCAGGAATATAATAACCTTCATGAAGCACAGGAAGGCAAGTGTGCTATCTGTAAAGAGAAAGAAACAAAGACAAGACAAGGTAAATTGATTAGATTGTCTCTGGATCACTGCCACTCCTCTGGGAAGCATAGAGGATTACTATGTAGCAAATGCAACACAGCCATAGGTTTATTGAATGAAGATGAGCATCTCCTAGAAGAAGCCATTGCTTACCTAGCTAAACACAAGAAGGGGAATCAAGATGTCTAAAAAAGAAAAGCACCTATTATTTACTCTCACTCGCAAGGATTTTACCTTTGAGACTTTCTGCACGGGCGGTAACGGCGGTCAGCATTAGGTCGGGAGACCTATATTCACAGAAACGCCAAACAGAATGGTGTAAGGTGTATCCACATTGATTCTGGAGCAACAGCTGAGCATAGAGATGGTAGAGACCAAGCCAAGAACAAAGAACAGGCGTTCGTTAAGTGTGTTAATACCTCTGCGTTCAAAGCTTGGCATAAAATAGAAGTAGCACGTAGACTAGGTCAAAGTAATGTTATCATAGAAATGACTGATGAAGAAATCTGGAAGAAGGTAGACCAGATGATGTCCCAAGAGAATATAAAAATAGAATACTTCTAGGAGTTATTTATGACACTTGATGAACACGAGAAAGTTCTAGAGACTCTTGACTTAGCTATTAAAGTAATACATACTAGAACTCATAAAGTAAGTTGTAGTTTCTCTGGATGTACTTGTATGGCAGCAAATGATTTTGCTAAACTGTACACCGATTTTTGTAGAAGCAAAGAAGAATTGCTCCAAATTATAAGGATAGCGTAGTAAGCCCAGATGGTGGAACTGAAAGACGCGCACGCTTAGGAGGACTACAATGTCTATTAGACACATCAAGTATACCAATAATAATGAATTAACAAAGTTATTGAAGAATGAAGTTCATCTGGTAGTATTAGGTAAGGGTGAATGGGCCCATAAGATATGGGCTACCGATTCGGACCAAGAAGCCAATGACTTGGGGAGAAATATACAGAATGGTTTAATGAACCTTGGTAATCCGAACAACGAACAAGTTTTTCTATACTCTAAACCTAACTAAAAATTGCCATGCTATAGAAACCAATAACCGGGGGTGACGTAATTGGCAAACGTGCGAGTCTTAGGAACTCGATTCTGTCGGTTCAAGTCCGACCTCCCGGACCAAATCAGTTGAGGCGAAAGCCGTTGCAGGTTCGATCCCCGTCGTCGGTACCAAATATTGTTCACGATAGCTTAGAATGGAAAGAGCGGAGCAAACTTAGGAAGCTCGTCATAGGTAGTGAGTTGCGGAGGCCCCGAAAGGTACATCGTAACCGAGATAGGATTAACTCCTATCACTGAAATGTGTAGGAAAGCGCGTTATAGCTACTTAGACACACAATCTAATGTGTGGGTCGCGAGTTCGAATCTCGCCGTGAGCACCACAAATTAAACAAAGGATAAAATGCAGACTATTAACTTAGTGTTAAACAATGGAAAGTTTCATTGTATTGTTACAGCGACTATAACAAAGGTATCAGGAGATGCCATTGAACTACGTATTCATACTTCAGATGGGTCAGTAATAGCTATAAACGCATCTGATTATCAAGCAGCACAATCTTTCGTTGATCAAGCTGCTGAAGATCTACCGGGGTTAGTAGAAACGATTAGGAATTCCTTCCAATTAGCACCACCACCTAACGATGGTGTAGCTGAAGAAGGTAGAGCAAAGGCACAAGGTTTACCTCAGGATGCCTTCCGTACAGGTACTATAGCATTATAACAATGTGCTGGCGTGGTGGAATGCATACACATCCGGCTTAAGATCGGATGCCTTCGGGATTGGGGGTTCGAGTCCCTCCGCCAGTACCAACTTATTAATAGAGAGGAGTCTATCATGACAGAGAACTCCAAAGCAACAGAGGGCCCTACTGGGGGTACTAACACAGATGTAAGTGTTAAACCCTTCTCATTAAAAGAAATAGCTGATAAAGAGCGCGCATTGATAGGCTCCATCTATGAAAAGCTTGGTAACATTTCCACAAAGATAGCTGTTATAACGGAGTATGAGAGTAACGCGGATACCTGCATAAAGAAGATCGCACAACTGAACGAAGTGTTAAATACCAAGAGGAAAGAGCTCGATGATTTAATAAACGAAGCTGAAAAGTTGCGAGCTGAATTAATTGTATTCCATTCAATTAACCCTCTTAGACCTACGGAAACCTCAGTGATAGCTATAGAACAGAAGATTAGTAACAGGCTAGATAGAGAGGTGTTCTAATGTCTCACAAGAAAGAGGACGTAAAATTAGACGGTGTAAGCCTACTGAAAGTGGAACAAGGTCTATCAGGTACACTATCATCAGAAGCGTCTAACATCATTAGAATACAAGACGTAATAAGCAGAGAACAACAGATCTTGGCGAAGTATAATAAAGAACTAGAAGAGTACACTAAAAAATATGAAACTTCTAGACAAGCATTGATAATACACTTTAGGAAATACTATCCTGAACATAATTCTGTAGGGGATCTTATAGCTAAGAGTGCGGAAGAGACTTCTGTTAAAACAAATGAAAGATTAGACAGAGAAGTTTACTAGGCTATGGTATAATAAACACAGTAGTTATAACTTGTTGGAGACGACATGAATAAGATTCTTCACACTAGAAGGAGCATTGACACTCAGGTAGGGTTCGAGGGTTCTACTGTGCGCCTTGGTCAAAAATGGTTGGAGCTAGCTGGGTTAGAAGAAATAGTTGATATCTGTATATGTTCCCCTAGTGGGAAACAACATGAAGTAATAGGTACCGCTAGGATACTTGATCGTTGGGTAGGAATATTTAGGGATATACCGGCTAGATATGTGGAGATGGAACAGATAGTAGAGGACAGGAGTTATTCCTCATTACTTTCTTCTCTTAAGAGTGCGTATAGAAACGAACTAACTGAGGACAGTGAGGTTACTGTCCTCGTGTATTATAGAATTTCATAAGCGGGGGATCCAATCGGCTTCAGGGCTTAGTCTGCAAAACTAATAAATGGTGAGTTCAATTCTCACCCCTCGCTCCAAGATTAAAGGATTAGAGTATCCAATGAAAAGACACATTAGAGACGGAACTCCACAATATAGTAAATCTAGCCTTTGTATGAGTTGTGAGCATTGTTCAAAGATAATTGGTGAATCTGAGAGCGAAAGGCACTTCTTCTGTAGAGAGTTCACTGGCATTTATGGTGGTCCACTGGAGATCACTTGTAATGTTAAAGAGTGTTCTGAATACGTAGAGAAGGGTAAACCAGATCTATATCAAATGCAGAAGATGGCTCTAATCCTAGTTAACAAAGGTGATAAGGTTGGATTTGTAACCGCTAAGAAGTTCAAACAAACGCATGAGATGGAAGACTATGATAGTATCATACCTCCTCATATTTAAAGCTATTCAGTTTAATCGGAAAGTCGCCTAATGGTATGGCACTCGGTTTGGGTCCGAGAACAATTGGGAGTTCGAGCCTCTCCTTTCCGACCATTTATAAGGGAACCTTAACTGGTTCCCTTTCCCTTTGGAGGCAGCATTATGACTTGGTTCAACAAGAAAAGTGAAGACGAGATAAAGAGAGTAGCTAATGCTGGAGCCAAAGCAAAGGTTAAGCCTAAGAAAGACGCTTGTCCTCATGGAGAAGGTAGTGGATGTGTAAGATGTTTTATGGAAGAGGTAGAAAAACCATCTGCTACTATTACAATAGATATGAATGAAACAGACTTGTATAATGCTGTTCTACTTCTACCAGACAAGATTGTTCACTTCTTAAAAGTTAATTCAAACAAAGCTTATTTGGCTGGTGGGTACTTAAGATCAGTAATTGGTAATGAACCTATATCTGATTATGATATCTTTTTTTCCTATGACAAAGCTAATTTACAAAGTCATCTACATACATGGTCACCTTCTGCGGATCTAGCTGGGATTGAGGAAACAGAAAACTCTTTCCTTATACCAAAGAGATTAGATTGTCCCCCGATCCAATTCATTTGGCGATGGAAGTTCACAGATGCAAAGGACTTAATAGACAAGTTTGATTTCACAATCGCCAAAGCGGTTATATGGTATAATGGTAGTGATTGGTGTGGTTTAGTATGTGATACATACTATCAAGACCTAGCTGCCAAGAGGATAGTCTACTCTAGTGGAGTACCCGGTAACGAAGGTGCTGGGCATATAGCAAGGCTACTTAAATTCATAGCAAGAGGTTATAGCATAGGTCCTAATGACTTGGCTAATATACTTACGTGGAGTATCAGTTCTATCAAGTGTTTAGGTGAAGTAGATAGGTCTGCATTGAAGGCAGAATTATTCTTAGAAATAGAAAGAATGCAACAAGGAAACAAGCCTACCCTTGAGAAACTTTCTAAGCCTGTGCCTCCTCCTACCCCACCTAGGGAGAGGTCTTCTTACAGTTATTCATAATTTCTTCTGCTTCTATTACCCCGTTGCGATATATCCGGACTGTTAGTAGAGCGTAGAATTTGTATCTAATATGTCAATTAGATACAATTAAAGGACAGATTGTTCGAGTTGACATAGGCAATCTGTCATTAAATTGTGCATGCCGCGAGAAGGCATACTGTATACAGTGCTGCACAATAAACATCAACAAGAAGTACAACCAATAAACATTTTATTATGAGGTAGTTACGTGGCAAATTTATGTACGTTCATCGGGAATATAGGCAAGGATCCCGAGCTCAAGACAAGTCAATCAGGAACGCCTTTCTGTACTTTCTCTATAGCTGTGAATAAAGGCAGCGGAGAGAAGAAAGAAACGACTTGGATTAACATGGTAGCTTTTAACAAGACTGCAGAATATATAGGCAACAACTTGAAGAAAGGCTCAATGGTATATGTCGAGGGTGAACTCAAGATTGAAGAATATACAAAGGACAACGTTAAGCATGTTGCCCCTAAGATTATTGTTAATCGTGTAGAGAACTTGTCTCGTTCTGGAGAAGGCGCTAGTAAGGTAAGTGAACAAACAGCAACTGCAGTAGCATCAACCGGGGCTGCTGGTGGTATTTCACCCGACGATATACCCTTTTAGAGAGGATTGGGCAGAGGAGTTGGCCTTCTCTGCCCGTTTATAGATGGATAACGAACAGTTCGATAGTTTTATAGAAGAGAGCATAGGATACCTGAACCTTAAATGGCAAGAGCTTGGGAGAACTGAGCTACAAGAAGAAGAATTGGTAGATTTATCTGATAGATTAGATGATTTCTTTGGTGATATCGTAGAAGACGAAGAAGGTTAAAATGTCTTACAATAAAACTCTGAACGCTGTAATAGCTTTCATTGAGGACAGACCAGAGGTAGCAAGAGAGATATTACGCTCGCCAGAGATGGAACAAGTTAGTATCTCGGACGTTAGCGCTAGACTTTATCATGCTTTGGAAGATTGTAAGGATAAAGCTATTGTAGAAGTTCTAAGGAAGGTACTTAGAAAGACAATGGCTCTTACATCTAAGGACCTTGTTTATATGCAAGCGGTAGTAGACGTGGAACAAATAATTGAAGAGTGTCTATACGAGCATGCCAGCACAAATAATCAAATGACTAGATCCGATATCGAATAAAGGACATAATATGAAGGGACCTACCTATAAACGTTTTTTATATACGAACACCCAAGCAACGTCATTGGAAGCTTCCTTGAATAACATTGCTTCAGAAGGGTTCTCATTAAAGTTTATTGAGAGCACACCTCAAGGTATGTTATTTATCTTTGAGTCTTTACCAGTTGAAAAGAGTATACAAGAACAGGTAAAAGAAGAACTCAAGAGAAGAGAGCTATTAAATGGAGAAAATCCCAATTCCATTAGCGGAAGTCTTGAAGAAGTCAATCAGCCTAGAGCAGGCGATCCAAATAATACGATCTAATAAATGTGTTTGCTTAGGAAGGAAAGAAGAGTTCCTAACTATATGTAACCCTTGTTTTAAATCTCTCCCATTAGAGTACTCTCTTGAGTTATGGAGACCGTATGATTATGATTTTATATGGTACTACAACAGAGTTAGGAGGTATTTAGGTGGGCTCTTAGAAAGAACGAATGCCACTACCTTTAATAGAAAACCAGACAAACTTAGGCGTAACAAGCCGGCCTTTAAACGAAGAACAAAAGTATCAGTTAATAGAAAGAATAATACTAGCAACTAGATACACCAGTGGTATGAACCCAAAAGCAAGAGAAGTAGCGTTGGCTTTAATCAGAGCTGTTATATCTGGTAGGAAGATTAGAGTAAGACCAAGAGCCTCTGTAATCTCTGTGATAAAGAAAGAAAGTCCTGAATTATACAAAACCCTAATGAAAGATTATGTCATTCTATGTCGTTATAATTGGTATACACATACTGAAGAAATTGATAAGAAGTTTGAAGGCGAACTTGGATTTAGTTGGTTTGCACGATAGGAGTTAAATTGTTTGTAACATTGCTATCAGATCTACACCTTGAGTTTTGGGGCGGAAGTGAACGTAAACATTTGGAAGAATTTAAGATTAGTAAAGATATGCCATTGATAATACCGGGGGATCTTACTACTTTTCGTACACCTAGTTATTCTAGATGGGAACCAGAAACAATATTGGATTATCTTTGTGATCAAGCACCAATGGTAATATATCTACCCGGTAATCATGAGTATTATAAAGCTGTGTCAACTGCTTATGTAGATGATAGGATAAGTGAGATAGAGTCAGAGCTCACAAACCTCAAAGTGTTACGAACTAATGAGGTGTTTCTATATGAAGATAAGCGTTTCATAGGAGACACGATGTGGTTTCCAAATATCCCAGAGGTTGAGATTAATAAAGGTTGCATTAATGACACCTTCCTAATCAAAGATTTACTACCGTGGGCATATAATAAGAACACAGATTTTAGGAATTGGGTTAGTAAGGAATGTAGGAAAGGTGATATTGTTATAACTCATCACCTTCCTACCAATGAATGTCAACCGGTTCAATTTAGAAACCACGAAACTAGCCCCTACTTTGTAAGTGATATGAAAGATATTATTACTGCTAATGAACCAAGTGTATGGATATTTGGACACACACATTCACGTAGAGACTTTACAGAGCATAATACTAGACTATTGTGCAATGCTATTGGGTACCCACTTGAGCTATATAACGAAGAATACCCAAAGTCAGAGTTCGAGATATAGGAAAGGAACCAATAGAAGTGTCAATGTTTTTATACCACATTAGATTCAGAGACGAAGGAGAGATAGTAGATTTCTCCTTCGATATTTGTGCTAGTGGAGAGTTGGAGGCTGTTGATAGAGCCAGACGGGCTATGTTAGAAACCATAGATAATGAAGGCTTTATAGACGTGCCAGTGACAGGCGGGGCAGTTAATGGTAAAATAGCTATAGACCCAATGTCTATAACATCAAAGCATATAATAAGCGCTAATAGGATAGAGGAAGCTAGATAATTTTGGCAACTACAAATAACATAGAAACGATTCGTGGGAACATACTCCGTGTTGTGTACCGACAACCAGAGGGATTGTGGAAGATAGGTGTCGTTAGAGAGCTAGATTACACTACATGTAAGTCAAAGCATAAAGAGATTACAGTAACTGGGTACATGCCAGAAGCAGATATCGATGAGTGCATAGAATTTACTGGTAATTGGGAAGACCATAAAATATATGGAAGACAGTTTAAAGCAACTAGTTCCATTAGACTTATTCCTACATCTACCGCTGGTTTAGAAAAGTTCCTATACAAAGAGATAAAGGGAGTAGGACCAGTCATAGCAAGAAGAATGGCTGTACACTTCGGTAGTGAGCTGAAGTTCATACTGGACAATAACCCAAATAGGTTAACTGAAGTAGTCGGGATAACACAAGCCAAGGCAAAGAAAATAGCAGATAACTGGGCGATGACTGTACCACAACAGCCATTGAAGATTTTCCTAGCTCATCATGGGATTAGTCCTGATTGGTCTAGGAAAATTACTAATGAGTTTGGAGCTAACGCACAGGTCACACTCATCGAAAACCCTTATAGACTAACACAAGTAGAGGGTATTGGGTTTAAAACTGCTGATAAAATGGCGCTGCTAATAAGTTCTAGCTGGGCTACATCCCCAGAAAGAGTTAGGGCAGCTTTCACCTTTGTACTACAAGAAGCCACGGTAAATGGGCATTGCTTCTTAGATAGAGGTAAGCTTATAGAAGAAGTAATAGTATTCACTGGTGCTAGCAGTGAAATTACTAATGTAGAACTAGATAATGTTATATCTTCAGGGACTTTAATCCAAGAAACAATTAAAGATCGAGCTGGCAATGAATTAAAGATTCTTTACTTACCTATGATACATAAAGCTGAGGTAGACCTCACCAAAAGATTGGTGGAAATGGCCACTCATAGGTTTACACCTAATCCTAACCTAGAAGATAGGTTACAAGCTGTTCAGAAGGAACATAACATGGTTCTTAGTTCTGAACAGAAAGAAGCTGTATTAAAAGCCTTTTCCTACCATGGATCTATTATTACTGGTGGTCCGGGTACCGGGAAAACGACAACCACCTTGACTATTGTACGTGTGGCAGAGAGACTAGGATTGAATGTAGTTTTAGCTTGTCCCACAGGTAGAGCAGCCAAGAGGCTAGCAGAAGTAAGTGAAAGAGAAGCATCTACTATTCATAGATTATTAGGATTCAATAAGATAACAGGACAGTTTACACACAATGCTTGGGATCCTATTGATGCTGATCTATTGATCTTAGACGAGTTCTCAATGGTAGATCTTGACCTAGCTAATAAACTATTTGATGCTGTTCCACCTCATTGTTCAGTGATTATTATTGGGGATGTAGATCAGTTACCTGCTGTAGGGCCCGGGATGGTGCTACGTGATATCATAGACTGTGGAAAGCTCCCAATGACAGTACTAGATACTGTATTCAGACAAGCGGAAGGCTCTCTTATCATAAAGAATGCCCATCATATACGTAGGGGTGAGGCTCCAGTATTCTTTCCAAAGGATGTAGTATCTAACATGTATCTAATGAGTGTACCACGTACTTATAGTGAAGATGCTGGAAAGAAAATGGAAGATGTCCATTGGTTAAAGGAGACTTTGATTTCACTGGTAACTAAGTACATACCACAGAAACTATTCCTTAATTCCATAAGAGATGTACAAGTTCTAGTACCAATGAAGAAAAACTCTGCTGGTGTAATAGAACTAAATGAAGTGTTAAGAACAGCACTGAACCCAGAGGGTTGTCTAGTTGGTAAAGCTGGCTTCCGTATTGGTGACAGAGTTATGCAGATGAAGAACAACTACAAGTTAGAGGTTTTCAATGGGGACATAGGCTTTGTGATGGGCTATGACCATACTGAAGATACTATGCAAGTAGAAATAGATAACGTTACTGTAAACTATGATGATGAAGATGAAAAGGAATTACAGTTAGCCTATGCTACTACTATACATAAGTCACAAGGTAGCGAATACCCAGTGACTATAGTTGTTATGTTATGGCAACATCGCCCTATGTTAGAGAGAAACCTATTATACACAGCTACTACCAGAGCTAAGAGAATGGCTTTATTTCTGGGGACACAAGAAGCGATTAACTTCGCAGTGAACAATGGTGAAGTCCGTAAAAGAAACACATTTCTTATGCAGAGATTAAGAAAAGCCTTAACCCCATAACTAGGAGGGTATGATGCCACCATTATTGGTAGGTGTAACACATGCAATAGTAACAACTTGCACAGAGGAAGTCTATAAAAATACTGGTGTACTAGCTTACGTTGATCTTTGTATTGTGGAAGATGGGAATGCTATAAGAGGTATCCCATACAAGAAAATAGCGTCTAAAGTATTTGCTTTTCAGAGCCCAAATACGGTACAATATAGGAATGGCAGTAAAGAAGTTGTTACTGCCTTCTCTGGGTCCATTGATACAGAGATTTGTACCAAAGCTCTACGCGCTATGGAACATGTAAAGAAGCTAGGAAAGTTCAAGTTTAATACTAGGTACCGTGTGTCTAGTGTTGGGGCTGTGGAAGAACCAGCCGTAAAAGGATAAATAAAATTCCTATATACGAATATATATGCCCTAAATGTAAAGAAACCTTTGAAGTAATCGTGGCCCACTACGATACAGATAAAAAAGAACCTTGTTCAAAGTGTGGGGAACTTGCTACTTTCACGATCAGAGATCGAAAAGGTACCAAGTTTTTATTTAATTACCCGGAGCCATAGAAAACAGATGCCAGAAATTAGATTCCCAGTAGACAAAGTTACTGAGGAGAATCGCGAAGAAGTACTAAGAAAGTTAGAAGAATATTTCGAACCTTCAGAAGTTTCATTTAGACCACAGAGTGTTAACTATAGAGCTAAGACAGCAGTAGCAGCAGCATACGCAGATACCCGTGTGTACTACGATCGACTTAATAAAGTAGTTGGTCGTTGGAACTGGGGCGTAAAGATCGAAAACATGTACCCAACTGACTATCAGAAGTTAGTTAAGGGTAAGAAGGGTTATGGTAGCTCACCAGCTACAGAAGATAAGGTATACCCCGGTAACAAGATAGGTTGTGTGGTAACCGTATGGATCGATGGATTAGGCGTAGCTAGCGATACAGGAGAGAAGGAAGGTAGCGATGAGAATGCCTTTACTTCTGCCTTTGCACAGGCTGTTAAAAGATGTATATCTACCTTCGGTCCGGGAAAGTACTTCTATCAGATGGAAGCAATGGAATTTCCATACGATTCTGATGCAAGGAAGTGGGTAGTAGAACCTAAGCTACCAGATCACTTTATACCCACACAGAAGTGTGAAGATTGCAGTGAACCTATAACTACTACAATTCTAACCGTGAATAACAGGGAAGTTACTCTTACTATACCAGAAGTTCTTTCGAATAGTAAGCAAAAGTACAACGCGAATCTTTGTGTTTCTTGTCAGAAGAAACGTCATATATCAAGTGTTTCTCAAGAGAGTCACGATAGACTAAGTAATTAAAGTGGGAGAAGCCTTATGAGGCTCAAAGTAAACATTGGAAGCCTGGTTGACGCTGTCAACCAGGTTTTTGCTACTGCGGATAAACGTGCTACCTCCACTGCTTGTGTGTATATACAAGCGGTGAAGAAATCAGCAGATCAGCAGTTTTTATATATCTATTCTACAAATCTACTTTCAGAAACCCTAACTAAAATACCAGCTATCATTGAGGAAGAGGGTAAAGTTCTTCTTAACCCAGATCAATTAATAGGTGGCTTGCAAGGCAGACCAAGAGACGACGAGATTGCTCTTACGTTAGAATCAGAAGGCAAGAAAATAAAGGTAGCCTTTGGTAAGGCTAAATTCCATGTTACTGCAGATATAAACGTTATTGCTGTTGAAAATCAGCTAAAGAAGTTACCATTTACGGAACCTTCTATCTTCAAGGTTAATGGTAAAGACATGGCAGAGTTCATTCGTCGTGCTCAGTTCTGTATACCAACAGATAACACTGGACAAAGTAACATATTTAGTTGTTTGAATGTAGTAAGTACATCTACTGGGTATGAAGGTCAAGCTACAGATAACTGTATAGCTGTAAGTGTAATCGTTAAAGCATCTAAAGCACAACCGGGGGAATTAGAAGGAATTAAGTTACCTCAAGCTTCCCTAGCCCCTTTAGGTAAACTATTAGGTAAGAGATCCACAGAAGTAATAAACATAATTAGGTATGGGAACAATAAAATAGTGTTTAAATGTGGTGACACTATGTATGGCACTATCTTATTGTCTGGTAAATATCCTAATCTAACTAGTGTGTTTGAGAAGAAGGGGAATATCACTTTCACTATCGATAGGATGGCTTTTAAAGCTGCCTTAGATAGGGCAAATACCTTTCGGAACTCCAAGGGATACGTAGACATAGAGTTAAAGAAAGCGGAATTATATATAACTACCAAGAATGACTCTGGGGTAGGTGACTCTTATGATGTTCTACCAGTAATGTTACCAGCGGATGTTAACACAGAGGAACCAATAAAGATAGCTATTGGTATAGACTACTTGTCTAATATAGTTAGTGTATCTAAGTCTCTAACTCTGAAAGTTGGGATTACTGGTCCGTTACAGCCATTAGTTATTACTGATGGTGAGGATGAAATAACAACTAAATATGTTGTTATGGGGATAAAACCATAGTGATCGACTTCATTGTGTCAATACTAGCCACAAAGAAGTTCTGGATGCTTGTACTTTGTAGCTTTACAATGGTGCTGATGACGTCATGGAGGTTCCAATTAAGAGACGAAATATTCTGGGACGCTTCAGCTACAATTGGTAGGAGAAAACGAACGTGGGGCAATTAACATTCCTTGTAACAGATACAAAATCGAATATAAAAGAGGACCCTAGGGTAGTAATCAAAGAACTATCCAAAACCTGTAATGAATGTAGGTTATCTTATTTACACCCAGACAATAGGGGATTAATTCTACGTGGTAACCCAGATGGAAATGTAGCGGTCATAGGCGAAGCGCCGGGCGATACAGAAACAGAACGTGGGCAGCCGTTAGTAGGTGTATCAGGTAGAGAGTGGGATAAGTGGGCAAGATTCATAAATCTAGACCAGAACAGATGTTTATTAACAAATGTAGTTCAATGTCAACCGGGAAAACAAAGGGTAGATGGCAGACTTTCACAGAAACCTCCAGATAAAGATGAAATAAAAGCCTGCTTTGGTAGTAGAACCCTTCGTGTGCTTACTGCTATGCCAAACTTAGAAGTGGTTATAACTTTAGGCTGGGTAGCGGCTAAAACCATACTTGGAGGGGAACCGAAAGGAAACACTCATGAAGGACGGTGGTTTACTACTTCTATTTTACCAAACATCGCTGTATTCTGCATGGTACACCCAGCTTATCTACTTAGAGAGCCTTCTCCAGAGAAGACTGGTAGAGTGGAACAAAACTTACTCCTATTTAAGAGAGAATACTTAGATTCAAATAAGATACTAGATTTAATGAAAGAGATTAGTGAAACAAATGGATAAGCTTGATATGTCTGGTCTAAATGTAATTGTGCAAAGAAATAACTACTCCACAAATTGGAGAGATAGATTTAAAGTAGCTAGCATATCTATTAATGAAGTTGAGCCTCACATAAAAATAAAAGATAGATACGAATCTATATTTTATCAAATAGGTTTTCATTCGAAAGAGTCAGTACCAGAGACATCTGTATACTTTGAAGGTAATGATTGGGCTCTCCGTGACCTTGTAAATGATATGTATAACGCAATGCAGTTAGAAATAAAGTGTGAGACCCCAACTAATTGGCCTTTGTATAGAAAACGACAATACCTACCATCTGTTGAGCTTAAGGAATGTGGTATACAATGTTATAGGTGTGGTCTAGGTAGACGTAGCTACTTTATATGTAAAAGAATATTAGTTTCTCCTGATATCCCGGTTCTAGATAAGCCTATCATGAGTAGAATTGACTTCCATAACAATGCTCGTGGTGGAGGGTACCCAATATCTATATACGGATCAAAAGTAGATGTGTTTTCTCTATGTTCTTCATTATACCTAGCTATTGGTGAATTTAGGACAGTAGAAGACTTTTCTCCAGAATCCTTTCTACGTACTGGACCTATAATAACAGAAATTGATATTTCTTTCTAAGAGGTTATAAAATGAGCGATACAACTCCAGAACATTCTTTCCTTATAAATCCACAGCTAGCTAAGACACTGAATCCAAAGAGATTTAAAATTACCAAGCCATGGTGGTTGGAACCAAAACTAGATGGTTTACGTGGTGTTATCGTAGATAATAAAGGTAAGGCAGTTGGATTTAGCCGTAATGGTAAGCCATTCTGGAACATTGATCATATACTAGAACAACTTACTCGCAAACAGTTTGCTAATCATTTCCTCGATGGTGAATTCTTCAGTGAGAATTGGAATAAATCCATGTCTATTCTGAAGAGACAGAGAGAACCACATCCTGACGCTGCTAACATTAGGTTTAATATCTTTGATATGGTACCCCTAGTACATGGCCAGTTGTGTGGGACAGATGCCCCACTACGAGATAGATATGCTAAGCTAGAAAATGCTTTGAGTTCTGCTAACCCTAATGGTGTGATACTTGTTGAACACCAAATAGTTACATCTTATGCTCAGATACAAGAAGAGTACGTTCACTTGTTAGAGAAGGGCTATGAAGGTGGAATGGTTAAGGATCCTGACGGACCTTATGAACTAGGCAGACGCTCCCCATATTGGTTAAAGATTAAGCCATGGACAGACGCTGATTTATTTGTTACTGAAGCCTATGAGGGTAATGGTAAGCATGTAGGAAGGTTAGGCAAGGTTCTACTTGAAGGGGATGTAGAGTGGAATGACAAATCTTACCACGTTATCTCCGAATGTGGCACTGGTTTTGATGACACCCAGAGGGAAACCTTCTGGAAAATGTATAAAGAAGGCAAGCTAATCGATCAAATATTTGAAGTAAAGTTTCAGGAAATAACAGAAGATAAATCCATGAGATTTCCTGTATTTAATCGTTTGAGGTTAGACAAATAATACTGGAAATATGGAAACTACTGAGAAAGAACTATCTGATTTACTTAAGAAATATCGTAATGCCGATCATCTAAACAATGCGGAGTGGTCATGTTTACGAGAGCTAGTAAAAGCTGCTAGGACGGCAGAGACCAAGGCTGCTGAGCTACGTATAGAAAGATTGGAAGAGCTTCTACGTGAGGCATTAATTGAAATTAAACACGATAATTATGAAGACGCTGGGTGCCTACGCTGCCAAATAAACGACGCCCTGAAGAAGGATTAGGTAATAGGAAATGAAAATCTACTATGTAAATGTATCACTAAGAGTAGCTGACTCAGAAGATGTAGATGCTGAGAGCAATGCAGTAGAGATAGATGATGAGACAATAAGGGTAGATGATGACCCAGATCAAGCGTATACAGATTACCAAGGTGCCCTCTATCCATTACGTAGGGAGTAGATAAGCAATAAATAGGAGATGCTATGTGTGAGCCTTATGTCGGACAGAAAATTATCATAAATCTTAAAGCTCCTTATTTCAATGGTGAACCAGCAGTCATAGCATACATAGGGGATAAAGGAGTTTCTGTATACTTATCATCAGATGCTTACTCAGACTTTGATGAATGTATACCATTGAATTATGGAGAATGGGACGAGGATTAAAATGGAGAATGAGAAGGAAAAAGAGGTAGTACCAGTAGTCCAGCCGGAGCCTGAGAAAGTGGAAGTAACTAAATATCACATACGTGAGGTTATACCCAAGCTTAAGCAAGAGAATGCTAGACTGATCCGTAAGAGGTACTTAGAAACTAATATGCGTGAGTACCTATTACAGATAGAGCCAATAGAACTACAGCAGAAATACTTAGAACTCCATGACGCCTACCCAGCATTCAGAAAATTATGTGCTGGTGCTAAGCATCATCACTGGTGGGTAGGTGGACTAGACCAACACTGTTGTGAGATGTTAGGTATGGGGTTAGACATCATGGAACTATATCCAGGGGACTTTACCTTCTCTAAAACAGACTTAATTATAACTATCTTCCTTCATGATTTTGCTAAGGTGTGGCTATACCGTGAGATTACAGATGAAGATAGACAGAGAAATAGTAAAAAGTTTCTACCTGCACAAGTGTTTACTTATAGGGAAAATGTCTATGACATTCTTACTCCAGAAGCAAAGACAGCAGTAGAGTTAATGAAGAGGGGCATACCAACAACAGAGGAACAGTGGTCAGCTGTCTGCTTTGCTGAAGGTGGCTTCTCATCTGAACACTTTGGTTTTGGTAGAGCGGTTACTACAAGTGAAAGTGTTTATAAACGTAATCCATTGGCTACATTTACAGCTATGTTAGATTCTTATAGTTCACAAATACTAGGCAGATCGCTCATTTAAGATTAGGAATAGTTGTAGGGAGAAGTTTAGTTTAAATGAATATACGTATAACTGCAGCAGACGTAATGCTATTGGTAGCTGGGTTACCTGTACATATTGGTATAAAAGGTAACAACACCGAAGAGATAATTATCATTCCTGAGGGTACATCACTCAACGACTTGATAAAAATAGCTAATAATAGAGACACTCTTTCCAGTGAAACTGATGCTGATGTTAAATATTTTGATGATTTTAATATAGAGGAACCGTAGTGGACCAAAATCTTAGTATAACGTGTCGACCTAAACGTTTAGACATGATGGTTGGCACGCGTGGTATAACAGATCAAATTCGTAATCAAATAGCCAATGGTAGAATCCCCAAAGTCTGGCTTTTCATTGGAGAGCCGGGCTCTGGGAAAACCACTATAGCTAGGATCATAGCTGTATCTTTACAATGTAAACATGTAAAAGAGTTTGGTGAGCCTTGTATAGAATGTATAAAAAAATATGATGAGAACTCATTTAGTATCACCGAACAAAATGTACCAGATAACAATGGTATAGATGATGCTAGGGCATTGGTTAGCTTAGCTGGGAGATACCCCTTAGAAGGTGATCACAGGATAATTATACTAGATGAAGTTCATAAAACGACTGAACCAGCTCAAACTGTGTTGTTGAAGTCATTTGAAGAGGAATCCAGTAATACTATATGGATACTTTGTACCACGAATCCTGCCAAGTTATTACCAGCGATAAAGCGGAGATGTCTAACTTTTGTTCTGCCGGGGGTCAATGAAGACGGACTAGCAGAATTGGTAACCTGTGTTAATCTACATTTGGCAGCAGCTAATCAACCTATGTTACCAGACAAAGTCTCTGATAAGCTAATAATAGCTCTCAAAGCTAATGGTATAACTAGCCCGGGGTTAGCTGTGATGGCTATGGAGAAGTGTTTAGCTGGTGCTAGTCCAGAAGAAGCTGCTCAACCTGTTGATCTTATTGGTGTTAATGTCTCTGAACTATGGCAAGCAGTTGTAACTGGTGATTGGATAAAGACTCGTGGTATCCTAAACAAAGCTAATACAGGGGATGGTAAAGCTATTCGTTCTGTATTAGCTAATAGATTTAAATGGTTACTACTCCAATCAGATGGTAAACGCGCTATGAGATGCGCTAATGCTATCCATGAACTATCTTTATATCAATCATGGGAAGACGGCTTAACGTTGTCTTCCACAGCAGCTAGTATCTACAAAATATGTTCTATGATAGTTGCTGCTAAAAAGGAAGACTCCGAGAATGCCGGAACCAAAGTGTAAGTATATCTTTCCTTCTGCGGAAGATAATTTAGATCGTAAATTTATTTATGTACCTTTGATAGAGGCTATAAAAGCCTCTGAGAATGGGGTATCAGTCCTCTGGAGGACTTGTAATTGTAGACCTATCCCTTGTGGCTGTCCTAAGGAAACCGCTATATTAGAATGGGAAGTCAAAAGAGTAATTAACCAGCCTGAGACTGGTAAAAGTATACTATAAAGGTATACATCTCGTAATATCAGGAAGGTTTTAATGGGAAGAGTTTTAAAACCTAACACCGAAAAGGTGTTAAGTGAACGCTACTATCTCCGTGATCCACAAGGCAATAAAATCGAGACGGAATGGGAGCATTGTTGTCGTCGTGTAGCAAAAGATATTTCCAGCGCTTATCCATCAGGGGAACCACAGGGTCTAGAAGAATCTTTCTTCAGACTAATGTATAATCAGGAGTTTTCTCCTAATTCCCCAACATGGTTTAATGCTGGGAATCCTTATGTAAGTAAGAAGTCTTTATCTGCTTGTTATATCCTCCATGTACCAGATGATATACCAGGTATCTTCAAAGCAATTCAAGACGGTGCCATTATTGGGAAGACTGGTGGTGGTATTGGCATGGACGGGTCTCAAATCCGACCATATGGTGCGTTAACTAATTCAGGTGGAATCGCTTCAGGTGTTATAAGCTTCATGGGTCCATTTCAGGCTATGAGCGAAGCGATTGTTCAGGGAGGCAGAAGGCGCATCGCTATGATGTGGATGTTAGCTGTCTGGCACCCTGAAATCTTGGCTTTTATAGATTGCAAAGTCAAGACTGGGCCTTGGTTGTTGAACACCCTGCTAAACCAGTACGGTCTGAGCCTAGAGCAAGCTCGCCAGGTAGCGCAGGATGTCGGTTGGCTTGACGTCACCGACCATGGAAACAGTGTTCAGCAAGATACTTGGCATTCCCCATTCTCTGGTTTCAATATCTCTGTTAAAGTAACTAATGAGTTCATGAAAGTACTTGAAGAAGATGGACTCTTTATGTTGCGCCGAGCTATTGTAGATGACCCGGAGAATGGTCCACGGGCAAAACAAGTACGCTATGAGCCCTGGAGAGGTCCAGTTCTGGATCCTCGCAATGACGCTAACATCGTTGTCGAGAAGGATGGTATCAAATATGTTAGAGCTAAGCTGTTATGGCAGAGGATATTAGAATCAGCATGGTCCTCTGCCGAACCCGGAATTATGTTTGATGATATTGTCAACGATGATAACCCAGTCAAGTCTTTAGGACCTATACATAATTCCAATCCGTGTGGGGAATACTATCAAGTAGATCACAATTCTTGCAATCTTGGTTCTATTAATGTAAGTAAATTCTTTACAGCTAAAGCATCTGATAAATCAGATGCTTGGTATAACTATGTAGACTGGAAGAGATTAGCAATTACAGCCCGTAAGGCCGCTAGATTCCTAGATGCGGTTATAGAGAAAAACGAATATCCTATCCAAGAGATAACTGACACTACCAAAGCTTCTAGACCTATTGGTTTAGGTGTAATGGGAGTAGCAGATTTACTATTAGATTTACATATCGCTTATGGTAGTGATGAATCATATGAAGTGGGTGAAAGGATAGGACAGTGGATACAATACTACGCTTGGATTGAATCTACTATGCTTTCCAAGGAGTTTGGACCCTTTCCAGAGCTAGAGAATAATGTAGAATTCTTTGATAATAAGATGGGACAATTATCTAAGGATATAAATTGTCATCCTGCTCATCGTTATATTACTCAAAACCAAACCTTATACTCGTTGTACAAAAAGCATGGAGTTAGAAACTGTCACGTTACTGTTATAGCCCCAACAGGGACTATTTCTCTTATAGATGAATGTTCTTCTGGTATAGAGCCTATATTTGCTTTTAAATATACTAGACAGGATACAATTGGTGTAAGAGAGTACTATGATTCAAGGGCAGAAGCTTGGTTAGCTGAACACAAAGAAGATAAACTTCCTAGTTATTTTGTAGATGCTAGTCAAGTAACCCCTGAACAACACGTTAGAATGCAAGCTGCATTTCAGAAGTATTGTGATAACGCTATATCCAAAACAGTTAATATGCCAACTACGTCCACAGTAGAGGACGTTGCTTATGTATATAACCTAGCATTCAAGCTTAAGCTAAAAGGAATAACTGTATACAGAGACGGATGTCGTGAAGGTGTACTAATAAGAGAAGAGAAGAAGCCCACATCTCTTAAAACAGTACTAAAACCGATACAAGAGAAAGAAGTTATTGAGCGTCCAGATTTCCTAGATGGGGGAACTTATGTTATCCCAGATGGTAGAGATGGTAAGCTATACGTAACCGTTAATCATCAGATTGAGGGTAGAGTAATAGAAGTATTTCTACGTGAGAACGCTGGTAATGAATGGATAGAATTAGCAGGTAGATTAATAAGTTTATTGCTTAGATCCAATGTGTCTTCCAAAGAGATACGCCAACAACTAAGAAGAGTTGGTGGGCAGTCTGCTTTATGGTATAACGGTAAGTGTTTTACTTCTGCCGTTCAGCTAATAGATGAAGTCATCTTTGAGAAGGCAGCACCATACTTCGCCTCAAAGATTTCCAATATACCATTTGTTATTGAGACAAAGCTAGCAGCTATCAAAGATGAAAATATAACAAAACATACACCTAAATGCCCTGATTGTGGGGCACAGCTAAGATTTATATCAGGCTGCACAGAATGTAGTGTGTTGTGTGGTTACTCTAAATGTAAGTAATCATTTTTTAGGAGTGATTGTTCTATGCTCAAATACATTAAGACTGTAGAAAAGTAGTAATCCTCAATTTAAACGCATACAGAGGTGACACGTGGCAAATGGGAAAGTACACGTCAATGTAAACGCTGTTTATAACAATGGTGGTTTTCTATTTCAAGATATGAAGGTACCAGCTCGTATCCAATTGATTAAGATAGAAAAAGCGCCAAGGTTTATGGAAGTAGCCCTTAGGTTAGTTATATCAGATTCACTATCTGAAGACCTGTATGAAGCTCTAAACACATCCACTACTGTAAGTTTGGATATTGAAGGTGTGAAGCCGCCATTGGAGCGGGATAATGAAACAAAACGTATGTAAACTATTACGGGAGGCGCTAGAATTAAATACCTAGCGCTTCCATTTGTTTAGATAAACTATAGCCAACTGGTGCAAAGAAACTAATGAGACGTGAAGCAAAAATATTAAAAGAAGCTTTGCCACTATACAACGCCAAGCACATTATCATAAGTGAAGTCAAAGATCTCGTCCTTACCTATCAAATACAACTACCTTTTAAAACAAAAGACAACGAACAAATCATAGTTTATGCATATCAAAAACCTAAAGGGAAAAAACTGTATCTAACAGATGCTGGAAGAGTTGTAAGGTCTTTGGAAAAATTAGGAGTGGGTATTGTAATGCCAGTCCTACAAAATATTCTTCGTGAATATGGTTTGAGATTAGATGAGCATGCTAGTATAATAGAAGATAGTGATCGTCCACTGGGAGAGAGGCTGTCTAGTGTAATAGAAGCCTACATAGCAGTAGATGGGATATCCAGAGGATGGATAGCAACTGAAGCTTGGAAAGAGGAATTAAAGGATGTCAGAAAAACCATATAATCCACAAGGCGATGTTAATAAGATGATGGAACTCTTTGGCCAAGAGGTTAAGAGTAGCCCAGAATTGCCTGATAAAGATACATTGCGTCTCAGAGCAAGATTAGTATATGAAGAGGCAATGGAATTTGTAAAAGCTTGTGGATGTAATTTATTCATTAATGATAGAGCTGGGCAAGTCCTAAGAATTGGTTCACAGGATGTTTATATTGATACAGACAATTTCGAACCCGACTTTGTTGAGTACGTTGACGCTTGTGCAGACCAATTAGTTGTTACTTATGGAGCCTTCAGTGCAGCTGGGGTAGAAGGACAAGAAGTATTCGAAGAAGTGAACCGCTCTAATATGAGTAAAGTCTGGTCAGATGGAACTATCCACAAGAGGGAAGACGGTAAGGTTATTAAACCGCCAGACACATACTCACCAGCAAATATACAAAAGGTTCTTGATAACCAAACCAAACATAAATAATGCTAATCATAGGTCTAGGACACAAAGCTAGACAAGGTAAAGACACGTTTGCCAAGTCTATATTAGAAGAGTATTCATACGCAAGAACTTATTCATTTGCGAAGGAATTGAAGATCTTTTGTAGGGATAACCACGAGAGTCTAGTAATAAAATATCCATTTATTGAATTGGATACTAAACCAGATCCAATCTATAATTATCCGAAGATGCTTCAGTACATAGGTACTGAAGTAGAAAGAGCAAGAGACCCAGATTGCTGGATAAGTAAGGTAAACGCTAGAATACTACAAGAAGAACCCGGAATCGCCGTGATAACGGATGTAAGATTTATTAATGAAGCGAACTGGATTAAATCATTAGGTGGATTGGTAATTGATATCATTAGACTTAATCCAGATGGGACACAATTCATTGACCCATCAAGAGATCCTAATCACGCATCTGAAACACAATTAGACGGGTACCCATTTGATTTAGTTATTGGTGTGGTATCAGGTAATCTAGAGTTATTGAGAGATATGGCAACACAGGTTGTGTATAGCTCCCTATTTTATAGACCTTTCAATGAAAAGTGAATGAGGTTAAGTAATGAGTAGAGCTCCAATACGGGGCAAATCTATAGAGATAGTAAGCCATCAAATAGAAGAGAAAATACCAATCAACTATTATGTTGTTGGCTATAAAGAATGGTTAGAGGACGGCTTCGAGACAGAAGCCGTCCCTCGTTCTCAATGGATAATTATTGATGAAGGTAGAGAATGTAAACAACTGTCTTGGATAGTTGATACCCTAATTGAAATGGGTACGATTGGGTTAGACACAGAAACTACTGGTGAAGATAAGAAATCTGGTTTAGATCCTTGGCGGGAAGGTTCTAAATTATTACTGTTGCAATTAGGTAATGAAAGTAAAGTATTTCTAATACAACCCGGACTAGTGCCTTACCTCGCCGATGTCCTAGAAAATAAAACACTTCTACATCTAGGTCAAAACCTAGTATATGACTTCAAATACTTATTTGTTAAGTATAAAATACATATAAATAATATGTATGATACTATGCTAGCCGAACAACTACTAACTTCTGGTTTGAATGGAATAAAGGTAGGATTAGCAGATCTAGCACGTAGATATAAGCCTTATAGGATGATATCAAAGGAAGTTAGAGCTGACTTTATCCACTTCAAAGAACGTGGAGAAAAGATATCCAAAGATATGGCTTACTACGCTGCCAGAGATATTATTCTACTATTTCCAGTAATGAATGAACAAAAAGAACAACTGAAACATTGGAAACTAGAAGTAGTAGCACAAGATGAGTTTAACGTACTACCTGTGACTGCTTCCATGGAACTCAATGGAGTTAATTTAGATAGGGACACTCTTAAACTAGCTCTCTCCTATTGGGAGAGTAGGCAGAAAGAATTAGAAATAGAAATACTCAATTCTTATGACAAGGAACTAAAAAGCAAAGGTAAAGTAGAATTATCCCTAATACCAGAAGTTAAGAATGTATTTGATCTTAATTCCCCTGCTCAGAAATTGGCAGCGTTGAGAAATCTAGACTTTGATATAGAAAATGTCCAGAGAGAAACATTGGAATCTATTGATCACCCTATTGCTAAAGCATTAGCAGAGTATTCTAACGTAATGAAAGTTACTTCGACTTACGGTGAAAACCTACTAAAGAGGGTCAATACAAAGACTGGACGGTTACACCCAGAATTTAATCAACTAGGTTCTGGAGACGGTAGTTTATCTAAGAAGGGAACAATCGCTACAGGTAGATACTCTAGTGACTTCCAGCAAATGCCTCGCCCAACGGAAAGGTTTTGTGAGGTGAAGGGAGAAGAGCTAAGTGAGATACAACAACTCTTCTCTGAAAAGATAAAACAGTTTACTTCCTAAAACGGTCTGAAACCATATTACACATCTCAATGAATTCATCAAAAGATTGAGTATGTTTAGCGAAGTTTGCCTGTTTACAACAAGGTACGCAATTATCCTTTGTATATCCCTTAGAACTATCTAGTCTATCTATGCCATTGTATAAATATAATCCTAAATTGGACTTCTCAGATCTGGATTCGGAACTTGGTAACCTCCCTGTATAAAAGCAAGGAGAACTCGTTAATCCCAGGAATTCTTCATCAGTTAATGTCCATTTTATACTACGATCTTTAGCACCACCCTTATATCTACGTAACAAAGTCCTAAAAGCAGGATTACCTATTCCGTTACGGCGTTTTGAATACTCTTTTCCTAAACCACCCATACCGAAATGGCCCCTACAACAACCACAACTTATAACACGTCCAGAAACCATATCAGAGCCGGCTATAGTTACTATTTTGTTACAAACTATTCCGGTTTTTATACTAGGCGCTGTACATCTACATTTCCAGAGGTATTTGCGGATCCCCTTCAAGTTCTTCTTAGAGTTGCTAGGTTGAAGTTTGAATCCGTCTTCCTCTATTATTTCTAGGTAACCAAATACCTGATTTTTAACTAACTTTAACTTAGTACCTCGCATATTGATCTCCTTGCTATTATATAGTATAGTAGATCCAGCGAAAACAAGCGAAATTGAAACTCAGATAGTCCGGAAGAGCGCTACGCAGTAGTGAAAGATCCAAAAGAGTTAGCATTTGTTAAAAAGCAATTCAAAGATGTTTGGATGAAGTATCAATAGGAGAATATAGCTATGGGAAACCAATTCCGCAAAGCATTTCGAACCACAAAGATTAGAATTAATGAACTATCACCAGAGGCACAACAGGAAATCGAACAGCTATTCCTAAATCTAGAAGCAGCAAAGACTGATGCTGTAACAGCAGAACGTGAAGCTGGTAAAGCAGTTAGTCAGGCTCAGATTCGTAGGGGCAACGCACAAATCGCTGAATTGCAACTACTTATGGCTGCAGCTACTCATTTCACACAAATTGCTGGTGATCGTGTTTGGATCCCATACAAAGATAACAATGGTGTTATTACTTTCGAAGGATTTACTGAGAGGTTACTACGTAATAACATGAGGGCACAGCAAGAACTCCTTGGTCGTCAACTCGCTGAGAACAATGACGATAACACTAACTCTAGTGATTTGTACGAGGATGACACAGAAGATCCAAATGGAGCAAAGGGTGAAGAATAGTAATGGGTAGTATAGTAGCCGAACGTCAACCACTCGGCATCAAAGACGGTAAAGAATATTACTATGATTTAAGGCCAGTGGTCAAGGATGACACTGGCCTAGAGGTTGTTAACACCCAATACAAGAAAATTGTTTGGAGAGTTCACCAATTCTCCTATACTATGTAAGGTATACGAGAATTACCAATGCAAAAATTATCAGAAGCCAAGTTATTATCCAGACTAGAAAAATATCCTGATTTACTACAGGAATATAGGTCTGGGAAGTTAACACACCATCAAACTCTTAGACGTTGTAACTGTAGGGATCACCACCACAACAACGCAATAGAATTGAGGGCTAAGAAACAAGAACATTACAGAAAGTCTAGGAAAGCTGAACAACCCAGATATTTACTAAACAATGCTAAACGTCGTTCAGGACTGGAGAACGTTCCAATAGATATAACATTGGACTTTGTTAACGAGTATCTAAATCAGACATGCCCCGTATTTGGAACAAGCTTTATGATTGGTACAGAAAAACCTGTACCGGAATCGGCAACGATAGATAAATTCATTCCGATTGAGGGGTACACACAAAATAACTCTTGGGTTATATCTCATAAAGCTAATACAATAAAAAGTAACGGGTCCCCAGACGATGTACTTCGTGTAGCCATATGGATGAAATTATGTTCTCGTTTTGGGCATACTAAATCTGTTGTAGAATACAGAAAAATGATAGAGGACACATTAGATAAAGTAAAACTAGTAATAGAAGGAGCAATTGGAATATAATTATAAGCCAATAGGTAAAATCGGCCTTAAAGAATACTATGCGCGCATAGAAGAAAATGGTAAAGTTTCACCAGATATCTATACCAGAGTTCCTGATATTAGAGAGGCTATTAGAGCACAAGAAGGACATAGGATTCTATCTGCTGATTATGCACAGATAGAAGTGAAGCTTATGGCTCACCTAAGCCGTGATCCAGTTCTAATAGCCGCTATTAACTCAGGTAAAGACATACATTGTTATAATTCAGTAGAAGTATTTGGTGCCTCACTAAATTTTGATTATGACACTATTAATATAGCTCGTAAGGATCCGTTACATCCTAGGCACCAAGAATTATCTACTATCCGTAACAACATTAAGACTGTAACCTTTGGCACTACTTATGGTGCCGGTGCTGCTAGAATTGCAGCAATGACTGGGATGACACCAGAGGCAGCGCAAGACTTCATAAATGCTTTCTTTGCTAAATTCCATGTCTTGAAGAGATGGTTAGAAGAAACAGGTAACAATGCTGTACGTTATGGGTATTCTACATCTCCTCGTGGTAGGATTAGACATTATACTTTACCTTCCGCTGAAGATAGAGACGCAGATGGTTTACTAGCACAAATACGTAGATGGGCTGGTAATCAACCTATTCAAGCTGGAAACGTTGACATGCTAAAACCAGCAATGGCTGGCGTTTACAACGAATTGATAGAGAAAAACTACGGTCCTGAAGATGCTAGAATCCTATTTGTCGTCCATGACGAAATAGTTATGTCTGCCAGAGAAGACTTATCAGAAAGATACGATGAGACTGGTAGTATATTAACACATAAAGAGATAGAAGCTAGAATAAAGGATGGTAGAGGCTTTGTAAAAGGCCCCATCGAAGAGATACTATGCAGACACATGCAAAAGTCCTACGATGATATCATTCCAGACATTGTGAATAAAGTAGATGTGGCAATTGAATACATTTGGGCAAAAGCCTAGAACTATAACCAAGAAAGAACTAGCAAAGCTAGTATCATCAACGATGGGTTTGCCCATCAGGAAATCTAAGGCTATTGTATCCATAGTATTTTCTGTCTTACAGGCAGCAATATCCCGAGGTGAAGAGATAATAATCCCTAACCTCGGGACTCTTTCCATCCGTAAAGCTCCTACATCAAGGAGATTGTGGAGATTAGGAAAGATTGTAACACAATTCAAAGGGAAGAAACGTATAGTGTTCAAGCCCGATAAGATGTAAAGGAAGTTAATGCGAATGTTTTTCGTGACCATTATAGTAGTAATGGTTGCAGTAATAATGGATGTGGCTTTATTATATTACCAAGCCACTAAGGGAAAGCTACCATTTAAGATACAGCTTTTCCCTAATTTAGGGGGATAGTCAAGTTGAGGAGAACGAAGATCCAAGTTCCAGTCGTAGGATTGGTAGAGACCGTAAGTGTAGTAAATGATCCAACACCGGAGCCACCAAAGAAGAAAGTAAAATCATCTAAACCAGCTCCAAAATTAGTTGTAGAACACCCATCAGTAACGTTCCATAAGGGTGGAAGACATTTAGTTATACAGCCGAATGATCTCGAAGCTGTTGATATATGGAGAGAGTTAGAAGAGCGTAAACACGTTATGGAAATGCGTAATCCTGCTTTCTATGGTGTTTCTGGGTGCTGTGACAACAGCCAACTAAATATGGAGTTGTGGTTATATCTAAAGAATGATTTTAAGGACCACCCCTACGCAAAGATATTCGAAAGCTATGGGATAAAAGTGTATATTTCTCCCACACTAACTAACTGGGCTAAGAAAGAAGCTAGACGTCAAGAGATAGAAAGTACACCTTTCCCACCGCCACCGGTAACTGGTGACACACCTCTGTTTGATAGATGTTGTGAGGGTACAGTTCTACGTTGTAATAAAGAATATAAAGTACCCGGTAGCACGAACGTTAAGTTCAAACCCGGTGAAAGATACATGGTTCTATCCACGGGTAGTGAAGGAAGAGACTTAGTTGTAATAGGTACCTCTTCGTTATCTTCCAAAGCCACATTAAGTATGGTTGGGGCTGGGGCTCGCCATGAATGGACGGCTTTCGACCCCGCTTTAGAGGGGTGGTTTGATGACTCTGAGAGTATGGATGTAGGTCAAGATAGACTACAGAAATACCCAGATAAAGTAAAAGCTATGCGGGACAAGTTAGCTAAGTTGAAACTACCATTATACGAACACGTCGAAGAAGATGTGTCTATGGCAGCTCTTGGTCGTGGTGTTATCAATGCTTATCTTATGCGTATGGCTAAGACATCTTTTGCTATTGCTTATGCTGAATTAGTTGGTAGCAAGAAAGTAGCTATTGTAGCCCCGGGCAATGCCAGAATCTTCTGGGAGAAGGAATTCGAACGATTAGGTTTTAAAGAAGGTAAAGATTTCATATCCATTCGTAATTGGGCAGATACAAAGAGTAAAGCTAAGTACCATTTATATTCTTATACGTGGTTAAGACAGGAAGACGACCCTTGTTGGAAAGCACGTCAAGATTGGGCTGGTAAGCTAAAGCCATCCACTCGTGATGTGAAGGATAAAATTACTAAGCTATGGACTGCTATAAAACTAGAGAATCTATGTCCACACTGTAAGCAACCATTACAAAGGTTTGTTAAATCAGAATCTTCTGAAAAGATGGAATGGACTAAGTCTAGAGGCTATAGATGTCTTAACAAGAAATGTTCCTATGTTACAGACAATAGGGAAAATATTGGTAGTGCATGGCAATCTGATAAGTTGATCAAACATACTGGTGGGTATGTAGATTATGAATTAGCTGCTCATGCAAACTGTTATGACTGGAGGATAAAAGGACGTTATTGTCCTAAGTGTCATGTAGCTGATGGTAATTGGACACCCGGTAGATACAAGAGACTAATGAAGAAGTATACATTAGTTATACCAGATGAAATACATAACTGTAAGGACGATCTTACACAAAGTTCTAAAGCTACATTTAATCTAAGATCTCGTAGGAAAATAGGATTAACTGGAACTTTAATCTCTAATTCACCAATGGACGCTTATTGGCCATTGCATTATACACAGAACGGACCAAGCTCACAATTCCCTTACTTTAGGGGAGAAGGTGAAAAAGAGTTCGACTATAAGTATTGTGATTCTGTTACATTAGAACGTTCAGCAGGTGTGGAAACCGATAAGAATGGTAAACAAGTTCAACTAACGAAGCTTGTTAGAAAACGTGTTCCATTCCTGAAGAATCCACCAGAATTCTGGACCTTCATGGCTAGTAAAATCATTCGTCGTAACTACGAAGATCCTCTATTTAAGAAAACTCTCGTAGCTAATGGTAGAATGATGCCAAAAGCAGATGTACAGAAGGTAGTCTGTCCAATGGATCCATATCAGGCGGCACTAATGCTGTCTTCTATCAAAGATTTTAAGAAAACCTTTGAGAAGATGGCTAGTGAGGCGGATAAGAAGAATCAACAGATCAATTCTACCTTAGTCATAAGTCAAATGACTACTATGAAAATTGCTTCTACTTGCCCAGAGATGTTGAACGAGAAGCTTGGTAGGGAGATATATAAAGGAGTCGCTGGCGGTGGAAAGATGTCGCAGATTCGTCAAATAGTAAGTGATAAAATTGAGGAAGAAGGTAAGGTCCTTATCCTTAGTGATTTCCGTGCTATGCATGAATCAGTGTACAAAAATCTATCCTCTGGTAAAACCCCTCTGTTGAAACCAGAGCAAATAATCAAATTCCAAACATCTTGGGATGATGAAGCAAGAAAAGAGAACTTTGATAAATTCCAAAGTGATAAAAACGTAAAGGTCTTTATCGCTGGTACAAGAGCAATCCGTGAGGGTGTAGACTTGTCCGCCGCAGACACAGTTATTTGCTGTGATTTGCTATGGAGTCCAGCGTTCCAAACCCAAGCTTGGAGCCGTGTAATGGCTCCACAGACTAGGGAGAGAACTTGTGAAATTTATATCATGTTGTCAAAGAACTCTTTAGACGAACATATCTTCAATGTGTTTTATAGTAAGATGGTTGCTGCTGAACAAGCGTTAGATCGTAAAGTTGGTAGTCGACGCGCAAGAGAAGTAGATATCCACTGGTTCGTAGAGAGAATTCTAGAAGAGGAACTATCTATTCAAACCTATATGCGTGAAGCTGGTGGTGACACAATGTTCGTACCAGAACTAAACTTATCTGACTTTGAAGATAGGATGGATTAATGATACAACTAACTAATAACCAAACTACTCCAAAACTAATTCTTACGAAAAGAAATAGTTTTAAGGGAGAGGTAAAGAACTTAGAATTCCCATTAGTATACGGGCATACTTGTCCTGTATGTAAAAATGTGATGCAAGCTCTATTCAAAACCCCTACCCCGATAAATCTTTGGCCTTACGAAGAGACAGACGTCTTATCTCAGGGAGCAAAGAATGCAGGAGAGTTGTTAAAAACCTTGCCTAATAACAAATCTGATTATGGGGAAAGCTGCTATGAAGTCAGCTTTCACCCAGCAGGTGGTGGGTCACAGAAAATTCGTCTGAAGAACCATATTATGCGAGTTAGAGCATTAGCAGAAAGACAACTCACTGGAGAGGGATTGTTCGAAGTTGGAGAGAGGTGTTGTCCAAAGACTGGTATCTTCAGTGTTAAACAATCTCTCTTAATAAAGGATTTCTGCTTGTTTTCTATGGTGCAATCTGCTAAACTGAATTTATACAATCTACCAAACATCGATCAGATTATAAAGGGAGACGATGATACGATAGGTCGACTAGTCCCAGCGATAGGTGAAGCTCCACCAGTTATTATCCTTGACCGTGGTAGGCTAGTAGCTGGGTTTAACTTCTATGTTGAACCCAGATTAGAGCAATATAAGAAAAAAGCTACTGGTAAGTAGCAGAACTCCTCAAATATATGAGGACATCTTACAATTACAACTGCTGTTCAGGAAATGGAGCTGTGGTTTAGTTCATCAAAATGTAGTACTATCTTAGGTCTCATAAGGACTTCGCAAGAATTGATACCAAGGGTGTATGAATATATCAAGAAATATAGGAGAAATATCTTGAGTTGCTTCCGCACGCAAAACACAGAAATGAATGACAAGGTGACTCTTTGTGACGCCTTGAAGTCTTTGGGATACAAGCCAGAGGTTAATGACAAGAAGGAAAGCGTTCGTGGTCACGGTTCTGAGACCTACAAGGCTGAGATCATCCTGAAGAAGGAAGATATCGGCGATGGTGGGGATATCGGATTCTCGATGGGCAAGGACGGCAAGTACAATGTAGTTGGTGATGAGTACGTTCTACGTAAGTCAGATCACAAGCTATCTGCTATCACCAAGCAGGTAGTTCCAGCCTATGCTGTAGCTAAGGCAAAGAAAATTGCCAAGAACGCTGGCATGGAATTCATTGGTTATCGCCAGGTAACTAAGAACGGAAAGCCCGTTCAGCAACTACAATTCCGCCACGTATAATCAGTTGTGGGGCTATATGCAATGTATAGCCCCACTATTTTATAATAGATAGTAGAAGGATAAAATGTCTGCTTACAGAACACTAGATACAAATATGTCAAATCAAGAATGCCTTGTTGATTCCTTAAAGGAAATGAAATTCAGGGGAATTAAAGAAGGTGAACAAGCTAATCCAGAATCACACGCAGAGGCTCAGAATTTAGAGGGCTACCACGGTGAGAAGAGGAAAGATACGGCAGAGATAATAATTAGACGTAAGGAAGTTGGTAATGCGTCTAATGATATTGGTTTTAAGAGGGGTCCTGATGGCAACTTCAAAGCTATCATCTCTCAGTTTGATTCAAGTTTTCACAACGAAGCTTGGATGAAACAGTTGAAACAGAAGTACGCTGAGAAACATGCTAGAAAGATAGCTAATGGTTCTAATCTTAGCTTTCAGGGGAGAACTGTAACCCCACAAGGTGCTATAAAACTAACATTCAAGGTGGGTATCTAATCTAGGATACCCTATAATAAGGAGAAAAGACATGGCGGATAAAATTGTGACAGTTGAAATAGATGGTGATGGTAACTTCAGTCTGGATTTAGAGGGCTTTAAGGGTAAGGGCTGTAAGGACGTCGCGAAGGCTTTCGAAGCTATGGGTAAGGTGAAATCTGAGACTATCAAATCAGATTATCACAAGGAACAACCCAACGTAAACAAGTTGAATGTAGGAAAGTAGACAATGGATAAAGTCGTATTAGTTCGCGAAGAATTAGTTCCTCCAACAGTCCTGACGGACCCAATAGAATGTCCAAAATGTAAGGGGCACACTCTTACTTTGCGAGGCGAAATACGCAGAGATATCCAACAGGAAGTTGTTGATGGCAAAAGTATTAGTAAAACAATCTCAGAGGAAGTAGAAATAACCTTGGGGGCTATAGAATGTCACAATTGCAATATCAACTTCCTGATAACTTCGATGGATCAGTGGGAACTACATCTCAAAATAGCCGAGCTAGCAGAAGAGCTATCGAAACATACAGGGAAGGGCAAACCATGTTAGTCTACAGTAAAATTGATTCGTCAACTGCCAACGGCCCAGGGAATCGGGCCGTTCTTTGGTTCGCTGGTTGTTCACTTGGGTGTCCGGGATGTTGGAATCCTGACACTCATGCTTTCGATAACAAGAAAGAAACTTATCTATCAGAGATTATTGACTGGGTAAAGGGTCTTAAAGACGTAGAAGGTATTACCTTCTCTGGCGGCGAACCTTTCCAGCAAGCACAGTTCTTGTACTTGTTATGTGATGCTATTAGAAGAGAGCGACCAGATCTAACTATAGGTTCATTCAGTGGTTACACCATAAAAGAATTAGAGACTGGTAAATTCAAGTGGAAGTCAGCAGAAACTGGGGATTGGAAGGCTGGTAGCCCAGAATTATGGTGTGCTATCAAGAGCTTATTGGATTGGGGTGTATTTGGCAGGTACAACCAGTTAGTTAGAGCTACCTCTGACCCACTTCGTGGTTCGTTGAACCAAGAAGTAGTGTTCTTCACTGATAAGTATTCAGAGAAGGACCTTCAGCCTCAAATCATGGAAGTTATCATTGATGAGGATGCATTAACACAGATAACTGGCTTCCCACCGGAGAAGTTCTTGGAAGAGTTCGCCCCAAGTAAGCCAACTACAATGGATCAATTATTAGCACAGCACACCAATGCTAAGAATTCAGACGATCCGGGCGATAACTTGGTACCTGTATAATGAGTAACCCAACAATCTGTGATAGTTGTAAGAATGGTGATCATTCAGCACACGATGAAAGTGTATGGGCATTAGGCTGTCAAAATAATTATTGTGAATGTCAAGCTCCTCACCCTAGTAGAGTTGGGCAAACATTATCAACTCCAAACGGAGCGGCTCTAATCGCGGCGGAGCGGCAACGGCAGATCACAGTGGAGGGTTGGACGCCAGAACATGACGATGAACACAGTGATTGCGAATTGACCGCTGTTGCCAAGTGTTATTTGTGCGCGAACGGTTGTCTGCACCCAGAGCGCGCTCCATTAAACGAGATTTTCTGGCCCCCAAAATGGAGTGATGAGTGGTGGAAGCCGTCGCCTGACCCTATCCGCAATCTCGTGAAAGCGGGTGCACTCATCGCAGCAGAGATTGATAGACTACAGCGCTTGCCCGCTGCCCACGAAGGGGAGAAGAAGACTAAATGAATCTACCAGAAGAGGTATTTCAAGCAGCTAAACAAGCGAGTATCAAAGCACTGAACGAAGCGGGATACTCATACAGTCCTGAGTGGTCAGGCTGGCGTATCGTTATTAAAACCGCAGCCGACCACCTACCCGGCAAGCTACTGGAGCCACCAACACCGGAGGAAATAGGCGACGCTGTCGAAACGATAGAAGCCACAACAGGTAAGCAGTATGGAGGCTTGGCCACCACGATTCTTCGTGATTTTGTTGCCTGCCGCAATGATTCCCTTGTGCCAGTCAATAAGAGGCAGGAGATATTGCTTAATAAGTTGCAGTATTTTTTCCAAGGTAGTAGGAGCTTGAAAAAGGAAGCCGCTGACGCAATCCTCGCCGCCCTTGACGCGGCAGAAGGGAAGAAGGGATGAGTTACGATCCAATTTGGTGTTCATGCCCACCAAAGAAGCGAATCCTGAAGTATGGGGGAGATTGCAAGCTGATGTGCGCCCGTTGTGGATTCTGGATTAACGAGAACGAGAAACCTCCAGAGCCTAAGCCGAGTTTGATCCAACGGATAAGGGAAGGGAAATTATGAACGTCGAACATTACACGAGCTTTTCTCATTGTCCGATGTGCGGGCAAGCCGCGATCAACGGGAATTTTCTATGTGGGTGCGTACCTGAACCATCGGTTACCACCAGCAAGCTTGGCGGCAGTATCCCGAAGATACCGGACGCGCCCGACGTATCGTGTGAAGCGTGCGACCGTGGGGAGAAAACGATCACGCCTCCATTCAGTTCGATTCTTGGGCCGGGGCTTCCGGTGCATCATCCTAGCGGGATGTTGTGCTCAAAGTTTCTGCCGAAGCTACCGGACGCGGCAGGAAAGAGGAATTCATGAGACAGGAATTTGAGCTATCACAGCAGCAATTGGATCGCATCCTTGGCGCGAGTAAACCTGTTCCGTACATCGCTGTCCAGTGCGGGGAGCCATCTAGTCCGCAGGAGAACGCTAACAGAGCGTGGCAGTCCGTTGCACTGGAACTCGGGTTTGTATGGGATTCCGCCGAACCTGTACGCAGCAAGGGTGATCGGTTTATAACAGCGGAGGCCATACATCAAACACTACCGCCCTGCAAAGGAAAGAATTGTGGCTGCACGGATGGGCGCAGTCACTCACCGGAATGCCTTGCGGAATATGAGATTGCGACGAAGATACCGGACGCGCCTTACGAAGACATCTTCGGAGGAAATAATCCGGAGCACGACAAGCGGTTCGCAGAAGAGAACATGCCTGACCCAGCGCGTGGAATAAAGAAGTCGGAGGCCAGCCCAAAGCACGCTTACGCGCACCTCGATGCATCTAACATCCTGAAACGTATTGTCGAACATGATCCGGCAGAGGCCAACCAGCCCGCGCCGGAGCCGATCGTGCAGCCTGACCCGAAGGTAACGCCGCCAATGACTTGCGATTGCTGCCACGGAAAGTTGCCGTGTGCTGCACATGGCAGTCCCGCACCGGAGACGACTGACCCCGAAGTAGCACCGCGCAAGAAATGTAACTACGTTGGTGCTCCGGCCATCTTTGCACTCGAAACGGCGTGCCGCCAGCTCACCGAGGCATTCGGCGGTTGGGGGTGCTACCTTGTCGGATCATCCCTTGATCGTCCTGACTGGCGTGATGTAGATGTGCGGTTCATCATGTCGGACGAACAGTTTGCCACAGAGTTTCCCGGCGCTGGTAGATGCTGGGAACAGGATGCGAAGTGGCTGCTGCTGACTGTTGCTATTTCGGAACGGCTGTCAAAGATTACAGGACTTCCGATTGACTTCCAGATTCAACCGAGGACATATGCCAACGAACGACATAGAGGATCACGGATTGCGCTGGGTATGCATATTGGAAAAGAGGAAACAAGATGACTGCCCCGAAGGTAACGCCAGCGGAGCCGATCAAACGATACCGTGTTCTGGTATTCAAAGGCGGCGATGAAATACAAGCTTACGAGCATCCCGAAGGTTCTTTCGTACTCTATCATGACCACGCCGCCTACGCTGCCCATATCGCCGCCCCGCTGGAGGCCGAGAACACCACGCTCAAGGCCCGCGTGGCGGCATGGGAACAGTGGCGAGATTTAGAGAAGGTTCGCAATGCAACGGCACTCGCAGGAGTGAGGGAGGAGAATACCGCGCTCAAGGCCCGCGTCGTAGAGTTGGAGGCGGCATTAGATAAGCTGGCGCGTCTTGGCAACGAACCGGACTTCGGAAATAGCAGGGGAAACGAGATTGCGCGGGCGGCGCTTGCCGGGAAAGCCAATGGAGGGACGAAGTGAAGCACGAGGACGTGAAGGGATAAACTATGGCATCAGTAGTTAAAAACAAAAATTATGGCTTATGCGACTTTTGTAAGAGTCTTATTTCTAAAGAGAAAGGTATGTGGGGAATTTGGGTTCATGAGAATGGTCTGAAATATTGCTCAACTCCAATCGCTAAGCCACGAGTAGCTAAACCTACAAAGCCTGACGGACGAAAAGACTCAGATGATGATAATAACTATGACAAATTCGACCCAATTGACCCAAACTTCTTGTAAAGGGAAATATAATGAGTGATTATGAGTGTCATGGGCAATGTTGTATGAAATTGGATGTACCAGTACACCCGGTACAAACGCGAAGAGTGGTACATCAGTCTGCTCGCTGCCCACAAACGGTAACTATACGAGCTTATGAAGTATATTGCGCAGTGTATGGAGAACAAGCAGCCCTCGTTACAGGAGAATGCCGTGGTGGCTTTAGTGCTGGTGAACTGATAGCTTTCCTATATGCTCATTCATTCCCACAAAAAGAATGGCGAGCACGCGTAGAAGAAGCATTACACGGTATGACACAGCTATAAATATTAATTGTTAAATGTAGGTACAATATGAATATATACACAGAACAGTTAGTAATTATAATTATTTTAATATGTAGTATGATTGCTGGTATCGCTGGAGCGGACTTCACAAGACTAGGTGGTCATCTTTGGGAGTTCTTCCTCAGTGTAGGATGTTTCTACTTGGCTTTATTTTTGCTTTGGATAATGCATTATTTAGAATTAGAGAAAGATAAGGAAACAGAAGATGAAGAAATATGTTAAAGATGGACTTCCACATGACTTACCAACACCAAAAGGTACAGTTATAACTACTGGTAAAGGGTGGTATTACATAGAAAAGAATAGCATTGATTTATATGTCCAACCAGAACATGGTAATCTTTACCATACCAAAATTGGCCGTAATAGGCTATTAAAGATGCTTAGTAAAATGAAACCAGTGAAGAAATAATATAAGTTAGGTGGCGGTATGCGTTCAGATGAAGATATTATACAAGTTAGGATGACTCTTGCAGCTTCTATTAGTCTTGATATGCAACGCATAGAGGAAGATGACTCTTTAGTTTGGCAGCAAGCTTCTGCTGATATGGATCTAACAGACCCGGATCAGAAGAAACAAGCTGTCTTTCGTTATTTAGGCTTATACATAGCAAGAGAACTACTACTAACAGGGTGTCCCTCAACAAATGGTCCTGGAGAAACATGGCCTATAGAAATGGAGATAATAAAGTATGGCATTTGCGACAGTGAAGAAGCAGCAACCGGAACAGCAACCAATCCCGGAGTTCATCAAGACGATCAAAAGTGATTATAGATCCAAGATTGCCCACGTATTCATCGTTCATGGTAACATCAACGATTATTGTGACAACACAGGAGCCAGACAACCAATTGATCGTACTATAGCGATCGCTATGGACGATAATGTGGCTCGTGAAATTAGAGGCAGTGTGTCTGACAAAGTGGGTCGTGGTATACAAGATGAGCAGGAAGTAAAAACAAATCGTAATACCACTAGGATATTAGCTTCTTTTAACCTGTCCTCTGGACTAGAGTTTGCTAACAAGAATAGTCACACTGCTTGGGTAGACACTATGAAGTCCTTCTATGGGGAAACGGTAGAGAACTGGCCGGCTGGTTGGGATAAACCTACCCAGATAGAAAATTGTTGTTTAGTTTTACAACGCTGGTTCATAGCTAATAAAGAAATTCATCGTTCTAACGAGATGAAGATAATGAATAATCAGGCTACTCAACCAGAGTTGTTGTTGACTGTGTTGTTTACCGATGGTGATTCTTTGTTTCCTCAGGGGGATATAGCACAATTATATGCCGATCGCCCACAGATTGTTCATATCCGTAACTGGGCGAGGGATGAACAGTTAGGTAACCGTAATAGAATCATTATTATGACACGTCACTTATCTGAAATCCACGAGTCCCTTCGTGGAGGCGGTGTTGGTATCTCCACTATTCTTATTGGAAAGCCAACAATCACAGAACGTGAGGAGTGGCTAACCAACTTCAGCAGAACCATTGAAAATAGTGTAGCTGCTAAGGGCAAACCTATGGTTATAGGTAGTAATGAAGTCTCCAAGGTGAACTTGGCTACTGGATTTGATCTCCATCAATTTGCTGTTCAATCTGCTGGTATGTCAAGAAGACAGATGGAATTTGTAATCATGAAATCTTGGCTCACTGGAGAAGCTATCGACTTCCGTTTGGTTCGTGAACAGAAGCAGAGAGCTTTGGAAGATGAATATCAAGGCTTGGTTGAGTTCTTTGAGCCTGAGTATGGCTTTGAACAAATTGGTGGGCACGAACACTTGAAGAGATATTTCCAGCGTAAAGTTATCATTCCACTACAACAAGGTAATGCTCGTCTATGTACCCGTGGTATGTTGATGACTGGACCCCCGGGTACAGGTAAAACTGTCATTGCCAAAGCTCTAGCCAAGGAAGCCAAGATGAACTTTATGATTGGACACTTGGATCGTCTATTCGGTGGAATTGTAGGTGAAACCGAACAGAAGACACGTAAGTTCTTGGAAGCTGTAGACTCTGCTGCTCCTTGTATTGTATTCCTAGATGAAATGGATTCAGTACTAAGTTCTGGTAGGACCTCTGCTGGAGATTCTGGAACTTCCGCTAGAGTATTTAACTCTATCATGACTTGGTTGTCAGATGAATCTAGAACTGGTAGGGTTGTAGTAATCGGTGCTTCTAACCGTCCAGATTTACTTGACGGTGCTCTGATTAGGTCTGGTCGTTTTGATGCCAAGGTGCCAGCGCTACCCCCTCAGAAGGGTGATAGTAAGGGAAGGCTTGACATCTTGGCTGCGTTACTTCGTAAGCATGGTGTAAAGTTTGCTAAGGAAGTAGCAGCTACAGAGAAGACAGCTGATAATGGTTTAGGTCGTCTGTTGTATGATAGCAAACGTGTTTGGACTGGTGCTGAGATTGAAGTTGTTCTGAAAGAAGCGTTAGACAATGCAGCGTTTGCTGGTAGAGTAAAGTCAGATGGTAAACCAGACTATTCCATGTCAATAGCAGACTGGAATCAGGCTATGGACGATATCCTACCTAACACTGAAGAAGTTGAACGTATGACGAAGCTATCGCTTATCTACGTTGACCACCTAGGTTATTGCCCACCTGAATGGAGGGCACTAGCCGCCGACAAAGCTGCCTTGCGTAGAGAACTTGGGATACGTAGCAAGGGTGGTGAGTTCGGAGACGATGATTAACTAAAGATGGCAGTGGTTAGTTCCACTGCCATATTGATTTAAGGAACAGATGTCAGAAGAAACATTAGTATCAAATTATACTTCGCAAGCATTAAATGCTACGATAAACATATATTTGGACAAAAAGTGTATGTTTTATGCAACAATAGGAAATCATCGTTATGAAGCTACTTCCTTGGCAGGAATTAAAAAGGCGCTTAGCACAGAATTAGCAAAATGGCCTAATGTACTACAATGGGTTGATGTATTAATATTATCCAAAACAGAACCATATCACGATAGGTCTTGTGCAATAGATACCAATTTTTCACACATAACTAGATTTAATAATCAATGGTATCGTTGTCAATATACACCAGATAATGAGATGGCCCGTGCTAATTATATGATACCTTTCCATGAGATGCCGATATCAGAAGATCCACCGTATCATACAAAAGATATTGCTGTGTTACCTTACAGTCGTGACTTGGAAAACAAATTGTTCAATCTGAGGGAGACTTGTAGACTTGTGTGTAGACAAGACATACAAACCATTATTACCTCTCCGGATACTAATAAAGCTGTTGATTATTGGATTAACTTCTTTGCTTCCAGAGACATAACCAAATATCAAATTTAATATCTAGAATCCTAGGATATCTGGTATAATTAATATATCTCATTGAAAGAAGCCCAACTAAATAATGGCAGAATTTCGTTTGTTTCCATACATCGATACAGCTCTAGTAGTTCAAGAATCCCACGATGCAAGGAGTTCTAATACCCCTGCTATCTGGCCTTCCGAAGCCTCAGCAGACCGTATCGATAAAACTGTATCAAATATTTATGGTACCTGTAGACGTAAAGCTTACTTACGTATGACAGGTGCCCCAATTACAAACCAAGTTGATCCTATTGGTGCATGGCGTTGGGTTACTGGACGTCTTATAGAAGGTACGTTAGTAGACCTGTCTAGAGCCACTTCACCTACAATATTCGCTGCTAACGGGGTAAGAACCTTCGTAGAAGAGTTCTATATGCCATTAGAATTAGACTTGGTAGTTGTAGACCCAATCACTAAGACAGGTTGGATTTGTGAATGTAAAACGTACTATGGCTGGATGGCTGGTAAGGATATAAAGAATGGCAAGCCTAAGATAGAGAATGTAATGCAGCTTGTCATGTATCTAAACGAAGTCAAGAACGGCGCACGATTAAAAGCACTTATTAAAGAGGGCTTAGAGGATAGAGCTTCAAGCGCAAGATCTAGAAATCGTATAGAAGCTAATTTAGACATAGTTGAACAGATGAATGACGGCGAGATAGGTGCTAAACTAATTTATATATCTAGAGATGATTGCGCCCGAACTGAGTTTACTATCAGTATCGCTGAAGACTTTGATGGTGCTCATTACCCAGTAATAGATGGACAGATGTGGAAGATATTCACAGTTGAAAATATTTATGAACGGTATAGAACTCTCCAGAACTACTGGTTTAGGGCTAGAGAAGAAGCAGAGCGACGTCTAGCAGAAAAAGGTATCCTACCGCCTCCTAGTTTGAACCTAGTTAGAGGTAGAGGAGATCAACAATAGAGAAAATTGTATCTATGGATAATCAAAATAACATACCTTTGGAACTAAATGACACAGAGAAAGCAGCGAATGCTGCTTATTTAGAACTGCTAGCAGCAGAAGTTCGTTTGCTACCAGACAGTTTCCTTCCACCGGCTGAGTATGAATGGGCTTATTCTCCTACTAAGGTAGAGACTTTAGCTGCCAGTGGAGAAATAGGGAAGACTAGATATCAAGACTGGAAGAAGAAGAAACTAGGTAAAGATAGAATAGGTGATTGGCAATGTTTATATTGTGCTTATAAGTCTATCTGTGTACCAAAACAGAACCCTAATTGGGGATACCAGCTTTACGATATTTCTCAGATGGATATAGAAACGGAATAAGAATATAATGTTGTATTCGATTTTAGATGTATTAAAGATTAACAAAGAAGAGGATTTGTTCAAAGCTCTTGGAGAATTCGAGACAGAATATAAGGCAACGTTAAAGCCTTTACAAGATAAACTGAAAATGCAGGTTCTTACCCAAGATGTTCCACAGCTCGAACTACATATGACTTATGTAGAATCTTGGAGAGATAGAGTATCTCAGTATTTGTCATTATCCTCTGCATTTGTTGAGCATGGGAAGTCGTCAGACTTCCTATTGCCCTCAAGTAAGGGTGTAGGGGCTGCTGATAAAGAAGCATACATGAGAAAGATGACTAGTGGTTTCATTCCTATCAAGTTATATTTGGAAGAGCTAATCAGATCATTAGACTCCCGTGTGAATCTATGTAAGAAGATATTAGGTATTGAAGGCGATGGTTTCAACGGTCGCACAAAGTTTAATTAGGATATAATGTCAAAGACAAGTAAAAAGAAGATTGAAAACCCTGAACTAGACTCCCATTTTGAAAAGGAACTGGCTGAGAATGGTTTAGCTGGGTTCTTCCGTAAGATATGTGACCGCGTAGATATGACTGTGGAAACCTTGACAACAGGTCTCCCACGTCTAGATAAAAATCTACATAGTGCAAAGCCTGGGTGTCCACTAAGTAGACGTGTAGAAATTTATTCTAAAGACCCAGAAGTAGGTAAGACTTCAATAGCCCTACAGATAGGAGTTATGTGGCAGAAACTAGGTAAACTAGTTACTATTGTAGATATAGAAGACACTATTACAGAGGAATATTTAGAGGAGCTAGGTTATATTATGAATCCTACTCTTGAGTCAGGTATACATCCTGTATACCTAGCTAAGGGGTACGACCCAGAAACTGGTGAAACAATGAATGGAGAAAAGATAGTTAATTATGTAGGTCTTGTCTCCAGAATTTGTGATTTGGTAATTGTGGATTCAATGGCTGCTTTAGCAAAGAGAGTAGATTTAGAACGAGACCCGTCAGACCCAGCACAACCGGGTGGTATAGGTAAACTTATGTATGATCACGTTCGTAAGTTTACTCATGTAAGGGCTACTGCCCTATGGATTAATCAAGCATTGCCACAGATAGGTGGGTATAGTCCTCAGGGAGTACGGTATAAGACCTCTGGTGGTAACGCTATGCCATTCTTTGCTACTATAAGGTTAGAGTTACGATTGGTCGAAAAGATAAAAGGTAAGAACGATGAGATCATCGGTGTAAAGATAGACGTATACACAGCAAAGAATAAGATCTCTGCTCCTTATAAGCATGTACTACTTTCTTATATAAATGGTCGTGGATTCTGTCCTATTTGGGATGTATTTGAGACCGCTAAGCAATCTAAAATCATAGAGAAGAGTGGTTCTTGGCTCTCCTTCGGAAATGTAAAATTGCAAGGGGATCTTGAATTTTACAAACTTATGTGTGAAGACCCAGACTTCCTAGAAACCATTAAAACAGCTATGGCTCCTAAGGAAGTAGTTGAAAACGACCAAGAAGAAATTGTTAACGAGGTACCTGTAGAAAATGCCGTGTAACATGGCAGAATATTGTGTTAATTCCCCCTCCAATGCTGGAGACAATCAGTTGTGTTCTATTTGTAAATTGTCTCCAGAAGGATCAGATTTAACTGTTAATTGTTGGGAGCCCACTACTCAAGCGCGTAAGACTAATAATCGTAAGCATCCAGTGTTAGAGAAAGAAAGATTACAGAAGAAACGAGATGACCACTGGAAGAAGGTACGAGATAAGCAAAACTCGGACCCAATACGCAAAAGGGTGGCTGCCCAAGCTGCTCTTGCTGAAAAAACAACTGAAAAGAATATCATCCGCAGCACACGTAACTCTGGTAGAGTAAATAAAGACGGAGATCATGTAGCACAAGGCTGTATTACTTTAGATACTAAACACCAATCAGGACGAGAGAATCCTGTGATATGGTTATCAGAACTAGCTAAAGTAGGAGAAGATTCCAAACGAGCTAGTACTTTATTTGGAGCGTTAGTGATAAGAAACAAATTTAATGTAGGAACTGTTGTATTAGCCGAATCTGATTTTGCTAGGTTAATAAAGTGTCTGAATCCCAAGGGGAATAATGAGTAATGTAAGACATAACCTAGATCAGGTTAAGGAAAGAGTTAAAGAGTATCTACCTCAGTACCTCATTCAGATGGGTGTACATGTTAATGGGAGAGGTCTCTTTAAGTGTATTAATCCAAGCCACAGTGATAACAATCCTTCCTGTGGAATAGTACCAGAATCAGACAACAAGGTATTCCATTGTTTTGCCTGTCGTTCCGTGGGAAATATCTTCCATGCGGCTGCTTTCCTTGAAGGGAAGCCTCTGTCTGGAGTAGGATTTTTACATGATAACTTAATTTATCTAGCTACTCGATTTGGGGTAGAGGTACCTGAGTTTAACCCAACACCAGAAGAAATATATGAAATGGAAATCTATTCCGCATATAGTCATGCTGCTATGTACGTGCGGTCATGTACACTATCTGATAGGGTTAAAACTAAGGTAGCTACATTAGGGTGGTCAGCGGATGTAATGTTAAAAACTGGTACTGGGTCTGTAACTAGCTATGAAGACTACATGTCTCGTATGACTAAACCCACATCTGAAGGTGGGTTTGGCCATAAGTTAGACTTCCTAAGAGAGGTAGACCTCACCCGTAAAGCATTGTTTAACCCCGATAACTTGATTTTCACGATCAAGGATGAGCATGGCGCACCAGTAGGATTTGCTGCCCGTAACCTCAAGTATGAGGAAGAGAAAGCAAACTACGATAAGCAGAAGCAAGACATCATCAATCTGAATGGAGAGGATGCTCCACAGTTGAAGGAACTCTGGCACCCAACAAAGTATATTAATACTGCTGAGACTGGTATGAAGAATCACATCTATCAGAAATCAAAAAGATTATATAACTTCGATCGTGCTCGTAAGCGGACCCCACCACTTTATGTAGTAGAGGGTTATTCCGATGCAGTAACAATGGACGCCGCAGGTATCCACAATGTGTGTGCTATAGGTTCAATTAGTTTCACTAAGGAACATTTGAACTTAGTACTTAATGTTGGTGATAAAAACGGGGAGTCCATAAAGCATATCATCTTCGTGTTAGACGCGGATGATGCTGGTGAAGAAGGAACAAGACGATTCGTAGCTATGCTTGAAGAGACAATGGCTGGGCATATCGGACTGCGCGTGGAGATTATATCTATGCCAGAGGGAACCGATGACCCGGACGCGTTCATTCGCATGCATGGGCTAGCGAACGGCGGAGCGGCCCTCCGTAATCTTGAGCACTTAGATATGTTCTCTTGGCGACTTAGGAAGGCTATTAAAGATGGCGAAGACCCGTTAACATTGTCGGAACGTATAATTCCAATGATAGTTAACGAGCAGAATTATCTACAACGTATGCGCATGTCCGAGCAGTTAGCCAGTCAGACTGGTCTAGACAAGCAAGGTGTGTGGCGTGAAGTAATGCGTAGGGTAGATGACGACGCTATGCGCTTGGAAGAAGAGAAGGTTCTAATTGCCAAGCGGACCTCTAGTGAATTGGCTAGGAATTCCAAAGACATACAAAGTATCCTATCTTCTGCTCAAATTCAAGTAGAACTGATTGAGCGTAGAAGATTAGGATATGATCCTTCTAATGTAATGAAGTCGGTTGAGTATGTATTTGAACAATCTGAAGCTAATATTAGTGGAATTGAACTCATAACTGGGTTCAAACATTTGGATGAAGCCTTGGGTGGCATGCCAAAAGCAGAAAGTTTCCTCTCTGTGCCAGGAAAGCCAAATCAGGCCAAGACGACATTTCTTCAGAATTTAACTTGGAGGTTGTTGGATAATAATCCAAATGTTATTGTACTCTTCCATACAGTTGATGATGCATTGAGTGCTTTTGTGCCAAGGATGTTGGGTGGTAGATATAACCTACCTAGCGTGTGGTTCAAACGTTCAGGTTATTATATGAATGACCCTGTTGGTATAAAGCAAACTCAAGAGTGGTTACAACAACATGATATTACTATGACATTCGAAGAGCTCCATGGCATAGCAAATCAATGGATAAGGAAACAGATTGAATCAGAACGTCTAGTATTAGCAGACGTGGTTGGGCTGCCCGGGTCTCTACCAGCGTTAGAAACTTGGGTTAAAAATCTGAGACAGAAGTTTCCTGATAAACCATTGATAGTCATAGGTGATAACTTCCACCTGTTTGATCTCCCCGGATATGATATAGGGGAGGGCAAGACGCGTGAAATGTCTATGTTTATCAAAAGATTAGCCAATCAACAACGTTGTACTTGTATATTCTCCTGTGAACTACCTAAGGAATCATTGAGACCGGGCGTTAGACCTAGAGTGTCTAGAATTAAAGGCACATCAGGTGTAGCCTATGACGCAAATGCGAATCTTGGAGTCTACAATGACCTTAAGGATTTGGAGAGTAAAGCTACTATATTCTGGACAGATGACAAAGATTTAGATACTGTAATTGGTAATGGTGGGATATGTAATCATGTCCCAAAGAGAAAACCAATAATTGAAATAGTTATAGATAAATCTAAGTTATCTAGTTTTGATGGAACTATTTATTATAAACTGTGGCCAGAAACTGGTAGGATGGAAGAAGTATCAGATGAAGAACAATCCTTATTCAGAAGCAGAGCAGCAGAATACAATGGCTCTGAGATGTCTTCATCGTATGCGACAAATAGGAGAATGTAGTGCGGGATTTTATTGTGTATACTTCAAGCCCAATTAATGGTCTAACATTTTCAGAGGCAACTGGCTGGAGGACTTATGTAGCTAGCCAGCTGTCCCCTTTTAATATTCGATGTGCTTCTCCATTACGAGATCAAGAATATCGTAGCTACACAGGGGTATTGGGGTCTACTACCAAAGAAGCTGGCTTATTGACTGCTAGTAGAGCAATTATGACTAGGGACTATTTCGACTGTGTTAGGGCAGATATGGTACTAGTAAATTTACTAGGTGCAAAGAGGGTATCTATAGGAACTTGTATGGAGTTAGCTTGGGCTTATCAGGCTCGGATACCAGTGGTATTAGTAATGGAACCTTCTAATATACATAATCATCCGATGATTACAGAGTCAGTAGGTTGGATGGTAACAACTCTAGATGAAGGGGTGCACTTAGTTAAACATGTGTTACTACCTGAAGGGGCTGGGTGTTTAGTAACACAAGCTGATCATGAGTCTGAATCCTGTAGTTAATGAAATTGAATTAGACCGGGTACTGTTATGTCCTATGATGGTACCCGGTATTGATAATAATATGTGGGCTTATGAGTGTGCGTGTGATACGTTACGCTGGGCCATACGTAAGACCTTTGATTGTTATAACCTTTCCCTAAAGGAGATACGTGATAAGTATATGTTATTTTGGGACGCTCTATGGTTTAAAACTCATCAGATAGTAAGTAAAGATGATATACCATTAAGCGGGCCTTATTGGAAAGGTCCTAGACAGGCTATTAAAACATCTAAGAAAATATATGATTTTCTTAAGCTGTGCTATATCTTAATGCCAGAACAACCTTATGAGTTGCCTTTAGAAGGGTATACTATTCAGGGAAGATACAGTCTTGTTCGTAAACGTGGTAAGAATAGCATTGTTATGATATTGGTGTACGAAGCAGTTGAGCGTAACCATCATTCAAAACCGGAGAGCACACTACCTCAAGCAAGTTCTTTAGCTAGGTATATCCACGTTAAGAATACTTATCATGAATATAAGGAAGTGGGTATTTATCATCTTCCTTTGATACATGGGACACCTTGGATTAACAAGTATGTAGAAGAACGTTTGGCAACAAACATGTTAAGATCTATAGTTAATGTAATAAAGGTTAAACCTTTTTATGCTATCCCGGGCTCACATTGTGAACATTGCTCAACTAAACCTTGTTTGGAGGTACTACGTGAAAAAAACCAATTCTTCGGAATCATTTGACCCAGAGCCAATGAAGATCATTGGTAAAGATGGTCAGATAAAGACTGTAATCATAGGAACAGACGTTACAGAACTCAATCGTTTACATGTACATGTTATAGATTACGAGCAGCATCCTGTGTGCTTGATCTGTAAGCGTGAACTATCTGAGGAAGAGGTAAATGATGCTATGTACATGTTATAGAACGCGAAGAAATCTTATAAGAAGAGGGTAAATTAACGCAGAAATCACTAGATGATGTAAAGCATAACAAATTAATCAAAGAGGAGCTATCTGATGCCCACGTACGAGCACCAAGAGAATAATGAAAATCAAAAGAGGGGTGTCCAACAGAACCCCACCGATCGTATATCACGAGCGGTAAACCCTATGAACACTCCGATTGAATGTGAAGAGTGTGGTGGTACTTATTTCTATACAACCTATGCAGAACAGTTTGCAGGTTCTGGATATGGTTCAGTAGAATTTCGTTCACTTAGTCCTAGTCCTATGCCTATTAGAATCTGTTTATGCGGTCACCCATTAGTACCAAAGCAAACTGCCCAAGGTGGCTCGCAAGTCACTTTATCTAATAGACAAGCTTTCTTTAATTCCGCTTCTGCAGCTGTTGACCGTCGTAAAAAGCTACGCCCAGATAATTTATTGAAGGTAGTGGCTAGTCAAGCGGACTTTGAATCATTGAGAAGTTCAATGTCTGACACTCAGATAAAGATACTAGGGCGTATAGAGGAATTAGAAGATAAACTAAAAATGGTAGAAACGAAAACTAAGGCTGAACAAGTTTTAGAAACTACACCTGAAGCACCTAGGATCACAAAGAAATCAGGAAAATAACCCCATGGAACAATCGATCTCGTACAGAGACCCAGTTCGAAATGTTAATCAAGAATATCTAGCAAACCTAGAGATCGTTTCTAATAAGGTTTATCCATTACCGGGAGCAACTTTCGATCGTGTTGGTGAACCTGATAAGCGTTTACAACTGTCCCCTTCTAATATCCAGCAGAATAATAAAGTAACATACTTTGAACACATTGCTACTGTGTATCACCGTCCCTCCAAGAAATACTTTGTAGCTTTCCGTGAAACTATGGATGCTTTGTATGCTAGGCAAACGGATATGAATAAGTATCCGGCATGGTTAATGGATAGCGAGCGGAAGAAGTCAGAGCTAAAGATTTATATTTATATGGTGAGGGAATCCTCTCCCGGTGTACCTATAATCCCGTCTAAATTACCTACATTATCTACTCATGAGGACTGGTTGGTTCATATAGGAGATGGTCCAGATTGGGTATTTGACACTGTAAGTTATTTCTTACTAAAATGTGCTAAAGTGCTTGACGATAGTATGTATCATTCAATTGCAAGATAGGAGAACGTATGGCAGTATTAACAGAACGTGTTGACGGTGATCTATGGAAGCGAGTTAAAAATACGTTTTCCGAAGCGTCCTCATACAAAGTAGATTATGATAACAGTAGTAGGGTTTATCATGTAACCTTATTTTTCTTGTCTGGGCACACACAAATGATTTATTTACCAGAGAGTGCGGTTACGTCTATGTCTACTGGGATGGGCGCAGATCTGGAAGAACTTTTGTCTTTATATAAAGCAGACCAAGATATATATAAAACTTTACAAATAGCATTCCCAGAAGGGAATTCTTATGGATTCCGCGTTGTAGGAGACACCACAGAATGGATAGGCAGGATTAATTATCCAGACGGTACCTCACAAGTAGTAGAAGGTAAGGGAACAGAAATAGTTTTAACTCATGCTAGAAAGTCTGAAACAAATAAACATAGTTCTTATGTTGATTTGCAGAAAGAGCTTATAAACTTTATTGAAGACCCACAAATTCTGAGAGATCGAATGGCAATGCGTGCCTTATACGGTGCAGAGGAAAGCTTTGATTCTTTATTCGAAGAACGAGAGGAATAGTGATTCCCCATTGGTTACTAGTAGTTATAGCAATCCATATAATGGTGGACTTCTTTGCCTTGAGTGTAGTAGTTGTTGTTATAAACATGCTTTTACACGATTTAAACGAGACTAATGTGAGATTATCATCAAGTATAGATGATATTAGAGACACTATTCTAGATGTTGCTGTCTTGTGTGTAGAAGTTGAAGATCTTAAGATTAAGCAAGAAGAGCCTAAGACTAAGCAAGCTGAAAATATAGTTACTTATGATAACTTGCCTACATCTGACAACCAGCAACAGCCCGACATGATCGATTCATTAACATACGAGAGGTTGTCTTAATAATGGAAGATAAGAAGAAAAAGAAGCAGCGTAAAATGCCTTCTGCACCCATAAAAGCACCACAAAGCAACATCAAAGGGATAGGTAAACAAGGAATAACCACTGGTGGATTAGTTCCTTCTGTAGTTGCCCCTAGAAGTGGTCAAGGAACCACTCCTAACCCCGGCACTGGCGCTGGGATTATGCGTGGGTGGTTGTCTAATGATCGAAAGAAAGGCAAGTAGTGCCAAAGACAACAGCGGAAACAGCCGTCATTTGGTTTAGTCCTATATGTAATTTAGTATTAGCTCGTTTGCAAGCATGGGACGCTTATTATGATAGTGTCCATGGTTACAAATTAACACTACCTATTATAAGACAAAAGCGGAGTATGTATTATAATGTTAAAGTAGAAGTTATTAGTACACGTAAGTTTATGGAAGGTACGCAAGTAGTGGATAAACCTACCGCTTATATTCATTCTATTCCATGGACTTTAATAGAACTTGATCATTTAGTCAGGATTGTAACTACTTTGCGTCCTAAATCCACCGAAGAAGAAATAGTATTGAAGATGAGGGACTTATGGACAAATCCAAATGGAACTCTATTGTCCGGGGGCTACAAAGTTCTGGCGTTACCATTTTATCAGGGGGCAATAAAAAGTCTGATAAACATATTAATGGAAGCAAAGAATGGAGTAGTAAATCGGGGGATAGCACAGATAAAGAATCAACAATCTTCCAAGGGAAAAGATCTATTCGAGGTGTAAATGAACACAAAGTTACGAGAGAATTTGAGAGTAGAACCTGCGCTAGAAAGACTGCCTTCCCTAGTAAGAAGACAGCAAATTGGGCTAAGGAGCAGATGGCGGAATCTGGGTTACATGTTTATCGTTGTACAGTAGATCCAAACCATTGGCACATAGGTAGAAGACATGGAAGATGGGAATAATGGCAGGGATTAAACCTCGAAGTTGTAAAGCTAAGGGAAGAGTTTTCCAGCAACTAGTAAGAGATAAGTTAAGGGAAGTTGGAAAGATAGTAAACTTAGTTAATGAAGATATTGAAAGCCGAGGCATGGGACAGCCGGGGGTTGATATAATTTTATCTCCAGCGGCCCAACGTGAACTTGGTAATCTACAAATTGAATGTAAAAAAGTAGAGAAGTTAAATGTAATAGAAACTTATATGACACATGCTAATAGATACAAAGATATCGAAGGGGAGAAGCTGCTTATCCATACTAGGAATAGCACTTCTAGCAAGAAAATCCCTGTTCTTGTTACGTTATCCTTGGAAAGCTATCTAGCAATGATAGAAGATATAATTATAAAAGATTTTGTTATAAAAGGGTATGAAAATCTAGAAGTAACTGGAAGCAATAATAAATATAAGTAAATTATAATAACTTCTTTTGACTCAATGAGTTGTATTAGTGTATAATAAAGATGTTACTGGGTACAATTGCTTCTGGTGGGGACTAGGAGCAAGTCATTGTATAGAAATTCAAACTTAAGTTCTTCTCACTATGCCTCTAAATGGAGGGTTCCAGTTGAGGAGGATTTCAATAACCGTGAAGAAGTTAATCTTCTAGGGGTTACCTATGCTTCTCTACCCCCAGAAGCGGATAGGGAAGCTATCCTATTACGATTGATGGAGTATTTTCATGGTTATCTGATGAAATATTTACATATGATCGTTCGTGGTAATATGCCTCCTATAAAGTCTGCTGCTGGTAGGGATACTGTAGTCTTCCTCAAAACTTTAGTACCAAAGACGATGGATAAACAAACCATCTCTAGGCCCGTCCTTCAGAACGTATGTAAAACACTACACCTAGCATTTAAACAGATGACTTGTGATGATATATATGATATACTTGTCCTATGTTTAATGAGAGCTGTGGATAAGTATGACCCAACGTATACAGACAAGGTACGAAGGGTACACGAAACAATCAACGAATCGTTTCCAAAACGTAGGGGCAAATCAACAATCGAATTTACAGCAGCGGAAATTACCTCCAGACTCGGTTTTGATAGTACTGGCTGTATTCGCTTGCTGGTGCGCAAAGGTTTTCTCTCCAGTGTTGCTGGGCCGAAGAAGAAAATCACAGGATATAAAAGGCTTTCATGGCCACCCCCCAAGTCCTTTTTCGAGTCTGGGCCGGTTGGTCTCACCTATTTCATCCAGATGTACTTCAGATACTACTTACATGAATACATCTCAGCAGAAATGTCATCCATCGAGTCCCAAGCAGGCATGTTGCAACTCGATTATAGAAGTGGAAGAGCCCCTGACAATGATGTCTTCTCTTCTAAAGAGTTCGGGATGCCTAACGCAGACGGTGACTTCACTGATTCCGATGGGCAATCTTGGTCAGCGGATACAGTCTTAATAAGACAACCATTAGACATAAGTGAAATGTCTTTAGGTTGGGTTCAGGAAACTAATGACAAGTTATTCAGGAACCTAACACCTATGGAAAGGAATATCCTTCGAATGGTGTGGGTTCTTGAATATAGTTGGAAGGATGTTGGTGCCGTTCTTGGCTGTGATAGCCAAACGGCTAAGAAAAGATATTCTGAAGTCATGCTATATCTTAAAGGACACGCAGTACGCCTTAGAAAAAAGCCCTCTGTTTAGAGGGCTTTACTTATCCAGTAAAAACAAATAACGAAGAACAAATAAATCATTAATTTGTTCTTCGTTGCTATTTATAGGAAACTTCTTTATAATCCTTGGTTATATCTCTTACAGATTTGATATCTATTGTATATTGTTATAGTTTTATTTGTTTATTGTTTCTATTGTTAACAAGTGATATCAAAAAATGCTACTTGAAGTTTCTTCGACCTTTTTTTTAACCGGATAAGATTGAACCCTAATTTGCCCCGATGACCTGCCAATTACTACCGTCTGAAACTACCTGTACAAACTGATTCTTGTTAAGAAGTTGATAGTTTGGTAATATATCTATAGTTTGGCTATTAATAGTTATAATGTTCACAATTCCAACATCCGTATCTGCCTTCTTGATGTAATACACTTTACTTAGAAGGGTGGTAGCGTCCGGCAACGTAATGGTAACCTCTCCTGAACCCGGTGTACACAATAGCAGCCCATCTGTGATAAGGAGTGGGCGGTCCACATTTGTTGAGGCTATAGAAAGACTTGGAGGTGTGACCCAAACCACAGCACTACCTGTAGAGGTAAGAATTTGACCATTGACCCCTACTGAAGCTTCTGAATCTTTAAGTGTGCTAGTAATTGAAACATTAGGAACGACTAGATCTTCAATGGATAAAACACCATTAACATCAATCCCACTGTTTAACACACCAGCGAAAGCTCCTTGATTATTCCACTGCAGTTGACCGTTGTTGCCACCTGCGGTAGTCGCTTGTGGGTTAATAGTGGCTACGATGTTTCCATTACCAACATCAGTAAAATTAACGCTAGCACTATTTTGTAGATTCAGTAATGTTTGTGAAGAACCATTTGCGTTGTTAACCTGAAGAACTACACCGGCATTACTTCCTTTGGAGGTTGTTATACTGCTTAGAGCAGTTTGCACGACAGCAAGTGCAGACTTTAAGTCATCTATCTGGCTCTGTACCACTAAAGCATATTGGCTTAGGGTAGTTGTCATCCCTCTTACTTCACGAGACAAAGTCTGGGTGACCCCATACGCTCCAGTGGGCAAACCTTGCCCGTCTAAAGCAGCCACCTGCTGTGTTAAAGCGTCTACCATCTGTGATAGCTGTTGTGTTGTATAGTCACTCATTAGTTTTCTCTACTGATGGAGTAGAGCTCCTTCCTTACCTAAATATTGCCTACTATTTAAAAGACTAGAGCCCATCTCTTGAGCTGCCTTCTGCCGCATTGTATATGCTATTTCATTATCTTCGTAGTTACCACCGAAATGCATTCGTTTTTGGTATTCACCAACGTCTTTGAACTCAGTGACAGCAGATTCTACATTTCTTCTAATGCTCTTGTCCATACCAATATTAACCGCTGCACCCACTACACCACCAATTACTGCTCCTAAACCCGGAATTGGGATTATCGCCTGTCCTAAAGTTGCAAATGCTGTTACTGTGGCATAACCTGTTACTGCTGTAGCAGCAGCACCAAGACCAGAGGCGACTTTGTTGCCTCTTTTACCATATATCGTAGACGCAGCTATATCTGTTAAAGCTATAAAGGGGAAAACTCTTTTAGCAAATGCCCCAAACTTATCATGCTGAGCAAATATTTGCAGTGCGCCTTCGCCTACATCTCCAACTTGTCCTAATGTATAGCTACCTATTGGTGTGAACATATTTATCCTTGATTAGCTAGAGTTTTTAGCATAGCTCTTACTCTATTAGGCTCTTTCTTTACTTCACATTCCCAAATAACTATTAGATCATAGCCACGATTCCTGAAATAGGCGTATCGTCGACCATCTTTTATCTGTGCTATTTTCTGATTTTGGGTTGGCTCCTTATTACAAATCATACAGCCGTGCCAATAACAACCATTTAATTCTACTATAGTGCGTGGAGGTAGGAAAACATCTACGTGGCATCTTCCTATTGCTTTCTCTCGCACAAATGGGATTTCTTCCTCTTTTAACCACCCACCTACTGTGATTTCTAAACTACTTCTAGGTCTTCGCCGATTAGCTTTACGTATCGCGCTATATGGTATAGATTTGCGTGGAGGACGTCTTATCTTCGGCTTTCTAATTCTTCCCATAGCCCTCTTTATATAATTTATACATTAATTACCAACTACTCTCGGAACTAACAGCACCAGTACTACTCATTGTACCAGTGAACGGTCCATAAACGGTTCCACTTCGAACGTTAGCAGCACCCGGATCAGCTGGCACCACCGTAGCATGGCTATTTACAACCCCAAGCGTATAACTAGCATCCTTCGGATAGAGAATGTAACTAGTAGCTGAAGGGGTAAATAGAACTGGAGTCAGTGCACCCAGTCCTTTTAATCCATTAATCAATGAGCCTGTGAGTGTAATAGTGGAAGTACCAGTATTACATCCTGTAGCTGCAGTTGTATTTGAACCTATGCAGTTGCCAATAATAGTAGTTGCCCCGGTCCCCACAAGATTCATACCATAGGATGATCCACTTCCGCTACCTGCGGTCACGTTGCCAATTATGGTTGTAAGACCATTTCCAGACACACTGTAATACCCATAAGTTGACGATGTTGTCCCACCTGTTATACCACCAATAATATATAGAGCCACCGTTCCATGAGTGGTAGATACACCATAAGCGGAAGCTACACTGCCTCCAGTGATATAACCGCATATAGTTCCACCACCACTGGTTCCTGACACAACTAGCGCTGGTGATTTAGTGGCTGTGACGTTCATATGTGTAATGATATTGGTTGCAGTTGCATAAGTGAATCCACCACCATTCGTCGTGTTCGTCTGAATGGTTGGAGTAGTGCCCCCAGTGCCACATACTCCAGCGCTGGCTCCGCTCCAGCCTGACCCCGGTTCGGTGGTGATGGCGATAGCAGAACAGCCGTTGGAGTCGAAGACATCCGTGCTCGTACCACTGCCCCAAGCCAGCGTTGCTCCACTCCCAGTGACGCAGTTTCCTCCGGAAGTGGCGTGCCACGTAATTGCGCTAGCATTGGCTGTCCCACTATCCGCATACCAAGTCGCCGCATGAAGAGCTCCAGCACATAGTATTATACAAATTAAGAGTAGTTGTTTCATAAATCTCCTATCTCGTTGTTGTCATTGTGCAACGGAGTACCGTACTAATTCCATCTGCCACAAAGGTCCAGTTTGTCCAAGCGTTCGATGCAATGGTGTAATGAGTTCCGCTCACCGTACCACTTGCCCATGAATTTGTTGCTGTGACTGCCCCAGTCAATAAGGCATTAGCGCTATTGTCCGCTACGTTTCCAGTCGAAGAACCGTTGTTATCCGAGTAGCATTTAACGGCTGTAGCTGTGTACGTTACCCCGTAGACATTAAGACATCGCGCTGGTAAATTATATGTGCCGGCTGTAATCGCAGCCCCACCATTCCATAATCCTACTGAGCATGGTTCTATAGTATATTGTGTTGGAAGTGTATAAACCGCAGGCGCGACCCATGATCTCACACCGGCAGTAGTAGACGAAAGATAATAATTATTCGCAGCCGGAAGACCTAAGTACCCTTCCGAGCCACCCGATGCACCAAGCATCGAACATCCTACTGCACTACTTGTCGCTGTGTTACAAGCAAAGCTAGTACCGTATGGATAACTGGGATTGTTAGCCACTGTGATTCCAGCGCCGTTATTCAGGCCTAGTGTGTTTTGCGCAGCGTTGGCGCTTCCGTTTGTCGTAAAGGTACTGGGCGGAAGTGTCAACCCCTTCGACGTTAAGCTGGACATGTTCATGTAAGATGCCGCAGCACCCGGCACGGACATGAAGTTATAGGTAAATGCCGGATTCGTTCCGGTGCCCATTGCGCCTTGGAGGTAGCCACAGAAATTTGCCGCCGCCGACCCATTCCAGCCCGATCCGCACAGGCCCAGGTAGTAACTGTTTATATTTGCTCCGCTGGTAGCCACGCCGGCAGGCCCAGCGTAGATGCTCTGGAAAGTTTGATTAGCACTCCACGGGTTGCTTATTGTGTAATCTGCAAGGGTTGGCGAAGCTATTGGACTAAATTGCCCAACTGGATTCCAATAAATGCCTCCGTTTACAATCAACGAGATACCAGAGTGGGCTGAGAGTGTGGAGGGTATGTGGGCATCAAGTATAGCCCCTCCTGATGCAGTGATCGAGCTACCTGTTGAGCTGTTGTTGTAAATCCAGAATGGGCCGAGATTGCCAGTCAACGCAGGAAGCACGACAGCGTTCCCATTCGTTAGGACTGCACCAGAAGTGGACGATAGAGTGACAGTGCCTGCATCAGAGACTTGGTTCAGAGCAAGAGAAGTCGGTGCAGAAGAACCACTAGTTCCACTGAAAGCACCAATTGGGTTGTAGTAAATACCCGAATTGACTACAAAAGAAACTCCAGTACCCGGTGCGATTGGAAATAACGCTGAAAGATGTGGATTGGCTACTGCCCCACCTGTAAAGGAAACCGCACTACTTACTAAACCGTTATTAAAGACCCAGAATGGTCCAACATTTCCAGTCATCGCCGGAAATATAAGAGGTTGGCCGTTTGACAGCACAACCCCAGAAGTCGGAGTCAGAGTAAACGTAGCGCTTGGCGTGACTTGACTCAAGTTTAATGAGCTGGTTGTAGATGAAGACGAGTTCGCGGACCCACTGCCTCCTGGCAACTTCATCATATGGTTATAAGCCAAGGACATCTGCCAGTAACCGCCTGTAATGCCCGTTGTTGGGTCGTTCCCATTTGGATGGAAGTCGTCGTGGTGTTGCTTCGACGTAGACCCTACATCTGCTGTGGTAGTCCACGCGACTGAGTTAAACCCCGGCTGGCTAAATGTTATAGTGTTACCAGAGATACTATTAACGCTCCAGAAGTGGGTGTTTGAAAGTTCTGTGTGCGTCGTGGTTCCCCAGATCGTGTGATAGTCACCGACATACACCCCAGCGGGGATCGGCAACGTCGAAACCACCGTCAGAACCGATACGCCATCGTAGGCCGTAGTGCTGATCGGGACATACGCGTTGTCGAGATAGAAACTGGCTACGTCGCTACACCCAAGCGGCTGGATCGGACTTGCCGGGAAGCTCGCGTAATCTCCCGCAAGGCCGCATACATAATAGGCATTCAATCCATCGTTCTGTACTAAGGAAAGGTCAGTCTGAATCATTCCGTCATAAACATTGGTGGGGTCTGATGGATATGTCTCTGTTCTCGTTACTCCGCCTTCCCAAAGGCTAGGTGGCCCGCCTGCAACTGGGGTAGATGCTGCGATACCTGTTCCGGGTGTTGCTGCAGCGATAAAACTGAATCCCATGCCAGAGCCGGTCGCTCCAGTAACTGTGAAGGTAAGAATATGAAAACCAGCGGACACTGGGTATCGCCCTGCCAATGGTGCTGATTGTGGTCCTCCACTCGTTCCAATAGGTGGGGCGAAGACATTGTTGTGTGTGCATATACAATTTCCAGCGGTTCCGGGGTTACCACTGTTTAATGTATCAACTGTTATACCATCTATGGCGAGAGTCGCCTGACCACTATTTCCATCCAATTGTTCATACTGAACATATATTGGTCCGCCAGTTGTCGTGATCGGAACAGTGAGCGTGGACCCGTTCGCGTTCGACTCAAGCGTCGGAGCTAGTGTGCCAATGCGAGATGTATTCAGTACCCAAGTCCCACTCTGTACAATCGCTCCATTTGTGGCTTGGACTGTATTACTCAACGGGATTAAAGCACGCGATAGAACGGCAAGATGTGATTTTACAAAGATAGCTTTTTGGTTCACTGATGAACCATAGTTAGCACCATCATTTAAACCGTCTTGCAAGGTCATTCGTGGTGCTGCTCCATAGGCGAATGGACCTAGTGGGTACAGTTGTAACTGAGCCACATCGGGCATCATAGAACCGTCCCAAGCAACGATGTTCGTTACGCCGGGTGTCTGCAAACCAAGAAAGTAATTGAATCCGTTTCCATCGTCGATATTGTTCCCGCCGTAAGCTCCCTTGGCTGTTGAGTCGCCCATTGCAAGTAGCCCGGAAGGTTGCCATCCTGAAATATTCGATGAATTAAAATTACCGGTTGCATCGAGTTCAGCTAACTTTGTCCAGTTTGCCGAAGTAGTACAAGGACTAGCATTACACTTATATAACCCAGTCCCAGAAACATTAAACAACGATCCCTGAGCAGCTCCTGTGGGTAGACTGCTGCCATAACGAATAGGGGTAGACACACCACCTTGCTGACCTAATAGAGTAAGGCTAGCAAATATAGTAAATATCGCGATGCGTAGTAGATTTTTCATTAATTAGCTCCGATTACTTGCCAGTTGCTACCGTCACTCACGACTTGTACAAACTGACCTTTGTTAACCAAATTGTATCCTATATTAGAATCAATCGTTTGACTGCTAGTTGTAATAATATTTACTGATCCAACACCAGTATCAACCTTTTTAATGTAGTATACATACGAAGCGTATGGAACTGCGCTAGGTAGTGTTAAGGTTATCCCACCTGAACCAGAAGTACAAAGGAAAACACTGTTCGTTGCAGAAGTAATATTACGATTAGAATTTAACGGGACCGTAGTAGCACCTGTAGTAGGTACAATAGGTGCTGGTGTATTTGGCGATATTGGATACATATTACCAGTGGCATCTACAGTAAAACTCTGTGATGTAGTAGAACCAGGCGTTGTACTTATCGCGGCTGCGTTATGTACATTACTGGGCCAAGTAAAAGCGTGTCCTCCTACACCTTGTTGTGTTATTAAAAATGTAACTACTTGCGCGCTTGATTGATTAATTACTACTGGCGCTGTTACATCACCACTTAGTGCCATTTGGAAGGTGAGTAATCCACTAGAAGGAGAACAATCAAAGGTTGGGGTGGCAGAATACGGCACTTCTGTTAAGGCTCTTGGTAATACGTTTGATCCTCCGGCCCCTAATCCTGCTACTACTTCTATGGCATTAATCTCTGCTTCCAAATTCTGTATGGTATTTAATATAGAGGTTATCTGCCCAGAAAAGTTATTTAATACCGCTGAAACATCATTCTGGTTGGTGGTAGCCAATCTAGATTGTAGCGCTGCTAACTGAACCGTTTGATTACTAAGGGTAGTCTTAAACGTTTGTAACATACCATTTAATACTCTTAATGAGTCTGCTATACTTAGTGGGGAACCATTGGAAAAGAATAGTGAACTTGTATCACTAGTATCGCAATAGATAGTTCTACCTTCTACCCCAACTGGATCCGAAATTGGCAACATCGCGGTATTAGGTAGAGAATTGAGTAAAACACGGACGGTATCATTTAAGAACGATACTACCGCCGCCAGATCGGTTAATTGCTCTCTTTCACAATCATTATAATCTTGTGAAGAGGGAGACCCATTTAAGGGAGCCGTTCTTAGAGTGGACACAAGCTCAATTGTTTCAAGATTTAGTGGTGATGTAGACATTATCTATTCCTAAATAGTATACCAAGATTTAATACTCTTGGAGAGTCGCCCCATAGAACACTGGGCTGGAAGCTATGTCTTCCGTGTCAAATTTGACCTGTAGAGCAGCAGTTATCGTTGCTGGGCCACAAGTATAAGTTATTGTATAAGAGGAACCGAAGTTCGCGAATGGATTACTAGAAATTATATAAGGTTGCCACCCGCTGGAACCCTCGACTAAGCCAATATAAGTTCCTAATAGGTTCTGCTGCGCCCCATAAGAAGGAACTAATCCTGGAGCTAAATCTATAGTTTCTCCAGTAGCATCAGATACTACGTGAACAGTATTTAAATAAGTATTTAATGGTAGTTCTGTACACAGTATGCCAGCGTATTCACAAGTGAATATAGCTGGGCGCCCTTCCCCGAAAGAGGAAACCGTAGCCCCAATAGTGGTAGGCCAGCTTGGTTCCTCGCTACCTGTTGTACCCGCTGATGTGACTTGGTAAACGAATCCATTATCAACAGAGGGTCTAACAATCATTCCTAATGGATATAAAGTACGCGACATAAAGGTCCCATTCGGGTATGATGTTAATTCTGCTGTACCAGAAACTATCATAAGACCGGGTGTAGTTGGCCATCTAGGCTCTCCAGTAGCTTGTAATACACCACCATAAGGAGCTTGATAAGCGAATCCGTTAGGTATAGTTGGGACGACAAACTGTCCGGGTGTTAATGATAACCCATTTAAAAATGTAGAGTACTCTAATGATACATCTGAAACATTCTGTATAGAAATAACGCTTGTCCCCGGTAATGGAATAGGGGTATTCGGAGTAACTTCTACAAATGGTGCTTGTGCCGACCCCTCTGGCGTTAATGACAAATAATAAGAAATTCTAGGGGTAGTATCTGTTATAAGCATTGCTTGAGATGATTCTGGAATAAAAGTCAATGAATTCATCATCAAGAAGGACTGTAAAGAATATTCTATACCAGTAGCATTGAAGTTAGTCAGTCCAAACGTAAAACTATACCCATTTGGGGTATCTGCCATTACTGGTGTTATCTGGAGGGTGAAATACTTTACGTCCATTGAGGGAAACCAAGCACTAACAGTATAACCACTTAAATCTATTGATGTAGCCTGTGTATAATTTACTCCATCTGAGGAAGCACTAGCAGTCATAACCGGTGTAGAAGATATTGCTGATATATCTACAACAATTACATTAAGATTAACTGGATTATCTAATGTTATGCTAAAAGATCCAGTTGGTATAGCCCCACTTGTAGTTACAGTCCATAAAGTATTAGTGTCATCTAAGGTTTGTACCGTTCCTATATTAGATGAAAATACTGTTGAGGCTACGGATGCAGTTACGAAGTTTGGTCTCTGCTTAAGTGTGGAGCTTTGTGAATCTATACGAACTGTGGCACTAGATTGTGTTTGATCCACAGAAAACATGTCACCAACACTGAAGTTAGCATAAATACCATAGGTATCCAACCTATTTGCCCGCTGTCTATGAGCATCTATAGCCGACATCCTACGATTTAAATCTATCAAAGTGGTTGTATTAGTATTACCTAACTCACTAAGTGTTAACGTACCTTGGTTTACCAGCGATTGCAGAGCTTCTAGATAAGTAGAAGCACTTGCTTGTTCTCCTAATACAAACGTTGGTAAACTTATCGGGGTTATAGATGGGGTTGACATATTTAAACCTTTTCAAACCTTGCTTCGTATAGCAAAGGTGTATAATAGCTCTGAAGATCAGAGATAGAAGCGGCTCCAAGAGCACTTGTAACATAGCTAACTACTATATTAGTCTGTGGTCCAGAAAAAGATAGAATTTGATTTGCAAAATTATACTGTACGGTAGTTAGATACACATTTCCCATTTTGACTTGTAATGTGCTCGGTAGTGGTATCTCTCTGAGTGGCACTGGTCCGACAATAGAACTAAACGTCAATACTCTCTGACTAGTTCCGTTACCTAACGGGATATACGTAGTGTTACTTAAGGTATAATTAGCGGAACTTGCTGGATCTAGAACATTGCTATTAACAGTCTGAGCAGACATATTAAATGCTTGTGTATTCCTATTTAGTATAGCTCTATACCATAGGTATCCTGTTGGAATCGTTATAATATCCCCCGGAATAACTGGGATATAAGTAGAACTATTGTAACTTATTTGATGACTCACAGAAACCATCGGGGACCACGTCAGTTGATTCGTAGTAAATTCTACAGTTCCTACAGGTCCAAGCATGCGATTACCCACAAATGTTGCAGAAGGACCATATTGTAATTGGTATATCGATAGGTTTCTTAACCCAATAACCCCCATCCCAGAGGTATCCTCTATTACCATACGCAATGTAGAGGCGTGTCTTGGTGGGAAATCTAATATTAGCTCTCCTAAATACTTTCCCGTTATTCCGTCTAATAGAATAGAGTCTTGATTGATATCTAGTAGAACGTCCTCATATAAAGTACCGTCTGGAGATGTAGCTAACGTGGTTATGTTCATTCCATTGTATTCATCCAGCGTCAATATAAGTCTATTTATTACCTGTGAGCTTGGAAAGTTTAATAACAATTCCAATTCTGTGCCATTCCAAACCATAGATGTTTGTACTTTACCATCTGTCAAATTAGTTAATGATGAGGACGAATCTAATACTCCAACAGAATTTGAACCTATTGTTATAGTTGGAGATATTGTAGTGGTATTCAGAACTGGTAAGGTAGCAACTCCAGCAGAGAAATCTACATTGGCTGTTGTAGCCGTTGTGTTTGTATTATCAGCATTAACAAAGTCTTCTACATACTTGACTGTTGTACTCTGATATATCTTTTCTCTAATGAACTGCCGTAATTGATTCTGGCTCGCCGCAGCTAAATTACATACCCTAGCTGCTGCACTCTCTACCACTAGTATTTCACTTAATATATCTTGTGCGTCTTGATTCAATTGAATGAGATTAGTAGAAGTATCCCCCACTATAGCTGGACCGGCTGTCATAGCTTTTATAGGTTGCATATTATTGCCCAGGGCTATGACATTATTTACCAAGCTGTAAACTGCTGCTTGATAGTCCTCCTTAGTCGAATAATCTAACGCCCTAAGAATTGGGGCTATCCTATTCAATCTATTCATTAATAGTGTTTGAGTTGAATCGCTGCTATTAAACATTTGAGGTCACCTGAATCAAGAATTTCTGTATTAAAGCATCCGTAGATCTGTGGATAAAAGATATCCATACATCTACATTATTAATATCAGCGTGTGGCACAGTTGATGCTAGTGGAAAACAGAAACAACTAGGAGTAGCTATAAGTATCCCTGATAAGTTTTCATCTACTATAACACCATTACCATTATAAGCCTTATAATATAAGTAACAACTATAGGTTCCTGAACCTAAACAATCAAACCTCATTATTTCAGGTGCACCATTAAAACTATAAGGACCAGAAGAGAATACAGTGGGAACTGTACTGCTTCTATCCTCTCCATATATGTTTTCAAATCCAAATTCATATAATACCCCGTCATATTGTACAGGAGACGGTGGCAGACTCCTCTGCACAGCATAAGGTAAAAGTGGTTGTACCTGCGCCATAATAGAACGTCTTAATTGATCATTTGGGTTGACGGAGTAAATCTCGAAAGTGTAATTCTGCTGATAGAAGGTTAATATAGCTTGTTTTACTATTTGCCTTGGAAAGTTTATAGTCAATTCTCTATCTAATATAGTGTTTCCTTGGAATATAGTCGTTGTGTTCTCAAAATCTACTATAGATACGTTTGTTAATATTGTTGGGTACTCAGTATACGTTGATAGGTGTACACCAGTCATGTAAGTAGGTTGCTCAAATTGTACTGTTAAAGTAGCTGTAGCACCTACATTTGTATCCGCTTGATTATTTACTAGTAGATATAGCTCGTAGGGTAGTGGCTTTACTAGGGACATATAAACCCCAGTAGCATTCCCCTCTTCATCTGTTATTGGGAAAGAATAGTTGGGTCCCCAAGGAATTGGAGGAAATAGAGTTTCTGTATCAGGATATGGCCTATCAATATCCAGCATGATTGGTTCACTCCAATCTACTTGATTTACTGAGCATTGATACGATGGGTACATCTCTGTGAACATTACCGTGAAAGAACTAGGTAAGTCTATAGAGGTTAAAGTTCCTGCCAATACACTTGCCCCTCCCTGTTCTGAGTCACCACCTAATGGACCAATCCATCCTTGTAATGTATAATCTGTGCCTTCTGAATAGAAAGTGGTATCACTGAAAACATTAACGTTATTTAATGAGAACGGATAAGAATTAGCTGATAATGTAACGCTACTACTAGATGCAACATTGCTAAAAGATCTTTGTACCTGTCTAGGTGTAAATAATATTCTTACATAAGTAGGGATCATCCCACCTATAGTAGATCCAGAGAGCTGTATATAATTACTAATGTTTATTGAACCACCGGGCAAATTGATGGGGAATTGGATAGTAGCATTTATTTTATTATACGTAACCAATGGATATGGTTCTAACAATGATAGCTCTGTCCAATCGTCCCCATCTAATTGTTCTACCTGCGCATTTCCAGCGTTGTACCCCCAAGTCATATCGTTTATACTTATTTTAGTGACTGGGGAGCTCGGTATTAATCCACCACCTATTAACCCAGTAGATGTTGATAAATATGTATTTATCTCTGGAGAGGGGGTATATATAATTCCTGTATTTGGATCTTTTAATGGTATATCATTAGATATCTTCCCTAATCCCATAGTGAAATCCCATTGGGCGGTTTGAGCACCGCCAAGCTGTGGCATAGATTTACACCAAGCATCAATAGAACCAGCACTAATTAATTGGTCTAGTAGGGAGGTATCCTTCTTGATAACGCTGATAAGTGCATTCGCGGTTGTTGTAAATGAAGAAACTTCTTGTGCTAGGGATGCGTATCTAATAGCTAATAGCTGTAATGGCCGATTTAGGTAATCATCAGTTACCCGCTGTCCGGCAGAATCTGTAGGTAATGCTGCAAACGACTGTGCTTCAGCTATTAATTGTTGTATAGTAGCTGTGTCAAATGTTGCATTACCAGAATAATCGCCTGCTTGAACCGCTTGTGATAGCAAGTTCAATAGACCTTGGTAATACCAAGTAGCTAATTGTGATTCGTATGCCCCTAATAATTGCATTCTAAAGTTCCAGTGCCTCTAAAGCCCGATCTAGTTGGTTTTTATATACTGAGTGTTGAGGTCTATTCTTAGGATAGTCTCTTTCTGCTTGCCTTAGCAGTTTTGCTGCCTCAGCTATATCTTTATATTTCTTCAGAATCTCTTTTGATTCCATTCTTACTCCTATATAACATCAAAATCAACATTTAAGTTGACACTAATCATTTGTAACTGATCTGCTAACTCAGGAATGGTAACTTGGACAATCATAGAAGCCATATCATAAGGTCCTAGAACCCCATCAGCACCACCTGTGCCAACAGCTATCTCTGGTAATATTATCCAAGTTGACGGATCCCCGATATAACCATGTGTTTGATCAAATAATGTGAAAGTCTTACCACCATCAAAACTAATTTGAACTCCACCCGGAGATGTAATATTTTCTGTCCATGGAATAACCTCCGAGTTATTACTTGGTCCTTGTATAAATGCTAATTGATCTGTGTCACCTCCTAAATAAAATCTTACGTTAGTAAAAGTCTCTAATGTATGTAAATCAACGGAAGATGAAGTCATTGTTATGGCTGTTCCTTGTGTCGTTGTTCCAGGAAAGCTTACTGGTAGAGAAAGACCTGTCAATACTTTTGTACCTGATGAATTAAACCCCACTACTTGAGTCCCATTTATCCACCAATTTATATATACTTGTGGTACATGTGTTATTATTAGCATATTATCGCCTATGGGAATATAGTTTCATTACCCTTTTGGTCATAGTACCTTATACTTGCCATAGTTCCCATTGGTAATATAGAGGATACCACACTTGATACATCTGCTGCTGAAATAGTATCTGTTCCATTACTTTGTACGCCTGTTCCATCTGGTGATAGCGGTAGGTAAAGAACTACAACACCACCTATTGGCCATGGCTTCCCGTCCCAATAACCCAAGTCCCAGAAGTTCACAGCTTGTGGTACATCTTGGTGTATAATGGCTAACCCACCACCTCTTACTCTTACATCCTCTACTGTGAACTGATCTATACCAACTGCAGTTCCAGAAACAACTACTCCAAATAAAGTCCCAGTGACTGACGGGTTAGTGTCGTTAGTCAACAACGGGATGCTGCCTTCTTGAGCATCGAATGGGTATACCGCATAAAAGATATTCTTAGTCGGTATCGCCGGGTCATTCTTATAATAAATATTTATTACATTATTCTTTACCAATGGATTTGTGTATGGGTTTACATCCAAATCTATCATTAGGTAGTTTGGTTCCATATACGTATAGAAACCAAATACGATATCAGTTGGGTCTAACGTTACAGACAAGTCTACTCTAGCCTTATAAAAGTCTGTTGTTGAGGCAGAAAGCATACCACGAGTCCAGTTGTACATTGATCCTTTAGTTTGTATCTCTGTTGTTCCTGTAGTTTGCGCGCTGGCCATTCCTTCTAAAGCATATTTGAATGAGTTATCAGCATTAAACACTAATATATCAGGTAAATAATCTGGGTTCATCCCCGGGCGCTCGAACTCAACTAATGTAGTATCTAATACTTTACCGCTTACCCAAGTTCCCAACATATATGGTTTATATGGTTGGAAAGGCATCTTTGCCCACTCAGCAGGGAAAGCTGACACCGAATACCCTATTCTCAAATACCAAGGTGTATTTGGTGAGGAGTTATAGGGAGGAAATACTTGATATCCTGACGGTTGTAAGAATCTAATAGCTGCTGTAGACGGTAAGTACATTGTTATGGTTTGAGCATTATTATAATCATACTGAGTAGCTGATGTAGCGCTACCCGGTGTCAATACTGGGGTATACTTTAGTAACGTAGTCGATACGTAGTTACCTGCTGGATTAACGTATCTAATCCTATATGGTTTTCCATCACAGCTGTGGTATAAGCAGGAATCAACTATCTCGAATGGTTGATTAGTGACTATATTACCAGAGATATCTAATAGTGTAGCATTAGTTACGCCTGAAGGCAACTGGTGAAAGTAATAAAGTGGAGTCCCAGCGATATTTGTGCTAATAGCAAATTGAGTAGTCAGTTCAAAGTATTGATTCTTAACGACATAATCAGTATAATCAGAGATAATTACAGATACCCCATAGTCTATTGCCCCTGCTGTAATCGGGAAATGAGGAACGGGATCCGTAATATCTTGTACAGACGGCACCCACACCCCTAATTGGCCCGGCCCTAACGTAGGAGCTGTAGAAGATAAAGGAATATTATCTATATTAGTAATCTGTGCTGGTGTGTTTATAGGCGTAGACACGTAGGCTATCGCTACCGACTTTGTAGGTGGTAGTATCTGACTATAGTAGAAATTTACTATTCCTTCATTCATTACAGCTCGTGGAGGAACAGGGGGTCTTGATATATTTGTCATGACTCTTCTAGTAACCTATAGCAAGCCAGAAGAAAGTAAGAGGCCATGCACCAAAACCAGATTCTCCACCATTGCAACTGAATGCGTAGTTAAACCCAGAAAGAGCAGCTGCAGGACTGGCATCGGGGGCAAGCGCCCCTGTTGCCTCATTTGTATGATCACCGAATCCGACTCCTGTTGGATAAGGATTCACAAGCTGAATTCCTGTATAAACTCTTGCCATGGGAAAAGGAATATTCGGTGCAGAGAAACTCACAGAACCGTTGATGTTGAACTCCACAGGGGGTGTAATCGTCACAGTGCCCCACTGAACAAGCAAATTTACTCCAGGAGTAGATGTTGGAATATTTATATAACCATTAGCAGACTGTAACCAAGGGAACATTGGTTCTACAAGACTTGGGATCTGTTCTATATTTGGAGCGTCTATATCGTGAGCTACCAGCCCGTGTGGATTACAGTGACTAATCTGATTTACATGAGTGGCTAATACTGAAGCTACGCTAGACATATGACCAAGGGATTGACTCGGTAATGTAACCACAGTAAGAGCCTCAGTTCCATTTGCCGCTGTTGCTACGTTTACATTAGCCAAAGAAGACCACACATCACCATCATGATTCAAGCTAACAAGGTTTTCAGTGGTGTTTTGAACACCAAATGCTGGGTCATCTGGAGCTCCAGCCCCAGCAGTTCCTCTTGCTAATTGGAACCCTCCAGTGCTAGCAGTGACTAATGGTTGATGAGATTGGTATATACCAGCGTCAGTACCTAGACCTAACTGGGTTCCTACGTGTTGGAGTGGTGCCGCCCCAACCATACTAGGGGTTGGGATAGGATGGACGTTTGTTGGACCAAGGGTAGCCCCTTGGTGAGCGCCGTAAGCCGCTTGTAGGATCAAGAACTGATTCTTAAGCCAGTTCCATCCATCTTCAAGGCATTGTGTGGCCACTTGAAGTAGAATTTTGGTGGCACTGACCCCTTGGGTATCTGTGTATACCGTTGTTCCATCCGTATTAGAATCACTAGAAGCTGTAGGAGCGTAAACAGTAGAATTAGTAACTGATAGAGGTAATGGTACGCGAGCGTCCGAATTGCGTGGGTCGCTATTTGCTACAGCAACTCCATTAGTTTCATAAGTAGATAAAGATACCAGCCCAGAAGTGGTATTAGAAGCTAGAGCTTGTGGTATGACATTATCAACTGGCACACTTACTAAGGTACTACCATTAGCCGCAAAGGTAGCCACTATAATTGGAGAAGTATTCTTTGCTATCTGAGTGCCAACTATAGAAGCCGAAGAGGTATCAATAGCAGAGAATGATAACTGTAGTTCCCCAGCTGGGGATACTAAGGAAGTGTCAAGAGTATTCGGTACAGAGACTATTACCCAATTTAGATAAATATTCGTCTGTGATAAAGATAGATTCAATGAAATAGGTGGAAATTCTGGACCTATATCTGTCGTGACAGTTTTGATATTCTCAAACCTATCGCGTACAAATACACGCATTGGGTTAACACCATCAGCAGAAGTATAAGTTACGGTATACCCGCTTATACTACAGACAGCATTTAATAAAGCTCCTTGCTTATATATAGCACTTAATGCATTAGAATTTGCGTTGTTCCCTATAACTTGTAATTCATTCAATTCACTAGCATCTAGAATATATTCTGGTTGGAACGTTATCGACCTGTATCTAGTTGGGTCATAAGTAGACATTAATTATACTCCCGGAAATCTAACATTTGGAGGTCCATTTTTGGTCCATCCCAAACGATATTGATTAAGGACACCTTGTATTGTGTCGTTAAGGGTCAACCAAGGAGTTACCTGATTGGATTCGTCCTGGCATACACACTGTAACATGATGGTATTAGAAACTACATTAGACCCACTCAATTGAAGCTGAATGGTTGGGCGTTGGGTAAATACTACAAAATAAGCCCCTAACCCAGTTGGAGTAGGTAAAGATGTAGCATATTGTATGTACTTAACCTCTCCATTAAAATCTTCAGAAGATTGGTTATGCCCGTTTATATCATAAACATTAATAGGATAAGTTGGTACAGAAGGTAATGGGTTTAGTATTGATATATCAGGTGATGGGAAATGGGTAGTTGTGTCTAACCACGTCACTCTCATGCCGTTAGTAGCGTATCCTATTGCACCGGGAGTCCCTGTAGTTGCCCAAGGGACCTGTCCTAATAAAGGATTTGCTCCTACCATACCTAATTGAGGCTGATTATCTAAAACTGTATAAGTAGTTATTGTCCAATAGTTGGGAGCGTTCAAAGAGTTCCAGACTTGTCCCACCTGTACCACCTCTGGAAGGACTAAAGTATCATTTGTATTAGTGATAGTAAACGTACCACCAAGAGAACCAACACTAATTGGTGTTGGAGCAGCTATATTTGGTATCCAAATGCCCGGATTAGTAGCCGGCGTATATATAAGATTGGCTGAGCCATCTGCTCCAGTTACTACAGTAACCGGTTCGATAGTCGGATCTATATAATTAAGTGTGCCCTTCCAATTATCTGGGTCAACTATAACGTTCAATGTTGCGTTGGGTACTGGTGTTATATTATCATTGCTATATGCGGTAACTGTCAATAAAGTGTAATCAAAACCGTAATATATAGGACCATACGCTATTAGACCTATAATACTGCTTAGTGTCTCTGGGATTCCTATCCTAGGTTTATCACAAGCTAACTGTAGTGAAGCAACTTGTTGTCTACGGTGCTGTAAATAAACATATCCAGAGGATACACCACTAAACGCTGGATTCAAATCTATACCAATTTCTGTTGTAGTAACCCCAGTATTCTTTTCATAGGATACTGCTATAGCAGGGCTACATTTTGCGTATACACCTTGTCCAACGTTGGCATTCTTAATAGATGAACCTGAACCAGTGGTAGAAGTTATAGTTATTGTCCCAGAAGATTGATTAAATACAAATTTATCAGCATATAATGGGAGTAAAGGCTCCCCAGAAACTGAGTCTACACCGGGATCAGCATATACCAAGGAGATGTTGTATATTGGATATACTGGTATATTGAAATAATCTACTGGATTACCACTTATTGTCCCCAATAACAAAGTTTGTGTTGTAGGTTGTGGTGTATTTAACGTAATAGAATTAGTACTTCTATTTAGTGTATAGTATAGGGTTGGTAGATCCGTCCTAGGGGTGTTGTCTGGGTTAACTAGAGTACAAGCATACCTATACTCTAAGTTCTTTTCATAGAAGTTCTGTCTATCTAACGCCCAAGTCCCAACAAATATTGGTGTTTGTGGAGTTGGGGCATAAGGTAAAGTAAATGTTAGATTTGGACCATAGGACGGATAAAACCTCAAATCTGGTTCAGCAGGCAAATAATAACCGTTAACGCCAGTGAAATAGCAACCATGATTAACTTCCAAGTGAATGTTATCGTCTGAAGTTTGGATAAGGTCTAATGGCTCTAGATCGTCGTTACAGCCAATTCCAGCTATAAAATCATCCATTATCGCAGAAGTGTTTTGGTCCCAACTTGTTGGAATAAAAGATGTTGCATTCCTTGTGTCTTCACCTCTCCACCTATATTGACCAACTATAAACCCCGGCATAGTTGATGGGATCTGTCTATTAGTTGCCAACAACCTAGTAGAAATTGATAATCCTGCATCGCATCTGAAAACATAGCAAGGAGCTGTGGGTGAGGTCTGACTAGCTCCTAATGTGGTTCCATTAAGCATTATTAGAGATGACGCCTGTATACCCCAACTATTAAAATCTTGTTCGGCTCCAGCTGCCACAGTAACTTGTATATTTACTGGTACAACAGTCCCACTGGATATGTGATTGGAACTTAGAATTACTGGCATTCCTGACACACCGAATGGGTTATCACCAACAGACAAAGATACAATTATCCCGTTTGCTAAGTTTGGCCCGAATGGATAAATAATTATGTTTGATCCGGGTGTAACCACACCACCGCTAGAAGTTGTATTCGAGCTTACCCAAGTAACATTATCTGTATCACCAAGATATATAGTAGTTGTCTTGGTATAACCATATTCTGGAACAAGGAACTTCTTTGGTATCCCACCACCAATAGGAAGAGATAGAGTGTTATTTATAGCGTCATAGCTTTTATAGAATCCGATCATTTATTTAGTCCAGTACGACCTATCTCTCGTCATTACGTCATTCAATATTTCCATAGCTTGTTGTGTTAGTATCGAACCGTTTGTAGCTATAGTAGCAAAAGCTGGGTCAGTAAGACCAAACATACCCACATCACTTACAACTACATCAAAAGGCATCGCTACGTACACATAAGTTATAGTAGCTTCTACAGGAACTTCTGATGAGAATAGTATGGTACTACCATGTATTGTGTATGAAGGCACAGCCATATTAAATGTTATGGTGCTAATTTGAGGGTTTTTCTGCTGGAATGTATGAGACCAACCATCTACTGATTCCTGTGTCCATAAATAATTTGTTTGTTTTGATAAACATAGAGCCAATCTATCTTGAATAAGTGTTGCTGTAACCCCGCTAGTTGTCGTTGTTATATTTATATCAGACACTATATTGGATAACATCCTCCAAGACCAAACATTATCTTGGGCTATAGTTAGTAATGGAGAAGAGACATACTGTATACTTCCGTTCAGACTTGTAATTACTAACCCAGATATTGAGCAAGTTACAACAACGGGTGTTGTTGCTGTCAATTGTATCCCAACATAAGTGCTCAATCCTAGCTCTGTGGCTATACGTTGTAACATAGAGGCATACGCGTAGTTCTGTGGGATATTCCCCATGACAGTTACCCGCTTCATAAACTCTGATGCTGACTCACCCGGCAATCGTGTCAGCCCAACGTTTACACCCAGCATATCAACATAAGTAGTACTATTTACTGGCGTTATGGTCTCTGGGCCAAGATAAAATGTTGACATTAATTGGTTACCTCTATACTGTCATAATTCTTTGTAACATAGATGGCTTGATTAGCTATATCTAATATGTAAGAATCATAAGTAAACATCACCGGTATCGCATAAGATCCTGTCCATATCCAAGCTTGATCAAAACTATCAAAACAAATACCAGCGACCTGAGGAACGAATGGGACTGGTAACGACACTTGTGGCGCTAGAGCCAAATTATTATATAAGACGGACTCCTTTGTTATAGCCCCAGTAATATCTTGACATTCCAAAGTAATTGTATAAGTTCCAGTATTAATTAATGGGAAGGTATGTTTGGTTGGGTAACCACTACGCCAACCAAAAGATACTTTAAACGATGTAAAAGCACCACTATTCGTTATGCTATATTGTGTTCCGTTTGGATCCAACACAGACCATCTATATTTGAGAATCTGTGCACCTGTATATAAAACAGGAAGAAGGTTCACCCATCTCTGCTGTGAAGGATCTTTTGAAGTATCTAAGTGTGCGTTTATTCCACAGACTGGCTGAACCTGTATAGCCGTGGCTGTTAAATTAGTTGGTAGGGGTTCCCTTCTATCAATATAGATTATTGAAGATTCGGTGACCGCGAATAAACCATATGTATTTGGTTCTACAACCACATCTACCAAATCTAAATCAGTTGAATATGTATTACATATTTCTAACCCTGTATCTAGCCCTCTGATATACACTTCACTTAATAAGTTTCCCTGAATCTTCCAATATCTAGGAATATTTTCATCCCTATAGGCGTGATTCACGTATGGTCTATCTGGATCTGGACATGCGGGTAGATTAAATGGGAAACACCAACAAGTTAATGTGGCACCATTAGGCATACCCCTAACAGTAATGTTATCTATAACTTCCCAACGTAGATCAGAAGTGAAAGCCCCTTGTGAGACTGTAGTTACAAGGGATTCTTGATATGTACTTCTTTGCTGTGTCCATACCGGTCTAGGATACAATTCTCCAGTTATAAGAATCTCTATTGATCCAGTGTTTACCCCCATATTATCTAACCAGAATGTTATGTTATTTGGTATAGGCATAACCAGTGGTCCAGATTGTTGTGTCAGCGGGTTATTATAGGAATCTAAAGATCCTGTCATCCTTATCATAACTGCGTTTGATAAAGGCACAGAAGACCTAGTGGTATCAACCAAAATTCCTGTTGGAATGGGTAATGTGTCATCAAAAGGGGTTAGAGTTATAGTCTGAGACCCTAATGTCCCGGTTACACTATGTAAAACTGGTAGGATAGTAGATGCAGACACAGTATTAGTTAAATCAAGAGATGGTGGCAAAGCAGCCATAAAATATCTACCCATATTGTCTATATTTAATGGAACCTTCATTGGGTTGGCTGCGTTAATTTCCCTTGATACGCGCATGTTTGTACTCTCTCTTGCGCAAGCAGCAAGATTCAGCATTTGTGAATCAATTGTGTAAGGTTGTTGTGCTACACGAACATCCTTTGGATCAAAACAATTGAGAAGCACTTGAGTAAGATGGGATTTATAATTAGGCATTTTATGAATTACTAATAGATAGAGCTATTGGATTTGGTATAGATTGTTCCACAACAACGCGCTCACCAAGAGCTGGGGTATAATCTGTAACTAAGAATCTACTGTATCGTGTGTTATCTGTTCTATCTCTCCAGATAAATATATTTTGTAATGGTTTATTAGGACTACCTATGTCTAATATGTTTTGACTGGCGTTCATCATAACATCTGATATCTCATTTATAACTAACGTGTTACCAACTCCTAAGTTATTTATATAGCTTGCTGCCGCTGTTGCCGCTGCTGCCATAGCGGCGTTCTGCTCTGCTAACGAGAGCCCTTTTATTGGGGTAACTGTTGTCTCCAAACTTATACCAATCAAATCTGGTGCTAGTGCTAACCCAGTCAATGGGAACGCTGTATTGGCATTAATAATTGCTTGAACCTGTTGAAGTAATGCAATAGATACGTTTGGTGATATCCCGTACACATATACATTAAAGGTTCCTGCTAATGATTCAAATACAATATCTTGAACCCCTGTTACCTGCAGTAATGAAAAAGTTAAATCAGCTCGTGCCGCCCCACCAGTTCCTTGCAGCTTAAGATTTATTCTATATCTATAACTATCGTCATCTTCAACATCTCTACCAGAGACGACCCCATAGTTATTTGTTACTAACAAAGATCCATATATGGAATTAACATAGTTAGTAAAATTACTATAAATATATGTATTAGCAGCAGAGTTCCCACCAGAACCTGACACACTACAGGTAACGCTTATGTTTTGTAAAGATGACGTGGCTGAGAGAGCGGTTTCGTAATCAACTGTGTAAAAAGGATCAGATGGGTTACCATCACTAATAGCAGTGCCAGTAGGTATGATTATATCATTACCATTATTAATATCCCCAAAAGTTCCACTAGCCACATAGAACTGGAAGTTGTCATCTGTCATGTCTGAAGAAGCGTCTTGTGCAGGGATTCTAATTACGCCGTAAATAGAACCTATAAAATCTAGATTCTTACCAGTAGCCGTGGTTAAGAAGCTCTGGGTGATCATATTAAATACTCGAAGTTCAGATGAAGACGAGATTGACGCCACAGCGTCAGCCCAAGCTCTTGCTTTGCCACCAGCAGTAGTTTGTCTCACCCCACTATTCGATAATCCATTCAGAATAGTCTGTGAAATTTGAGTGGAAGTGTATGGAACTTGAATAGACATTAGAGTATTACCACCGTTAGTGTAGACCCACTTTTATCTGTTGTTGCTGTTGCCACCATTGTACCAGCTACATATACAAATGCCTGTACCATATCACCAGTAACTAACGTTCTAATTGATATAGCCCCTGCTGGTAGAAATGAAGAAGTTAGAGAACTAATTATTCTACGACTTAAGGATGTTGTTAGTTCTGAACTAATAACTTGTCCCATAAAACTCTGTAAATCTGCTCCAATATTGTATAAAGCCCATCCTCTATAATCAGCCTTAAGTCTAGACTGGATGATATCCTTTATACTTTCCATATTGGTTGTTGTTAGAGAGATGTCACCAGTGGCATCCATTAATACTCCACCTCCCCCGGACATCCATCGATAATCAGCTATTATCTCAGTCGTAGAGTTTGGGTTATTAGGAGATGGGGGTATTAACGTTGTTATAGTAGTAGCCATTATAGTCCTACAGCCCCTTCTGCAGCACCAACAATACCTGATAACCCACTAGAAGCTCTAATTAGCTTCGGAGTGGCGGATTTAAACATTGGCACTGGTGTAACAGCACTAGAGGGTAACATTGATAGATTGAGTGGATTAAGTGTCCAGTATCCACCACCAAATGATATCTGTTGAGGCATAGCTGATAAGCTCATTGGACCAGAAATAGTAACTCCTAGCTCTGGGCTAACAGTTATAACATGCTTCTGATCCCCAACCATAGCCAAACCATTCTGCTGAGCAATGATATATGGCTGTCCAGTATAACTATTACCAGCCATCATCTTTTGTGGCGATAGGGCTGGTGTTTTATTAGTAGAAGTACTAGTTGGTTGTGTTTCTAGGTTTACAGCAAAGGTCTTTTGTATTGAATCTGACATTACACACCTTCCGGACATTGATGGTCATCAGTTGGTACTCTTGGGACATTGAAGAAGAAGTTCGCTCTTTGTAAGGTGCCACCAAAAGGAGTTCCTTGAAAGGTATCACCAAACAATTGTTCACAAGGGATATCTGTCACTACTATTTGATCACTTTCCTTTAGTGCACCACGTTGGAAATATTCATTCTCGTTTCCAACTGGTACATAAGGGTATTCACAACAATTTATATAACTAGTATCAAAGGAATCAGATAATATATCATTGTTTACTACCTGCCCGTTATTAACAATAGGTGAGTTATCTTTTAATTTGGCTACCCAAACTAATATAGAGTTTCCATCATTCCAATATACTGGATTTACGAGAGAGGTGCTTGTGGTATCGCCATCCCGTTCGTTACCAGTTAACGCAAGTAATGGGTAGGATTCAGCCCCAGTATCTGGGACCGGTCCTGTGGCAAGCGACAAATCGGGTGGTACGTTCTTATTTAGACTCTGCCAATACCTACGTGGGCACTGTGGTTTCCCATCAGTTCCTGCTGCTACATTCTGATTTTTACAAGTTGAACAGGGGCTAACTATAGCCAACGCTGATCCCATTATTACACCTCTATTTAGTATAGCTTAAAAGACTAAGAACAACAATAGATTTATGAGTTCTGATTCCAATGCCCCATAATATTAGATACGTAAGTTTGTGTCTGTGTTGGCCATTGCGTGCCCTTATCTAGATGGTGCTGGAGAGCTCCCGGCCCCATATTGTAAGCGGCTAGTGCTAATGGCCAAGTATGAAACTTATCATATAATTGCAACATATACGTTATACCACCCTGTATATTCTGTTCAGGAACATAAGGGTCTACATGTAAACCAGCAGCTGTACTTGGTAGTAATTGAAATAACCCTATAGCTTTCCCCCATTTAGTCATTGGACCTATAGCATTTGGGTTAAGAGTAGATTCTTGCTGTGCCTGAGCTATGGCTAAGTCTACAGGCATCGCTTGGTTTTCGGGTCTAGCAGCTACTTTACGAATTAATGCTATGATTGCTTGTTTATCACTAGATATTTTAGATCGTGGTCTAGGTGAAATAGGGGGAACAGGATTTGGTGTCATAGTTGGGTCCTGCAAAGATGGTGTTATGCTTTGTTTTATTTCCTGCCAAGTGCTCATTAATGGAGCTATTTCATCAGTATAAAATTGTATCCAATGATCCTTTAACCAATATACTATATCACCTGCTCGATATCCTTGTAAACCACCCACCCAAGGGTTACCAAATCTCATAAGTGGAAACACCATACATAGATTCATTCTTGTAGAGATATTTATAGCTGTAGCAAATGCCCTACCAGCAACCATTACTGCTACAACATCCCCTATAGGACCGCCAAAGATGGCTGCTGCCGTTCCACCAGCTACTACTCCCAGTAATGTTGGTGTAGTTACACCAATGGCCGTTGTAGCGTCTCCATAAGCTTGACTATACCCATTTATTATCTGGGTCGCGTTAGCCCAAGCCCAACGATATCCATTCAATAACCCCATGGAAGCAGCATCATTAACTATTATCAACGCTCTAGGCTTAATAATAGTAATAAACCCCATTTCCTGATTGAATGTGTGAATTACGGAGTCTACTTCTACGGGACCCATCATACCAGTTGCTGGGTCTGTTATAACTACAACATCCCAAGGCTCAATTTCTGGTGTGCCTTTAATAATTAATTCACCATAATACATCTTTCCACATTCTTCTCTTAAGAAGCTCTGGATAGTTGCTAGACGCATTGGCTCATTACCACCACTTTTTAAATTCTTATCCACAGACTCCACAAGCTCGTCAGCGTCTAATACCCGTTGGTGATGACTTGGTATCATCTCATTTATACATAGAGTGTCATCAGATAACTTTATTGTATTGAAGAATTTATCAGATAATTTTATACCGTTGTGGATTATGGATTCGTGGTCTATGTAATTCCATCTACGAACTGGTTGAATACGTAACGCCTCATTAACTTTACCGATAGTCCCGTTTATCTTTAGAGTTAAATAATATTCAAGTGAGTTACGAAGATAATTCACCTCTGTTCTAAAAGACTGCATCTGATAGTTTTGTACCCCTGGCCACCATGATAATAAATCGTTTCCAGTTCTGTTTATCATAGTATTTAGAGAGTCTAATTGTTGGAAATAAACATTAGGGTCTTTTGTACTATCTATCTTGTTCATAAATGTGTTTACATAAGTGTCCCCAGGCTGCACGCCGGGTAACACTGGTATGAGATAGTTATATAGCATGGCTGCTGTTTGAGACCTACCTTGTTGGTGATCCCACCAATCTGCAAAGATAGGTTTAGCTACAGCAGGCTGTAGCTTCATTGCAGTAAGTTCCCCTAAGATTAAATCTCTAGAATAATAGAAATCATTAGGATGTCCAAATATACAAGTAGCATTTGCCTGATATGGGAACCCATATTGTCTAACTGCTAGAACGTAATCTGGGTACCTACGTCCTACATCTTTGATATAGAACCAAGGTGTGCGTGCTGTTCCCCCTTTAATATGATAAACAGGCTTTGTACAACCGGGCTGTTCGAATGTCCAACTTCTAGTAACTGGGAACTTACCAACAACTTCTGTTCCACTATAATTAACCAAATGATTAACTAATATGTTAGCTCCAGACCTATCATAACTATTATTAAGTGTCGAAGCAATTGGTCCAGTGCCTCCTAAGGCAGCAAGCGTGTCACTCCATGTAAACCCTTTTACATAACGATCAGGTAAACCACCAATCTGCCATTTTCCAAAATGTCTTGCCTGACTTATCTTAAGAATCGCTTTTATTACATTGGAAGCGTCACCATCCCCAGATAAATTCAGCCATCCGCCGTAAGCTGGAGCTCTAACGTAAGTTAATCCCGCCCATAAATCACGAAATGCCATCATTGGCTGGAATTTAACTAGCCGTATAGCAGCGTCAGTAACACTATTAATTATGTTACCAACAAGACCGGGCACAGAAAAACCATCGCTGCTAACTTCGTCTGACATAGAGGTATCCAACTCAGTCAAATAGCTTTGAGCTACAAGAGTTATAATCCCGTCTTCTTCATCTATTTGTGTGACTTGTCCAACAAATACTGGGTATAACCCGTCTGGATTATTAGAATAACCAAGACGTACTTGTATCTTTGATCCAGTTTGTAATGGGTAATACCGCAATGGCACCTTAGGTTGGTTTGTAACGAACGTTTCTCCGGGGGAGTTTAAACTACCTTGACCCTCTTGATAGTTATGATTGCCCATTCTACCAGCCATTACAGCACCCGGCATACCTCCTGGGTTAACCGTTGGTGACCCGTCAAGGGAAGTAGGGACCTTAACATCATTGCTTAATTCCCATTCTCTCTTACCTTGTACAGAGTTATCGAATAATCTATATGACAACATACCAGATAGGTTTGTAATTCTTATCACAGCAGTATCAGGCTTGTCCCTATACTTAATCATTTCCATATCAATTACAGAGGCATAAGAATAGAAATTATCATAACAATAGAAAATACTAGTGTTCTTATCCTCCATAAGAAATAATTTGAATGTTGGGAAACATCCCCTCATACTATATTTTGGTATATTAGAACGTAGGAGCATACCAGAAACATTACCTTCTTGTATACCAAAATCTGAAAGATCAGTTGGTATTGTTGTTCCCTGACCCTGCTGATTTTTTGTATTAAAAGCTTTGAATCCAGTTAACATTACAGATAAATTCTGTTCCATTTGCTGGGCAGCTGTTGTTAATAGCACATTGGAATAATCAATGAAATATTCAGCCGGGTCCCCATCATAAATCCCTAAGTCCCTATAACATCCATGTTTACCATTAGATGGGTCAGACCCGGGACTATATAAACCTTGTGCTTGTGTCGATGAATCAAGAGAGTCTTTGAAAGATTTCGAACGAGCTATTTGATCCAAGTTATTCGACATTACTCGGTCATTTGCTGCCAATAGTTCAAATGCCTTCTGCCATATCTGATCTTTCATGGCTTGGGTTACTTGTGGGTCATATTTCTGTTGGATAGCTAAATCTGCTTGATACCTAGTTGGATCATTCTGACTAGACAAAGTATTTAGTCGTGTTAACACCCAATAGTCTGTATAAGACATTACGTATCCAGGGCTGTTCTTAGCGGCTAACCAAGGCCAATAACTGCTATCGAAGGGTGTACTACCATAACCAGCCGTTCCGGGCAGCCTACTTACAGTAGCACTTAATGGGCTTTCTTCCTTAAGTGTTAAGAATAGATTAGCCTGCTCAGTAGGGGTCAACGATACCCCACTAGGCATTGGTATACTAGGCAATGTCTTTAAAGTAGACGCTGTTGTTGGGTCTGTAGATAATAAAAGATTCGCTAAATATTTATCGTCGTAGCCATTCCAAGCGTTACGAAAAGCTACAAGCTTTTGCATTCCTGATTGCTCAGCTTGAGTTAGCCCAGCAGTTAAGGCTGGGGACCTAATATAACTACTCAATTGTTGTGTATAATGGTCACTACCATATACAGTAAATGGATCTAATAACTCATAGTAGTTTTCATATTGTCTAGCCATGAGGGTACAAGATAATCTACCAGCAGAATTCTGTATAGTAGATACATCAAATTCTGCTACGTTAAGCCCCCATACTCCTAGCATATTAAGGAACTGATTACGAACTAGGATAGCCTGCCTATTATAAATACTAGCAGCAGATTTCCAAGAACGGAATTGTAAGAATTGTTTCTTCAACTCATTTATCATTCCAGTTAAACCAGTTACCCCTAGGGATTCAGCGCTATCAGATTCCATACCCATAGAGATAACGGTAGTTGCTGGGCCTATATGTTGATATGTAGGATATTGATAATTAGCTAATGGTAATTGAGCAAACTGATTTACAAATACAACGGAGAGATTGGTAGGAAATAAGCCTTCCTCAGAGCTTGAGCCATCTGAAGAATCTAGATGTAATCTATTCTCCTTATATCTATAAGTCATATCATCTGTGAAATGGTCACACTTCCATTCATCAACATCTAAATCGCTTGGAGCAGCAACAGGGAGCCCTGGTTGTGGCATATAAGTCCGCCAAATAAAACTCGTATCTTCCGGGTCTTGCTCCTGCCATGGGCTGTATTCCCCTTCTTGTGGAGCATCTAAATTATTTTCTTTCCATTCATTCAAATACTTCTTAAAAGCATCTGATTGAGTGGCGTCTACCGGCAAACCACCAGTGCCTACATAAGCGAAGTCTTTGGTAAATGGAAGATAATTAAATAATGTCATAACTAGTTGACACTTTAATCCATCTACTATATCCTCTGAAGTTGATACCTTAAATTGACGGAGAGCAAAAGCTAAACGAACATATTTAGTACTATCAGTAACAGCTATTCCTGAATATGAAGATTCGTCATTCCTCGATGAAATAACTGAACGTACAAGATCATTCTCCACTTCTACAAATGGAGCAGCTTTCATCATAGCTACAATGGTGCGTACATCCTCCCATTGAGCCCAATGTGGGTCATCATTCTCTGAGAAACTTGGGGAATCAGAATAATTCTGAGGGTTTTCCTCATATACTGCTGTCCAAGATACCGTCACATCCCAACGAGCGAATCCACTTTCGTTTATGTATGGGAACTTAGCTCTTAAAGCAGTAAGTTCGTCTACATTAGAGGTCTTATGGATATTAATATCCTCTGGTGGAATCTTTAATATCACATTTCCAATACGAAAATAACCACTTTCTGGATCGTCTAGTTGTGGGTTACTAATTGTTATACTCATTATTGTTCGTCTCTTATCTCTCTGATGCGTTCTCTATTTCTGAGACTTCCTAACTTATTATTTACTTTATAATTAATCGTGGCGTTTACATCACCATTACTAGACATCATAGCAGCAGCTCTAGAATAGTCAGCACCTTGTCTAGCACTGTCAGTTACAATCGTAGCTTCTACGTTTGAGGTTCTATTCATTGGAGCCACCATTGTAGTTCTCACTCCTTTTTCTACATATCTAACTGATTTAGGAGGATTAGTTGGTGCCATAGACCCCGTAATTGGCTCTCCGGGTATTGCTCCGTCAGTTCCTATACGTTCTTCCGGTCTATGCCCACTTGGTCTAGACATCTTAGCTGTTGCTAATTGCTTTGGATTCCTAGGTCTATTAAATAGTAAACCAGCCCCAGCAGCAATAGCTAAACCTACACCAAGAACTTTACCTGAATCTCCACGGAAGAGTTCGGTAACAGTTGAAGCGATAGATCTCATAGAAGCACCAGCCGCAGCTTTTGTATTGATAGTTCCTAAATCGGCTGCGCTACTCATAGCCATAAATGCTTTACGGAATGTTGGTGGAACACTAGCTTCTAACTTATTGTATATCTCTCTAGTAACTTTCTTTCCACCAGTAAGAACACCACTTGTTATATCTACCCAATTCTCAGTTTCTCTAGTGGCACCTTTCATTAAGTCTTCACTGGCTGTTATTCCTTCGGGCGTTTCTAACCATCTAGCAGCTGCATTAACTTTACCACCACCTTTTGCTATTTCTTCAGGAAGGGGTTGTGGAATATTAAATCTCTTTCCCATTACAGGATTCCAATCAACTGGAACTAGAATACCTTCCTTTAATACAGCCCGCCTTAACATTTCAGCACCTTGTTTTATACTACCTTCAGCGCCACTCGTGCCAAGTTTAAATGATTCCTTAACTTCATTTGCTATATTCATAGCCATTTGTTTATTGAACAAAGTCTGAGTCTTACGAGCATCAATAGGCGCTTGACGTAATCTTTTTGCTATATCTGTTAAATAATCACGCACTACCTCATTATTCTTAAATGCTGGAGATCTCTCTATGTGAGCTAACATTCTACCAGAAGCAAGGGATAACGTACCAGTAGCCTCTGCTGCAGACCTATTAGCTACAGCGGCTTCTAGATTAGACATTAGCGCAAGTTTCTTAGCTAGTCTCTCAGCTAAGTCTTTTTGTACCGGATTTCTTACTGAGGCACTTTCGTCAGCTGAGCCCATTAACGCACGGAAGTTTTCTACTCTTCTAGCTTGTCTACCACCGGGTGCCATTACCCTTAGAGCTTCTGCTTCACCTGTTGAACCAGCAGCATAATAATGTAGGTTGGCTGGATCAAGGTCATCATCAGCACCTATTAACATACGAACTATTTCATTGATACTAAAGAACTTGGTTCCTTTTAAATGTTTATCTTCTATTACTTTAACTGCAACCGCATCTCCATAAGGCTGGCGTCCGAGTAAAGCAGTGCCAAATCCTTGCTTTTCTATACCTTGTTGTATACTGGCGGGTAGCGCTTTTAATTCTTCTGAGGAGATACCTACTATGAAAGGTTCAGCGGTTCCTCCACGGGTCGTGATGTATCCAGATCTACCTAATGGATCATAGCTACGTGGTCTCCAAGCACTATTCTTCCCTGTTAATAGGTCATCGTGAATAGCATCTATTATTCCTTGGGTTGAACCGCCTTTTCGTTTAATACCCTCTATTAACGCGTCTCTAGCTTCGATATTACCAGCTTTTTCCTCGTTATAAATATTATGTAATTGATTTTGCCAGTCATGAGTTTGGTAACCTACGCCTTTCTCTTTATTATATTCTGGGCTTATAGACATATAAGCATCAGTCCCCGGGACAGGTATGAACTGTGGTTTACCCTCTTTGTCTAGGTATTTTACTCTAAAGTTTTCCTTATATCTTGAATCGGATGGATCAAATATAGTTCCATGACGCCCCTCAGGTCTTGATAGCTTTGCGCTACCTAAGAAAGCTTTATCTAAATCTACTACTACATCTTCACTTTCACGCATAGGTTTGGTGTAATCATTATCTTGAAGATATTGACCGTATAGCATACTCATTTCTGGGTCGCCTTCGCCAACAGTTTGTAGGCGATTCCGAAGCTCAGCAGCCATAACTCTCTTATCCCCTAGGTTTGAGAAAGTATCGTAATCATGAGTTACTGTGGCATGTTCTGGAAGATTAATATTAGCATGAGCCCAAGTTCTAACGTTTACATTTACACCATTACGTAGCATATAAGCTTCAAGACTCTTACCTGCTTGTACGTCATCTGTTATACCACTACCTGTTTTATTATACCACCCTTGATAGACTTTATACCCAAGACCCTTCTTGCTTCTTATAGAAGCTGTAGCATCAGCCATAATCTTATCTATAACGCTGTTAAGTTCCTCCATATTAGCGATCTTAGCTTCTCTAGAGGCAAATTGCTTACGAATAAACTCGTGCTGGAAGATCATTTGTCCATCAGTATAGTCTACACCAACTTTAGCTAGTTGTTCTGTAGCAGAACTTATTAATTCTTCTCCAACAGCTTTATTTCGTGAACTTATATTATGTAGGGTATCCTCTGCTATAGACATACGAAGCAACATTGGGTCCATCTTATTTTGAGCATAAGTCCAATCAGCAATACCGTTAACGGTATATTTATCTATTACATCTCCCGTTCTTGTTGTTTTTCTGAAATCATTTATTGCTGAAAGCATAGTCTGGAAATTACCTTGATAGGTACCTGTATGGAATTCTCCCTTTACACCGAAAGTATCATGTTTCGCTGCGTCCATACCTTGATAATGTTCCATTATTATATGATAAGTAGACTCATCTGCAGCCTTGGTAGAAAGTATCTTTCCACCAGAATCAGGGCTCACAACTTTATTTTGTCTAGTACCAAATTTGAAATCATCTTCGACATCTTTACCAACCCAATCCTCAGGATTGAAATGCATCTGATCTACTTCATAAGTGGTCGTATACTTTAGTCTACCAGTCTTCGCTAGCGCGTCTGATATGATGATATCGGTCTCACCAAGGCTACCAATTTGTTCGAATATAGTAGCACCATACCCTAGTTTGGGCTTACCAAATTTATCAAGCTTTGTCTTACTTCTATAGAAATGTTCTATGTCATTAAAAGCTTTTTCAGCTTTTGCTGGAGAGATATTCATTTCCATAGCTCGTTCTATAAACAATGGCTTATAAGCTTGTGCTTCCTCCCAAGTCTTATACATACCAAAATCACCAAGGAGTGTCTTCTCTTGAGGAGAAATACCAGCAAGTCTCATATTGAATTCTGGTACTTCCTTGGTACCAAGGAACTCTTCATAAGCTGTAGTCGAGACCTTTGGTTTAAGATCTAGTCCATTCTTATTCTGTACGAATTCGTACGATACACCTTTAGATAGAGAACGATAGTTCCAATCCTGCTTTGTTACGTCTGCCACTCCGCCCATAGCAAAATCTTCCATCTTACGCAATTGATAAACTCTATTACCCCAAGCAGACTCCGGCCCCATCATAGACACAGTTCCACTATTGATTAATTTCCTCTCGAAATCTGACTGAAATAGTGGGTCTAACTTTTCAAAGCTTACAGCCTCATCACCCATTTTGAATCTAGGTAGAGAAGTTAATACAGCAGCTTGTGATTTTAATCTAACCTGATTTTCTCCGGCGAAATTCTTGCCAAATCTAGATCCAGCTTGAGAGTATATCGCCTCTGTATCTGCTGGGTCGTGAGCTGTGAAGAATACAGCACGATTAATATCCCCCATCAATTGTTTTTCAGTATAGTCATTACCTTCGGTAACCATCTTAGCTACCCACTCATCAATACGATATATCTTTCCATCATAATCCATAACAGAGCGAGCTGTTCCTATGTATGGACCAATACGAACAGCCCCATTAGCATCTGGAATAGGTATACGTATACTCTGTTCTACATCTTTCATTGTTCTGACAAAATCAATATAGGAAGCATCAGCGGTGCTGCCGTCTATAACTCCTTGAGAAACTAATTTTACCTGAAGGTTTAACTTATCAAGGTTAGACCTATTCTTTAGGATATTGCTAACTCCACCTGCTCCGGCATTACTCAATTTCTCTTCAATAGCCTCTGACCACGAGCCAACTTGTAAGTTAGTGACTACATCTGGTGGAAAGAAGGTGGCCCCTGCTGGTACAAAAGCACCTTGATCTACTAACCCTTCTATTCTATCCATATTACTTTGTAATCTTCTTGGGAATCTGGTATCTCCTCTGCCCTTGAAGAACTCAGCAATCTCTAACATTTTGTCGTCTGACATAGATACGTTGGTTCTATTATCTTTATCAAGCAACCCTTCTAGAACTTTTGGTGTACTAATCCAATCATAAGGCGTCATAGCATCCTGTGCTGAAGACACAACTGCTTGTGACATCATTCTTCTGTTCTGATCAGTTGCCTTAAGAAGACCTGTGGCTCTACTGTATAAGTTATTTATGTCTTCTATTGGTCGAGCCTTTGCTAATCCCATAGAATATCTAGCTTGAGCTTCTTCAACAGTTCGTATACCAACAGTACCATCCTCTGCAAGCTTAGATAAATCAGAACCAACAATATTATGTGCTGTATTAAATATAGGATTCTTAGCAGTACTCATAGTAGCATGGAAAACAGACTCAGCTTCTGTCTTAGCCGTGCTGAATAGCTTTGGTAACATCTCTGCCCCAGCGAACAGTATTGGGGTAGTAATCATCGCTGTCCTGAAATAGCCACGATCTTCGCTGTCATAGAAGAATGGGACGATAGCAGAAGCTGCTAATACGCCATGATGACGTTTTATTAAGTTTGCAACAGACAGTACTGTAGAACTGATTATAGTCATTACGATCCAAAATTAGGTGGCTTAATTTGGCTGGGCCTGTAATTACAGGATTCAAGCCACCATGAAATTAAACAGAACCCGCTTTATCACTAGAATACCAAGCTAGGACATAATCCACGCTTGCTGTACAAGAAAGAGTTCCTACTGAGGTTTCTTCACCAGATAACTCACCGGTTACGTCATATTTTTTAAGGCTAAACTCAAATGATAGTGCACCATTAGGGGCTATTTCTAATCCGACATCTCTGGTGTGAGAAGCCCACATTAAACCAACTCCCCCGTCGTGTAGAGGGAGTATTTTAGGAAATGTTAACTTACTATCCTCTATATCTCTCAATATAACTTCTAACGTTTTCATCGCCTTAATTTTGATGGCTGGGCAATTATGGCCATCCCAATTCTTGCGAAATCGTTTTAGATGAGTTATAGCATTGTCAGTGGAGGTAACTGATATTATTTGTTCTTCCATCTAAGCCTCTATTTCAAGACATTCTGGTAGCTTATCTATTATTTCACAAGGAATTTTATCAAAGTATAGGGAACCGTTTCTAACTGAAACTCTTACAACATCACCAAGATTAATCTGTGAGCTAAGAAGCATACTACTAATAGGAACCACAATGTTCTTTTCTAATACTCGTCTTAATTCTCTAGCGCCGTACTCTGTGCTTATACCTAATCCTAGTAAGTAGTCTTCAGCCTGTTTATCCAAGATTATGACAAACTTCCGAAGATTATTAGAATTTAATATTCGTCTCTGTATATGATCTACTTCTATGCGAAGAATCTGTCTAATCTGTTCTTCTTTTAGGCTCTTAAAAACGATAACTTTATCTAGACGATTAATGAATTCTGGTGAAAAGTCCTTACGCATGGCGTTTACAGCAACATCACAAAGCTTTATATCTAACTTTGTATCTTCCTTACCAGTATCAAACCCCATAGGTTTAATCAAATTTCTCATTGATCTAGCACCTACGTTAGATGTCATAAATATTATACTACTGGTAAAATCTACGTCTATTCCACTACTTATACGTAGTATGCCTTTATCCATTACTCCTAGTAAAAGCTCTCTAAAAGACTGGTGTGCTTTCTCAAGCTCATCGAATAAAACAACTGATAACTTTACATCTTTGGTATGACATTTATTTAATCGTTCTTGAGTTATAAATGGAATTGATTCTTTATGTCCCACATATCCGGGAGGAGACCCAGTGAGTTTAGCGATATCGTGTGATTGCTGAAACTCGGCACAGTTAATTTTAATACAAGACGAGTCACTATCTAGAAGAACTTCTGTTACTACTTCCACCAATCTTGTCTTTCCAACGCCGGTGGGTCCTAGAAATAATACATTAGCAATTGGTTTGTTGGGGGCTTGTAAGCCGGCCATATAAGTACCAATTACCTCAGTTACTTTCTTAATAGCGTCTTCTTGTCCAATTACATTCTTTAGAAGATTGTTCTCAAATTCGATAGCATCTCCACATCGTAGATCAGGATCCAGCGTTACCGCTTTGGCTGGTTTCATTTACCCTCCCGGGACTAATCATAATTCTCCGGATTACGTCGCATATCTTTTAGCAACTCTTCAGTCTGATCCACGTTTACATTAATGGTAGCGCTACCCCTACTATCTTGAGATGGGTGACCACTAGTGAAAGGGTTAGCATTAGGATTCTTAGCTGCTAGCATAAGTCGCTCAACTTGTCTTCTAATCTGTTCTTCCGAACGATCGTTTCCAGACGTTAACTCTTGTACTGCACCATCTACATAAGGTTTACGCCAAAGTAATGAAGCTCTATCATCAAATATATTGAAGTCATGGTAATCACGACCTTCCATCTCTATAATCTTTAGCTTTACGTCTTCATAATCAATGTTTGGGTCCCATAACGCTGAATCTGATTCAGGAACTGATAATCCAGTCTTCGCGAAGAAATCAGATATCTCTAAGGACCTTTCATAATCACCATAATCGAGCTTTGTTGTTGCTTTCTTGAAACGATCAAGACCTTCTTTATTCACAAGGCGACCACCAGAGAACTGTATATTAGTCTCCTTGCCTTCAGACTCTGCTATCTGTGCCTCTTTACCAGCCCACTGAGCTTCTAAAGCTCTAGCCATTTCATCTGGCACCACATCTAGTATCTTCTGTCTTTCCTCATCGTCAGTAGAATTTACAAATTCTTTGAAGTATCTAGTATCACGATCAGGCAGTGTGGAGCCTAGGAAAGTGGTGGACCCAGTAAGATTTGCACCTATAGCTGTCCTACTAGCCTTACTAGTATACCTGCCACGACTCTCAGAGTCGGTAGAAGCTAAATTCAAATCTCGTAGATAATCTAACATATCTACCATAGTATTTAAATTCCGCTTTTCTACTGTTGCCTCTGGAATAAATACTTCTCCGCTTACCCTATGTAATAGCCCATGGTAATACGGAGCCAAGAAGTCTTTAATCGGCTTATCCCACCTACGCATACGAGTTCCGACAGTTTCTTGATCTACGTACTGAGCTAGCGCTGAACGTTCTTGCCACAGCTTGGTATGATAAGGTGTAGGTAACCATCTAAGGGGGTTCCACCAAGGTGCTTCTTCAGCGAATGAGGCTTCTTCTGCGTACCTTCCTAGTAATCTTTCTGCTGGATTGAACATAGCTTGCCATTCAGCCCCAGCAGAAGCTTTATCGTAGGTACCGTAACCCTCACCAACTATAGCTTTATTGATGTTTAATCCATCTATTTCTAATACAGATCGTATATTAGTTTCTTTATCTAAAGCCCCTTTCTGGAAAGTAGCCGTTACTTTTGTGCCAGCAGTGAAAGTATCTGATAAGAATTTATCTAGCTCAGCTCTTCTTACATCTATTTCCTTAGCAGCATCCTCCTTCGTCATATCATTATATTGTGATAATACAACGGCAGACATATCTGCAGCAGTAGTAGAAACGCCGCTCATTCTAAATATACGACCCGGATATTCATTTAACTCTACACCAGCTGAGCCTAGAGCTTTTACTGTTCCAGTGGTTTCTTCTACATCCTTTGAGAACCTCTGCTCCTCTGTCCGAATAACTGATTTGCGCATCTTATTAGCGCGAGCCATAATACTCTCATACTCAGCTAAACTTTCTGTATCTCCTCTGATGTCCTTCCTAACCTTTCCTTTGAAGATAGCAAACTCTCTAGAATATGGTGCTACATCCCCTAAGATACGTAATTTCTCCATATCTGGGTAATCCTCTGGACTGACACCTTCTAGTTCTGGGTGTAGAGCTGCATAACCCTCACCCGGCAGACGAGCGAATCCAGTTGAAATCTTTACATAAGGGTCACCTGTTCTGAAGTTAATAAAATAATCCTCTCCAGGAAGCCAAGAAGGCATTTTATTCTTAATACTATTAGCCTGAAGTAACTTTCCTTCGTTCTGTACGAAACGACGGAAAGGTTCAGAATATCCAAATAATTCAAAGTCAGGACTTACACCAGATACAGCACCTAGTTCTAGCTCGTAGTATTTACGACTATAATTAGTCATTTGTCGGGAACCTTGGAACTTTACATTCTCACCCATAGATCCATATCCAGGGAAAGTTTTATTCCATAAGCTACGCCCGATAAAGCCCGGCAATCCAACGAATTCAGTAGCAGCTTTAATTGATCTTTGAGCTGTGTCACCTAAAGAGAATTCTGATGTTGGTTCTGCTGCTGGTAATGCTTTAGGACCTCTCGGTTCTAGACGAGTTGACCCTAATGTATAGTCAGTTGTATCCCACTCTGGATGCATCTTCCTGATTGGTTTTACAATTTGACCAATAGTAGAAGCTAATAGTGGTCCTACTAATGGAACATTAGTAAACGCAGGTGAAGTCTCTGGGTATGGCCTATCCTCATAATGCTTTTCTTCTAGGAAATAAGGATCTCTTAACCAGCGTAATGGATGAAGTATCGGGTTATGTCTCCAGTACTCTTTCTCTGATCCATATAAAGCCTTCTTCTCTGCTTGTGCGCGCCATAGAACAGACCAGTGTGGGCGATACTCCTTTACACGACCACCTTCTAACGCTGTGGTTCCCATATCCCACCAGCGACCAGCTTTTATTTCTACTGGATCCTCACCAGAGTATGTCCGTTGTAGTTCTTCCTTTGTTTTCCTAGACCCAATCATCCCCGGAATGAAGGGAAGCATTAGCGCTAGTCCAATAGCTACACCAACAGCACCCTTATTCTCACGGTTTAGGATACCTAAGATTGACTTTTGTCCGGGGGCGGAGAAGAATTTACTTCCTGAACGAAGTAACTCTGCTGCTTTTTCTCCCTTTGTGTATCTAGTTCTTAATACATTAGAGTATTGAAGTACCCCACCAACAAAGGCTCCAGATACTGGTAAGGCTAATGGACCGTACTGTGGACCGGGTACAATCTGTTCATATTTATCTGTTACACCACGCAGAAAATGATCAGTAAGGGAAGCATGGGCTAATCTAAAGCGCTGGAACGTATCTAATGCTATACCGCTTAAAGAATGGCCAGTTTTATAATCTATGTAAGGAAGGGCTAATCCAACTAATAGAGCTGCTGGAGCGAATCTCTTAGTAAGAAGCTGGTTAACTAAACCACCCTCACCTATTATAGGGACGTGAAAAGCTTTATTCCACGTACCTTCTTTTAATCCTAACCCTATATCAGATAATAATCTCTGTACACGTTCGGCTTGACTAAGAGCTGTTCTATTAGCAGTTTCGGCGAAATTAAATAATTTGCCTCTACTCTTTATATTAACTAGATATGGTTGGAAGACACCTTCTACTTCTTCGCCAACACTGATAGCACCTTTATAACCAGTTGGTTCTTGTGAATGACGAAGGCGACCAAAGTTCTTTGTAATAGTTTCCCAAGGAGTACTCTCTTTTAGGAAAGTTACAGGAACATTTTCAAGAGGTTTGTTGTATCTATAACTAGAACTAGATAGACTTCCACGCTTTGTAAAACGGGCACGGACGTCTCCTCCGTATCCCTCAAGTTCCATATAAGGACCATAATCAGTCCTTATAAAATTCAACCCTTTTTGGGAACGTAAATCTACATTAGAACCAGTAAATAGGCGATCAAAATGTTCACCTAACTCAGTATATTTACCACCCTGTCCTACTAATTCACTATAACCAACGTGTAATTTACTAGGAGTAGTATAAGAACTTATGTATTGACTAATACCAAAAGTTCTACCAATTTTAAATGGGCTGTAATCTTCTAATGTACTTACAAAGCTGTGTAGTTTATCTACAGAGAAAGGTCCTTTTCCTGGAACGATAACCTTACGGAAATAGGAATACCCTGCTGCAGCAAAGCCAGCTGCGCCAAGAGCTTTATAATTTAAGCTACTATTATCTTCTCCTAGTCCGTGCCATCCAGAACCAAACGAGGTGTGTTTGTGTCTGGAATCCTTGGCTTTACCATTATCTGATAAACCAACAATAGTAGTCTGTCTAGAGGATCTGGTACTGAATGCTAAGCCCGCTGCTATTGCAGCGGCGGCTCCTGCTAGTAAAGCAAACCCATTTAGTGGTCTTATGTCACCGATAACTTCTGTTACTTCTTTTATAGAAGATGCTTCGGTTCTCCAAGCACCATACATCGCTTTGATGTGCTCTAGAGTCAGACCGTTTGTAATTACAGCCTCGTATATCATTCTCTCTAATGCTACATCTGCGGCTGCACGATGAAGTTCTTCTCCAAGACCTAGCATTCTAGCTATCTTAGAAGCTTTCCAACCCGGAACGTTCTTTAAATCTTCAGAACTCTTAAGTTCTAATGTAAGATCAAATGTTCTGGCACGAGCCTTATCTGTAAGATGACGCATTAAGTCAGGATTCTGCGAAGCATGCGTCCATACTTGTTTAAACAACTCGTCTTCTAAGCTTACAAACTGTATCTTATTAGTAGCATAGGCTTTATCAAAGAATTCTACATATTTATTTAGAGAGGAGTATCTAGCTGCAGAGGCTTTAAGAGAAGCAATGTCATATTTTACATTCCATCCAGCAAGCTGAATAGGACCACCAGCTTTTATAGATTTTCCTTGCACAGCTTGGAAGAGTCTTCTTAGCTGTTGCTCCTCTGTAAGAGTGGCGTACTTTAAAGCATCTGCTGCAATGTCATTAGAAAACTTGTCTAAGAATATAGGAAATTCAACATTCTTAACGATATCTCTATAAGGTAGGATATGATTCTTATCTAGGAATAGTTTTGTATAACCAGAACCTTTCTTATATACCTTAGATCCATCAGCAGAAAATTTCCTATATGCCTTAGATTCTTCAATATGCATCTGAAGGATTTGGTTATTAACAAAGGCAGTAGAAAAAGCTGAAGTGCCGTAAGCACCTTCTTTGGAAGCTTCGAAGATCCCTCTGATAGAAAACTTTCCTTCTAGACGATTGAGCTCTTCCCAATTAGTGTGGGAGGTTTCAATATCTAGGATAAACATATTCTTCTTAGGCTTCCGTGCTTTTGCCATTACTTTTTCCTTCTATTTCTATGTAATGCTTCTCTTTTAACATCTTCTGGAATTGATGGGGCTTTAACTTCATTAGGGTTATTTGGTTCTGCTAGCCGGCCCAATACCTTCTCTGCTCTTGCTAACATATCAAAGAAAGTTATTGGATCCCAATCTTCCATTTCTTCGAATCTATATTTAAATGCTGCAGCTATCAAGCACTTCGCTGTTTCTAGATAACTAGATTCTAATCTCTGTCTAGATAAATATAATTGACCTTTTATATCATCATAGGTACCATTGAATGGGTTAGTACTTAGCTGTTGTATAGCAACGTATGCTACTATTCCCGCTGGCACAAATTGTGGGAGTGGCCCATCTAGCATCACTAGTTTGTATACATCTAAATAAGCCCCCATAGGATAAGAAAACCTAGAAGAGGCTCCTAGGTATGATGGTTCTATTCTACGATATTCTGCCCAAGTTAGGTTGCGCCACTTGACAGTATAGCCGTCAGGCCATGTCGCTTGATAAATAATCATTGTATGTAATTAGGTGGGTGTTGAGACACCCACCATCCTTATTCCTTATTTCATAGACCCTAATGAATCGAAGTCAAGTATAATTTCTACAACTCAGCAGACAAAACTTCAAAAGCAGTTGGATCCATAAAATCAGACAACCAACTTATGAGATTGAATAGTGTACTTGGTAGGCCAGCAGAACCAGTACGTAACATCTCAGCAGTCATCTTTCCATCTGACGCAGCATTAGTCCATAAAATACAATGAGCAGCGATTAACAGCTGTAATTCAAATTCTACCTTAGCTGCTTGTTGTTCTTGTGAAAGGTTTGCTCCTAGATTGGTGGGGATTGAGCTTTGAATGCGTTGTAGTTCCATTGCCCCAACGGCCCTTACAATGAATACACGCTTACCACCATCTGGGGTAAACACTCTCAATCTGTTATTAGGGGTTTGTGTCTTCCAAGTTTCGATTTGAACCTTACTTGGGGATCCATTAATAGTTGCTAGGAACTCGTAAGGATCTGAAAACTTCTTTTGTGTTGCGGCTTCGTTAGCCTCAACAATGTTGTCGACTACATCTACGTCGCTCATCGGAGATCTCCTTTATCTTATTTACTCTCGCTATATTTTGCGTCCATAATTTAGCGAACTTTACGAGCAATGAAAGAATAATCATCAGTTATAGGATTTCCACCATTGTCGTATGTTTGTGAATTACCGGTTAATACACACTTTTCTAACTTGCGTGTTATTGTTCTACTTCCATGTGTAATATTTATAACTATATCAAACATTATATCACTATATACAGCATTAAACATATCTTGATGCCCAACTAATTGTGAACTAGCCGTAGCTTGCAACTGACTCACCGCTGAAGGTGGAAGATTGGATAACATACTAGTTTGTTGCTGTATAAGGGTTTGCAATTGTTGATTAATAGTTTCTTGAACTATAACACTACCAGAAGCTGCAGCTTGTGCTTGTGTCTGTAATGTAGCTATACTTTGATTTATAGCTTGTAATTGAGCTGTTTGTTGACTATTAGCTGTAGGTGTGGCAAAGACTATGTTATTATACTCTTGTAAGGCTACATATAGATAGCCCTCATGAACAAAGTTAATAGACAACCCACCTTGAACTAATGAACGTCCCTGACCAATAGCGTCATAGAATCTACTGTGATAACCATAGATAGGTAGTTTATTATCTTGCATATAGAAGTGAACTACACTTACTTCATCTATAAATAAATTACCTATGTATATCCTAGCGTTGTTGCCAGTGCTATACGTCCCATCACTACTATCAGCAGCAACCCAATTAGGATCTGTATAAGACATTGGGCTAGGGGCAGCAGAAACCGCTGGAATTGGTTGTGCACTACCATTAGCTGTTGGTTTGGAAGCTACTGCTGTTTCAGAGCCCGGGTCATTTGACAATACCATCTGAATGGTAGTAGAAGTAGCGGGACTGACTACATTTACTGTAGAGGTATTAGTAACACACCCAGATTGGGTTACAACTATTGTAGCTGTCCCGATTGGAGAACTTATAAAAATACTACCAGTTGCGTCTGTTGTGCCAGAGGATACCCAAGACCCAATAGTAACAGTAACAGAGGCAGAAGCACCGTTAGTTGTTGGTGTACATATAATAGTTAATATAGAGCCACCACTAGGAGTTGACGGAGTTAGATTGGCAATAATTGGTGTTTCTGTATTAACAGTTAATTCTTGTATTTCAGTCTGGAAACTAGTGGCAGACAGTGTAAATTGATGGCTGTCGCTTGGCTGCTGTTCTCCACTAGCTGTGGTAGTAACAAGCGTAGAAATAGTAATCGTGGTAGTCCCTGAAGAATCGGTAGTGCCACCCGTTACACCATCTACAAAGACAGTAGCCCCATTGATAGGGTTACCATTATTATCATTAACCGTTACTGGAACTGTATAAGTGGGCATTATTACATTACCGGGGTGCTATTAATAGGGATAACTTGTGAAGGGTTGCCATTAACATTTCCATACTTTTGTACCTTACCCATAGGTGTTGGTTGTGAAGAAGTGTTTGGATTGCCATGCTTTGGCATATTAAATACACTGCTCATATTCACAGGCAGCAGGGGTGTAAAATCCTCACACATAAACGATACGGTTTGTTCAGATAACATATCCTGTATAGAGTATACCACACCATCCGTTACAAATTGAACACCTAATAAACTTCTTGAAGAAGCGTAACCTTGTTCATTACTAAAGAAAATAGACATATCAAATGGGGGTAACTGATCTACTTTTAGGTAGGTACTATCTTTTGAAAGGTCATTACCATTGTATGCGCCTGACTGTAAGAACTTCATTAGGACTTCTACAGTAAATTGTGTCATTACCATCGTCCCAGCTATAGTCCTAGTACCACGAGTAAACCCTTTAGGATTTATATATCCTAGTGCTCTTACTGGAGCTTTTTCTCTATGTATAGAAATAGATAAGGTGGTACACTCTATCAACTGCTTCGCGTATTTAGGTGCGGCGCTCCCTTGTTGCTGGAATGCTAGATTACTAATTCCTATCATTATCTTAACATCAGAACCTGTATAAGAGACAACCCCGCTATAAGGATTTGGAGAGTTTGATTTTAATGGGGATACCGCTGGGTTTATCTGACCTGCCTTAGTAGTGGGGTCAAAGGTCATTTGGGTGCCAGATCCCATATTTATATAACCATAAGTGGAAGGAACTACCACGTTTCCGTCTATATCATTCACACTACAAGTTGGTCCACCGCTATTAAGACGAAGAGCTTGTACCACAGGGTTGGTATAGTAGTTTCCTTGTGTAATTTGTGGGGTTATATTAGAAGGGGCAGTCTGGCTTATAACAGGCGAAGCGCCGCCAGACAGTACTGAAGAATACTGTAGATTACTAATACTTGTTTGATTACCAACAGAATAACCGCTGGTTGACCAAGAAGTGTAAGAGGTATAAGAGGAAAATGCATCGGGCATAGGCATCCTATTGGGCCGTCATCTTCATGATAACGGCCCTATCGGGCTATTGGTGGCCCGGAAAAGGGGTTAGCCCCCAACTAGGTTTTCAAACGGAGTCTGAACGGCAGCCCATGGTTCAACTAAGCGGGCTACAAATGTTGCTTGCATCTCGGTTACGGCGTCGTCGATAGACACACCAGAACCTTCATTAAGAATTTCTACACCGAAGATTCTCATTCCACTAGCAGCACCCATTTCATTGTTAGCTACTAGAGTGATATCAAATGGCAGAATTTGGTCTGAATACCAAGGCGAAGCTAGAGATTTTAAAGCTGATACAGATGTAATTGGAACTGAATCCAAAGCATCGATTGTAGACGCAGCAGAATTAGCAATTCCCCCGGTGTTAATCGTACGGACTAACGCTTGATTAAAGATAGCTGTCTGATTCAACAAGCTGGTAGACGCAGTGCTATACTGAGGACGAATGTCTTCAGAGTTAGCAACGAACATTCCATTCGCTTGATAGAAAACGTTCAGCAAAGCGTGACGATCGAAATTAACCCAGATCAAGCTTCCAGCGATACCACGCTTGTTGCGACTGAATGCTCTTGGATCTGGGGATCCCATCGTATAGATAGGAGCCTTTTCGCGAGTCACACTATAAGAAACCGCCTGGAGTTCTGCGAACTGATACGTGCCGATACAGGCCATAATATCAGAACCAGAAAATGAATTATAAGACCTGGATATTTCTGATTCTAATGGACCACCAGGTAGTGTTGATGCTGTTGACATTGTTTCTCCTATATTATTTGTGACTCGCTACGGAATTCATTAAAGACCAACTAAATTCTTAAATAGAGGTCGTCTAAATGAGCTAGGTACCATTGTATCTGCGATACCAGCGTTATATTTTGCTGCTGCCCCCATACGTTCAAATCCAGCACCCCAAGAATTTCTCATCCCACCTGCTCCAGATCTACCTTGGTTCCAAGCACCTCTCCCAGCTCCATAAGCATACCTGCCTAGACCACCAAGTGCTGCGCCTTTTAAACCAGCAGCAGCCCAGTCGTTACCATTATTAAAAGCATAATCTTGCGCTACACCAGCAGCGGCACCACCAGCAGCGTACATTCCGACAGATTTAAGGGAAGTGCCAGTTATACCAGACCGCCCGCCCGCTGTTACAGTCTTAGCATAAGATAATGACTCTTTGACAAGTGGGGCTGACATGGCATAGGATATAGTACTTTTTAGTTTACCGAAAGCTCGGCTAGCATTCATATAAACACTATCTGCGAAAGCCATATTTATATCTCGATAGACTCTCTAGGATAATATCCTAGAGAGTCTTGATTTGGAAGGATTAGGAACGGCTAATACCAACAGTTGCTGTTAGCTGAACCAGCTCGTCTGCTGGGTAGAAGTTGACGTAGATATTGGCGTGTCCAATACGTTGTTCTGCTTGTGTTACACTTACCACAAAGCTATAACGACTGATATATCCGCGCTTCTGTAGGTTTGTCAATGCTGAATCCAATGCTGTTTGCATTGCTGTCAACTGTAGACCATCTGTTGAAGACTCACCGATATAAGGATCGGCTGTAACACGAATTGTATCAACAACCAAGCCCTTAATACGCTGGCGAAGCAGGTTATGATAATCGCTAAGATCCGTAGCAATAGTAAAGCCATGAAGCATTACTGGCAGAATTCCATTTCCCTTGAACCTTAATACGTTAACACCAGCCCAAGTTAGAGAATCCATCTGTGCGAAGGAAGCTTTCCATAGCTGAACTGCGTTCACCGGTTTGTTAGTCAGGTTTGATTTCTCATCTAATGCTGAAGCGATACCTGCCACATAACCCGCTAGATTAGTACAGTAGTTTGTAGCGTATCCATTGCTAATTACACCTTGATCTGCGAATACGTGGATATAAGCACCGATGTCAACATTATTACCATTAGCATCCTGAACAACTATGCCGTCATACTCACCAACAGTGGTTGCGAATAATCCACCAGCACGCCCAATAGAACTATCCGTACAAAGAACACTTAGATTAGACGGAACAGTTCCAACTATGGTAGGTATACCTAATATACCATTACCTGCTGTGATAACTTCATTCGTAACAACTGGGCTATACTGAGGTAGATAGCCTATCCAATTACGGGTGTCTATAAGTGAGAAGCTATTTGGTCCTGTAGTACCAATAAAGCCAATACAAGTTCCAGACTGACCAATTGTTTCTTGGACATAACAGAAGTTAGCTAGTAAGTACTCAAAATGAACTTCATGCCAACCAGCAGCTACACGAGCAGCTGCAGTAGTTATGCTACCTGCCATAGGTGTAGCGACAGTTCCGTTACTATCAACTGATTCGCTCGCCCACTGATATGTCTTAACACCAGTTGAAGAAGACGTTGTCTTCAACCAATCTAGAACGCTAGTGTTACCAGCAGCAGTCATTCTATAAGCAACGTTTGGGGCATCAACAAAAGCATCTGGGCAATAGACAGAATCTACTGAGAAATCCATTAGTAAATCCAAAGCCTGTGCCAGAGCAACATATGTCTGACGTAGTGTAAGGGATGTACCATCAGCACCAAGTACAAAAACTGGTGCTGGTGCAGCAGTTGAACCAGTAAGTGCCCCAGCTTGCGTTAATGTTAGGGCTTGTGCTGTGGTTACTGCTTGGGCGCTAGTGCCAGTTCCGAGTTCTAGACCCAAATTTAGGATATTGCCAGTGATTGTTATGTCACCAGTATTTATTGAGTAGCCATTAGCAGCATCATTTGAAAATACTAGGTCTCCGTAAAACCACACATACAGAATCCCAGCTTTATACCAGATTTGATAATCAGTAGAATTATCTGTATTCGTTGAACCACATTCAATATTGAATCCTGAATAAGTGGCCATTCCAGTAAGACCTGAGGCTGCAGTTGTAACGGCTGCATTAGATAGTGTTAGTGCTACAGCTGATGAAGCAGTGCAGGTGAACGTTCCATTAAGTGCTGAAGGAGTCATCCCAGATACAGTAATCGACCCACCAGACAATGCGTTTGTTGCTGCGCCAGTAAATGTTCCAGTATACACACAAGTGCCACCAACTGACTGACTGACAGCTGTGATTGGTCCGATTTGTGCTGCTCCAACACCATTTAGGTATGTTGGTCCTGTTCCTATACGATATAGGATGACGTTGTCACAATTAGCAGCAACTTCTTCCATTGCCTTGATAAGTGAGCCGTTAAGACCGAAGGTGCTTGCTGCTGCGGCACGATCGGTTACCTGGAACGGGTCGTTTTGAGGACCTTGACCGGCAGTACCACAAATCAATACTGACTTATCTTTGGGAACCGTGCGTGAAGCAAGGCCACGATCGATCGTGTAGACCTGAATTCCAGGTAGATTTGGATAACTAGACATGAGATTAAATTCTCCCTCTCTATAGCAAACAAACTTTATTTGTCGCTGTTTGGGTCACTTGGTATAACGATCGTGTCGGTCTGCTTTGCAACCCCAATTATTAAGTCAACACTCTGAAGCGTCTTCTCCATTAGTGTGTCCAGGTATTCAAGACGGATCTCATACTTCAATCTACGACGGTAGATTTCCTGTCTCTGTTCTGAATCGAAATCGTCGTCGCCACGTGCGACGAATCTAAAATGCTGTACGCCACGAGCAAGGAAATAATCCAGTTCGGTAGCATATTTAACCATGAATCGATGAAACCAATTAGTTAATAAATCAGCTCGTAAATTTGATCTTGACCAAATGCTAAACTCTACAATAACTAATTCCCACCAACCATAGACGACGAGGTTGTAGCCCGCTTGCTTTGGGTGAGGCATTATTTGTCTCACTTCTGGAGTCCGTGGTGCTGATCCATCGTTCATTGTTGGAGCCATTGAACTACTAACCACTCTAAAAGTAATTACATCGAATGGATCATCCGTTTTTGTCATTCGTTCCCTAGGGAATTCATGCTCAAACTTTGGGGTTGTCCCCTCTGGAGTGCCATAAGATTTAATATGAATCTGTAAAGCAGCCTCCACCGCATCAAAAAATCCTGGTATATCGACCGCTGGTAAAGTAGATCTTATGGGTGGCTCTAAAAGATGTCTATTTGTTCTAGGTTCCTTCTTGTCATACCCTCTTTTAAAGTAGCGATCCATATAACTCCCGATATCTCTCCAACTATTCCTAATTAGTATAGCAGTTCTGACTCTAACTCATAGATTTAAATACCCATGCGAACCTTATTTATACGTTTTCTTTTTCAAGTGCCAACTCAAAGTATTCGATCCTTGAGAAATCACCATGAACGGGCACTACGGTCAACACTTTCCACTTTATTGTTCGTGTTAACGGATGAAATAAACTACCATCTTCGTTGACTTTTAGTTCATACATCTTGTCGTAGGATAGGTGTTCTGGAAGGGTATATCTCTCATAATTTATATAACAATCAAACCTAGCGAACGCTGTGCCAGTGTTCTGATCTGTATAACCATACTGGGCCATAGGGTACGAACCAGTAGCCAGAACTCCGGGTTTATACACAGGGGCTATGCCTCTGACCACACACATAGTTTCATAAGTTTCTCTCCATAGATATCCCTCACCACCACAATAAACACACATTCTATTTGGACCACCAGAAGTTTCATCCCAACAAACACATTTATCGTTTGTTATTCTTCTTAGAATGACACGTTTACCAATAGAATTTACATCCGAACGCCCGAACAACAAAGCGTCCATTTCTTCACGTAAATCGATATTTGGTGTATCTGGAAAATATTGCATTTACTTCTCCATAAAGGAATAATTCTTGCCTGTTATTTCTCTTCCTTTAATCTCATTCCATAGGGAATAATTTTTGACTGGGGTCTCTATTGCTCTAATCTCACCCCATAATTGTTCTGACAAGTTAACATTAGAAAGGACTGGATACTTTGTTGTGGGGTCAGTCATTATATTAATTCCTTATTAAATACTTATACTGATAATGGATATGCTGTTTGAATAACTAATGGATAAGTTCCTTGGAAAATACCAGATCTTAGATTAATAAGAGGTGGAGAATAGAATGGAGAAGCAAAAAACTTTGTTGGTTTTCCACGACCACCAGTTGGTGAACCGAAATCCATAGATGTAGCGTTTGCACCTAGACCAGTTGACGTCCAAGTTCTTGCTGGTGTTCTTTCTGTCCAGTCATATACACCTTTTGCTGCCATACCTGATCTTGGTCTTCCACCGGGAAGTGTATACCCAGAACTTCTTAACGCTACTTCATAGAATTTGATTGAATCACCCAACTCCTTAAGTTTGGCTGGGGTACCCTCAGTCTGGAATCCTCTTGATCTCTCAACAGAGAAATTTGCTAATACGTGGGATTGTGGACCACCTAATAGTGTACCCTGACCTAAGATTAAATCCCTTGCAGCAGCGGCAGTTACCCACTGATTCCTACACCCAATTAACCTATGATGTGTAATATTGTTATAAGGAGTATTGTTTATTACAGAGCTAGAAAAGGGCATAGGTGAAATAAGACGTGCTTCTTCACTAGATTGATAAATCTGACAAGCTATTGTTAAGTCCGATAGCTTACGAAGTATTTGCCCACCAGCTAGACGTACTTGATCTATAGAACAAAAATATGGCTCGATTTGTGATACCAAATCGTAAGTCACGTCTTGTTCCAATATTCTGCCATCAGTTAACGATAGTCCTTTTGGTAGTGTTACATGCAAAATCAAATTTCTCATTATTGCTCCAATTAAACGACTAAGCTGGCAGCTACTACTATTATTGTTCCGTCTGCCCCAAATAAAACTAAGTTATAAGTGCCATGAACTAAAGTTATAGGGGTGGACAGCCAGTTACCAGAGCTGTCTATATTCGTAGCTGCCAATGCAAAGTTTGTGGCAGTCTTTCCAGCGTCCCAATCAGATGTATAAAACACGTAAAGTACGTAAGAACTCGGGTTAGATACAATGACTTTATATCTACCAATACTGCCATAATCCTGACTAACACCTACGGTAGCACTCAAATCAAAGAATGTATTAGCGTCATCTATATCTTCTGAGTCTTCGATTCTAATCTGAGAAGGTGGGTCATACATTTCTAGATAATCGTGACCCGCAGCAGAAGGAGTGTACTCTAATATATACCTACCACTACCTAATTCCACCAAAGATAAAGGATCTGTGCAAACCACCGCGTTTCTTGTAAAGAATACCTGTAATTGGGACAAAACCCTCCCTGTAATTGGGTTGCTAGATAAGTCAACCAATCTGAATTCTATGTAGCGTAAGCGGTTTACACGCCCCATTTATTGGGATCCTCTCCATACTACTTCATAGTATAGGTAAATGATTGATTATTTTGTCCTAATCGGTCCATAAGCAAGGGAGTTATGTGTGTATACCCTCTTATCTTTTGAGGATCCAGCAGCAAAAATCTTTCCTCCTAGGTATATATGACAAACCCTACGAATTCCAGCATCGTAAACAGTGACTGGTGACCATTCAATCCCGTTTCCTATATCAGTTGCTACTAGCTGTAGCTGCATTTCTGAAGCATACCTTTGTGTATTATCCTTTAATACCATCGGCGTATTCCTAGAAACTATTACAGTGGCTCCATTATCCGCTTTCAGCTCTACACAAGCTGCGTAAGTATGAGAATTGGAAATCACTAGCCCTTTGCTTGATACATCGTTATTCAGCAGAATATCTAATAAATCCCCAGCTACAACTTGCTTTGCTTGCTTATCCTGAGTAACCCACATATTTTCTGCCGGGCAAGCCCCGTTGCTTCCAGTTCCGGTATAAGTTATAGATACAATATTTGAAATCACACTTGAAAGACCACTACTGTTCGTAGCTGTAACACAGTAGTAATAAGTTATATTAGAATACGACATAACGAAATCAGTGTATGTACTAGTAGTACAGGTGCCTAATAAAGATCCTTGCGAACTAGTCGTTGCTCTATAAATCGAATAGCACGTGAAATTAGAAGGAGGGGTATACGTAATGGTTAAAATACCTGAATAAGGGGCGGTAAACGTTTCAGAAACCGTTGGAGCAGTTGGTACTGTGCCACTACCGGTTGTTGAAGTTATAACTAGAGGAGAACAGAAAGCACTAGTGTTACCAAGAGTATCCCCTGCGGCTACCATAAAATTATAACTAATAGATTGTGGTAATCCAGTTATAGTAGTAGTTGGTGTAATACCAGGAACATTTATAGATGTTGGTGTACCAGATAAACTACTAGCTTGGTACTGTAATAGGTAATGGTCGAAATCCGGCTCTATATTTGGAGTCCAACAAATAGTAGCAGTAGCTGTAGATCCACTATTCAGGAATGTCCCACTTAGACCTACCGGTATAGCAGGAGGGGTAGTATCTATTAATACAGGTACTGGACTTGATACCGCAGGAGTAGCAGACACTACACTAGTATTATTTACTGACCAAATTCTAAATGTCCATAATAATTGGCTTATCGTACTAGATTGTAGCCCAGATACCCTGTATCCTGTAGAAGGAGCTGGTACCGTCCCTATATAACACCAAGGAGAAGATACCATAGTGTTATTATTTGTTGATTGGCTTTCAATTATATAATAATTTATATCTGTGGAAGTAGAAGCAGGCCAAGATAGAGTTATATCTGTTGACGTCTGTGGTGTGGCTGTTATACTAGCTGGTGGAGCCGGGGTACCTGACGTCTGTGGCATGTATCCAGTCAGATCAGGAGGCGTATTCATACTAACTGGAGCAGACTCTACGTATAACCCAGTAGATGAATTAGGGCTGATAGAAAGAGCTGTGATATGCGCAGAAAAATCAGTTGTTAATAACGCTGCTGGGTCTCCACTAGTTAACACGACTGTAGCTGTAGTTCCAGAAACTGTAAATGAAGTAAAAGAAGTTCCATAATTGTTCGACCAATATACTTTATATTGGTTAATATTGCTTGGAGAAGGGGACCATGTTAAAACTATCGCCCCCATAGTCCCTGTCCCAATCACACTGCCTGATGGCACCGGTTCTGGAAGAGAATAATTAGCAGAGGTACAGGTAAAATATGTAGAGCTAGGGGGAGATTGATTTCCCACCCTATCGAATGATGAAACATTATACCAATATAACGCTCCTGGGTTAGTACTAGTATCTATAAATGTTACTATATCCCCACCAGTAGAAGGTCCTATAGAAATTGTTGCTAATAACGAATTCCATAATGGGGTTGGTGTTGTACCAGACGGGATTATCATCCTCCATAAGTTATAACCACCTAGAGTTACACAATCTAAGGAGGTGATCCCATTCCAAGACACAGAGATACTACCATCTGAATTTGCTACCGCCCCACAACCACTGCCAACCAATATAGGAGTCGGTGGTGGTACGTGGATGTCTGTCACTATCTGTATATCATTAGGAGTCTGTGATGTAGCAGATAAAGGACCGGCTAGAACCTGATTTCCTTCATTACCGAATCTATCTATTCCACGTAATTCATAGGAAGCAGTAATATTATTGTTTTCTTCCGGTTGTAGATCAGAATAACTATTGTAGCTAGTTATACCGCTGGCAGACACAAAAGAGGGTACCTCTGCTATCTTTATATAACTAGTGGATACTGGCATATTTGATTGTTCAGAGACAGTTACCATTCTCCATATCTCAAACGCACCGTTTATGTAATCATAGTAACCACTAAAATCTCTAGATGGGTTAATCCATGATAAATTAATAGCCCCCAAAGACCCAGCAATAGATAACACAAGTGGTAACCCATTTACAAGATAAGGTTGTGGTCCACTAGTCTCAACAGCATTTACTTGTTCCGTTTTACCATCAGCATAAATAGTAGCGAAAGGACATTGTTCAACTTGTGCATCATCCCATATGGCTGTTTGTGCTGTATTTGTTGGGTCATTAAGAAGAGTAACTTTAGCTATGGTAGCTGCGATAGGAGCTGTAGCGGTAACAACTAATCTTTGATAACCTATATTCGTTGTGATCCTATTACTATTATAAGTTTCTGATAACCCTAATGTATTAGAAAACGTTATCTGCATTTGGACAGAAGTGTTTGGATTAGGGGACCCATTAATAGCTGGGTCACTAGTAACAAAGCAAGAGGCGGTATAAACTAAACCGCCAATCACCTCTATTGATTGTGATAGCTGTGTAGTACCATCTTGCTTCATTGCTCGAAGAGAATTATTTCTGGTATCAGTAGTTATAATAGATGGAGCGTCACCAATATAAGACCAGAAAGGGATACCAAAAGGAGAGGTGGTTGGTACATCTTCAAACCCAGGGTTGAACACTAGATTTGGTGAAGACAAATTACCACTTGTGTCTACACTTCTCACCCTAAATATATAAGAAGTGTTAGTAAAAGCATACGGCTCTAAACCATTAGCAATAAAAGACTTAGTCCCAGCAGTTGGGTCGTTTATAAGTGCTAATATAGACCAAGAGCTAGGTGTATCATCGTAAACAGATTGTTGCTCTATCTGATATCCAGCTAAACTATTAGTAACAGGAGCTGTCCAAGTAAGCGTAATAGAAGCTGCGTTACTTATGACTGGCGTAACTTTAATAGGAGCTGGTGGTAACGAAGTATCAGCCGGAAAGTAATTATTTAAATCTGGATATGTTGCTATTAAGTAAGAGTACGGAGAATAATCCATTATCGAATTATATGAACGGAGGCTCACCTCAAAACTATTAGCTAATACATCTCTTGTTGGCGGGCCAACTGGAGATTCTGGGTATTCCAGACCAAAAATTGTATAGGAATTAGATTGTACATTTATTGGGTCACTCCACGAAGTTAAATCTGATGATCCAACTTGCGCAAATCTATAGCATATCTCATAACCAACAGCTCCTCTTGTAATAAGCCAAGATACGTTTACCCCACCTTGTACCCCAGTTAATACAACATCGCTTGGAGCTGCTATGGTTGTTGTAACCGTTGAGGTCACCATAATTAAATGATCTGTGTCCATACTACTTTCATCGCCGTATGAGTCTACAGAGGTTACCCCATAAGTATAGTTCATTCCTATAATAGTGTAGGTATCTATATAAGTGATAGTAGTAGAGTTTACTTCCATCGTTGTTGGTAAATTAACTAATGATAGCCACTGAGCAGTTCCAGTAATTCTACGATAGATATTATAGGATGTAACTGTTGGGGCTGTTGTTAATGTTAACGATTGAAAGGAGATAATTATTGAACCGTCTGAATTTACTGTTCCAGAAGCTGTTACCAAACTTGGTGTAGGTGGAGGAGCTACACTAGTACCAACTAGGCTTAATGGTCCTACAATTGGCGTGACTGTGGTGTTGCCACTCAGATTTACTTCAACTATATAGTAATAATAATCAGTAGAAGTAGCAGGTATCGAATGGTCGATAAACACCCCATTAGGTATCATAACGTTAGTAAATGTAGCTACAATAATGGGAGCGACTCCCCAAGATACTGGAGAGCTTACATAACCATTTCCTCTATAGAGTTCATATTGACTAAAATCTGGATCAGTATTGAGAGCACTAAGAACTATCTGCGCACCACCAATACATGGGGCAGCAGTAATAGTTATAGCTGTAGGAGTAGAAGTATTTGTTGTTGTTGTTATTTCTACTGCTGTACTCTCTGTTCCTGGCTGTCCGGTATAATCTACAGTTCTAGCAGATATAGAGTAATTTGCACCAGATATTAACGCAGGTAAGGTGTAAATACAAGAAGAAGAATATGGTAAAGTTATTGTATTTGTTGCTTGTGCCACACCGGCTATCGTAGGTGTACAATCAAACATATAATAATACACATAAGGACCACCTGTATCCGCCCAAAACGGAATAGAGGGATCAATCAACTCAATCACTACAGAGGAATAGCCAGGAGTAGCAGATAGGGCTGTGGATATCATAGATAGCCCAATAGGTGGTGGGGCAGGTTGTGACCTGCCCAAGTAACGTGCATCTGATTGGTATCTAGTGAAATATTGTGAAGGGTCAATCAACCGGGTCATTAGGTTTGTATTCTTCCAGAAGTAGTTGAGTCATCAACTATGTTATAGATAGCTATAGTGTTACCTTCATAAGTTAATGTCATAACTACTGGATTAGTAGTTTTATCAATAGACATATCAGCAGCCACTATAGATTCGATGTAATCTACTACTGTCTGTACTGATAATACGTCAGATTGTGCAGCAGGAATCGCTGGTATTAGATCTGTTTTAGCCTTTATAGCCATTACCGTTGGATTGGAAGTTGGGTTTATATTAGCCAAATCACTAAAGTGGGCAACAGTAGCATCTTTAGCAACAGTAGCGTTTAAAGCTACTGTATTATTTAATGCCACTATTCCAGTAATCCGGGAATCCCCTATGGAAACAGTCTCAAATGGATAACCTGAGAACGTATTTCCATTAGCTGCATAAGAGGCTACAGCTACATATTCCCCTGCTGTCGCAGAGGAAGATATAACCCACGTATACTTATATACACAGGTGGTACTAGGTATTAAAGTCATTGCACCAGCGGTTCCTAGCACAGAGGTACCAGTAGCAGCATTTATTATCTGTATCATTGGATTGGCCGTTACGCTTGGAGTTACACCGGTAGAAGTTGTTATAAATAGAGTGAATGTGTAAGAATCGCCAGGATAATACATTAGAACCTCAGAATGAGAGGATGTTATGGCATCCTCTCAAAAATTAACTTATTTTACTGCCAAATTGAGCCCTCATGCATCATCCACATATCAGAGACTCCCGATCCATTACCACTTGGGTCTTGATAATTAAAGAAAGCATAAGGCATCCAATAACAACCGCCGTCAGTGCGGCCTTGTGCTGAAATACCCCATGAACTGCCCCATGAATTCTGGATAAATACACCACCAGTGGTTTCATCTGGGAAAGCAATTGTGTCATTATAGTCTAAAACTAGTTGTGCATGACCACCTAATAAACTCTCGCCAGGTGCCGGCATTGGCATAAACCCAGTAGTCTGTATTTGGGTTTCTTCAAAAGAAGAATACACATTAATTCCTATACCAACGGCATAGCCAGAAGAAATTGAGAATTTAACATCTGTTAATGTTGGTAATGAATGATATGGTCCTCCTTTATAGATAAGAGCTTCAGCATATTCTTGTTGAGTAGGGGCAGACATATAATCTGTTCCAAGATATGGTTCTTGTGGAGCTAGACATACACCAAACTTATTTAAAGTTTTAAACGTTGTGTGGATTGTTGATCCCGCATCCTGTCCAATATCACCATCAGCCGCAAGGTTTGTCTGATAAGCAAAAGCTGCTGAAGACATAAAGTCCGCTGTAGCTATTGTTTTATCTTTCTCAAACATATACAACTTACGGTACATCCAATCACGGTATTCAGCTTTCAATTGCCCCGTGCAGGAACCCTCTTGTGCTTGATCACGAATTGGGCCCATCCATTGAGAAGTAGTAGCAGTTGGTGGTAATACTAAATTAGATGGAGCTGTTATTTTAAGTAGTGTTTTAGCTGGGGAAAACGGGTTATCAGGATAACGCCCGTAACGACGACCGGCGGGTGACAGTTTTAGAAAGCTCATTGACATTTCCTTTAATAGACCGTAACCTTATTAGGGTTACGGTCTATTTATTTACCAAGTTACAAGTTTATGTCTGCTTGATAGCACGGCATCTACTCGTGCGTCTCCGCTCTTAGTGCGGATTAATTTGTTATAACGTTTCTTGTAGGAACTAACTGCTGTACTAGTCCTGAATTGAACCTGAGAAGCAGATACAGTAGAATTAGAAACTGGCAAAGAATTGATGATGTCATTCACAAGATCATCACCAAGTAAAACAAATGCTTCTACTTCTAGCTTTGTTGTTGGATTAACAACGTTAGTTGAGGTTAAGATTCCATTTATATTAATCTGGATATCTTTAGCTACAGCTAAAATCTTCTGATCCGTGGTAGTAGCATTAGCTGTTGAATAACCAGCACCTAACAACTGAATCTCTTGAAGATCAGCGTTAATCTTCTGTTCAACAGACTGAATAGAAGCCACTGAAGTTGGGTTTTCTGTAGCCATAACAAGACCAGTAATAGTTTCAGCTATAGGTAGGAACGTATTTACATAACCCAAGATTGTGCTAATCATTGAGGTTGTACAAGCTGTAGTAATCATGGCTAAGCCTAAAACTATAGCTATAAGTGTTTTATTCATCTAGAACCGACCCTCCTAGGGCCGCTTGAATTTTCATCTTTATCACAAAGTAGGAGGTACCTAAATACCTCCTAATTTGAGATTAGATTAGTTACTTTATGTTTGAAATAACGTTATTTGCTACCACTTTTTGTACAGCTAATTCTATCAATAGGTTTGCTATAGAAGAGGTAACATTTATTCCTTGAGATTTTGCATCAACAGCTATCTTCTGGAAAGCAGCATTTCTTTTATCTGTTGATGTTGCTGGTGAACCATTAGGATTGCGTACTAGTGAAGAGGATGCCATAACAGCATCTGTCGCAATAATTCCTAAACCGGTCTTTAGTAGAGCTTCTGCGCCATGCGCAAATTCCTCTGCCGCGTCTTTGCCGAACATACTTACAAATCCAGCGCTTGCTTTGGCATAATTTGTTTTGAAAAATGCAACAACTTTATCCCAGAACGACATGATCTTATCTCCTAGTCTTCCTATTAAGAAAGACTTAATTACATTATACACTATTCAATAGTGTTTGTTTGTAGTTTCTACTTTCTTTATCCTGTATTACACGATTTGGTAATATCATCCCACAACGTTTGCATCCCAGAAACTTTTATAATCTGTCTAACCTCGTTATCTGGCGCATCCTCTGGAAATCTTCCCGTTATCTGGAAATAGTTTCTTTTGTTTGTAAGTTTTCTTATATTCCTTGTGATAAATAGAAAAACTAATTTTGGCACAATCTTTACAACAAAAACAACTATTAAACTGAATTGGCTTGAATTCATTATTACATTGTTTACAGAATCTATTCGGAAGACTATTTATAAGTTTATTCAATGTTTGTGAAGCTATCTCTTTAACGTGCTGTGGACACTTTCTACCTCGCATCGCAGCAGCTTGTTTACCTCTTGTTTCTGCACTTACTATGTGTCCTAATAACGCATTTCTTGTCTTTTGTCTATTAGACACGTTTGAGAAATAAGCTTTCATAGAATCACTATGCTTCTTACGGGTTTCAAGCGACTGTTTATGTCCAAACGTTCCTTCTCCACCTTCAGTATGATTCGTAAGAGGGCATTCAACTTCTTGTAGTGAGATATCCACCATCGTTCTCTATCAGCCCAATTATCGCTAACCTCTTCTATAATCTCCATCTCTGGTTTTAGATTCCTTGATAATAATTTATTAATCCAATTATCACGATGGGTAGACCTGTAATTCTTACGATTACTTCTACCACGCTTAGCTTGACTTATGTGCACTATTAATCGTTTACGTGGATTAGTAGTTACGCCGACATACCGCACATTGTTATCAATTGGATCTTTAAGTATGTAGATTACTTTCATTTATTCGTCTTTCTATCTCTTTCCAGACCGCTTGAACCCCACCTGTTGCTATGATTTTTCGTAATTCATCATCTGGAGCGTCTACTGGACCTATATTTGCTAACTGGAAATGGGGTTTATCTGGGATACCCTTCCAAAGAGCCCCAGAAACTAATCCTAAGCCAGTTCCAATAGTCCATATTTGTTTCCAAGCAGGGTGGGCTGCATTCCAATCTGGTGCCCATGGGTCTTCACCAGAGATACCCGGGCAGACGTCTACAGCAACTCCCATATTATGCCATGAATACCCTGGTGGGGCATCAGTTACCTTAGGTCCTGGAGCAGTTCTTCCTTTAGCGTAAAGGTCGCCTTGTTCTTGGTATGTTCGAAGCCCTTGTACCACCCTAATTTCAATACCTTCTTCTAATAGCTTCTCAGCTAGAATCCTTATTTTAGATGCTAGAATTGGGTATACCTTACTTAATCTAGCTTCTGAATTACTATCCACCATAACCTCCCCAGTTCCAGTTTTGTTCCCAATCTGGTGGCCATCCTGTTATATTTATATTTATAGTTGTGGCATCCAAGCTTAAAGCTACGGTAAATACTAAGGTTGATGGGACTCTTACATAAATATCATTCAATATTGGATCTATACTGGCTTGTAAATCAGCTGGACTGAATGTAGAAAGATCAATCGGAGCTGGAAATATAATATTTATTTCTTGGGATAAATCATTACCAACAGGCTTTAATCGTGGGGCAATGTCTATTTTTATATCTCCTGGATAAATTGGATTCCTAAATGGAGGTAAAGGACACTGTATAGGAGGGCTCTTTACATTGACGTTCCCTGTAGTAAAGCTCCATTTATATGTGTTATCTAAGGATAACCCACTCGTCCCTGATACATAACTCTTACTTAATCCGCCGCCAGTTCCAACTATCATTATATTATAGAGCATATTAGGCTGTAAAGGCTTATCTGGAACAAACGTAAGTATTGTCGACGTTGGGTCCCAATTAAAACTACCTAATATATATTCTCTACCAACTACAGATAACGGATTGATAGATTCCAACTGTTCAGGACCAATCATAGTTGTCTGACCGGGGCCCTGTAGTAGGAAGGTATCAGCAGTTACAGTTAGTTGATTTATAGGCTGACTAAAAGTCAATACTATATTACAACCTAATATAACGTCTGTTGCGTTATCTAGTGGTGACACAGATAATAATGTTGGAGCTGTAGACATTAATTTACCTTATTATGAGATTGTTTAGACTTTGCCATATCAATAACTTCAGCCATACTCGTTATTAATTGTTCCGCGCCCGACGTGTCTATTTTACCTGACTGATCAAATGTAGATTTAGCTACCTCTACCTCATCTTCATTTACTATAAGTACGCCCATAGTAGCTAACTCTTCTTCACGCTTAGCTTCATCCGCTTCATCTTTCGGGGCTATTACAGTAAGACTACCGTCTTGGTTTATCTGAAGATATACTTTCTTACCTTTTTCTTCTAGTACATGAGCTGGACTATGTGAAGTTTCTCCTATAGAAACCCCTTGTATGTTTTGGTCTGTTATATCTAGTAACCTACCATCAATTAATCCTTGACGTATTATTCCTTGTTGGGCTGTTGGCTCTACCACTGAAAAAGGACGAGCCGGTCCCAGAGCGAATCCTCCACATTGGAATCTCTTACATACATGTAGATTCAACGATATAATACGACCTGTTAAGTCTTTGTGTTCTGGTTCTTGAATTAATGACATAATGGGAGTTTGTCTCCTCTTTCATTGAAAGAAAAGGCAGACAGGAAACCTGCCTGCCTTTTGGGTTGTAGTCGGTCAGTATGGTTACTGTGAGTTGACATCGATCGGCACATTGCCGAACAAAGCTGTTGTGTTGATATCCTGGAATCCAGAGTTTGGATCTGACAGGTTGAATACACTGCGAGCCGGCATGACGAACTCGTTTGGACGAATCTTAACATTCTTTGCTACGCCGATTGCTAAGCCTTCATTCAGGATACCGAAACCGTAAGTCTCTTCGATTCCTAATTCCTGTATTCCATAACGGTTATCTTCGAAGGAACGAACATGTGGCTCTTCATCTACAATCAGAGCTCCAAGGTTCTTCGAGTTGAACATCAAGATGTCGGTTTCACGTGTAAGCGGGTCAAAGCGCATAAATGGCGAAACAAGAATCTTAAATGGCAGTCCTAGATAACTAGGTAGGACTGGTGCGGAGTTCATGTGTGAAGGGACACCCTCTGGAGTAGAAAGCTGTCCACCAGTTAGTTGACCTTGAGTATACTGCCCAGTCTGACCTGTGCTATACCCCATGCCTCCGAAGTTGTAGAACATATTAGATTGTGATGCTACATTGCCTGTCCAGTTGGCGAAGAACGAACCACCACCAGCTTGGATAGCAAATTCACGCATCACAGGATCCTTTACCCACATCAACCATGCCATTGGATGTACAAGCATAGTGTCAGGGATAAAACCATTTAATAGCTGTTGAGCGTACATATCAAAGATGTCATCAACAACCATGGAGCCATTGAACTGACCTTTGTAATTACGTCCGGTTGTAGGTCCTTTGATAGGTTGAACTGGAGAAGAAGGTAAACGTGAAGAAACGCTATTATCAAATACAACTTGACCAAGTTGTGTAATAAAGGAGAAGATATACTCTTCCTTGTGACGTGCCAACGCGTTACCAGCAAGACGCAGCCACATATTGATCCACGGATAAGTAGATTCTTCTACGTAGCGCTTTGCGATCTTCAACATAAGACCATGCCGCTTTACGGTTGTACCATAAGTTGCCGCACCACCAACGTTGATGTTGAAGATAGGTAGACCCATGTTATCGCCTACTTCTTCAGCATGCAATGGTTCAATAGCTGGGAAAACAGTCTGCATGCCGGGCACATAATCGATCTTCTGCAGCAGGCTGGTACCAATCAGAAGAGGCTCAATGCCCTCCTGGACAATCTGGGTCATTACCCTTGGAATCATGAACGCCGCATTTTGGATGTCCATAGCATCCTTAATTGTAATGTGGCGCTTTTCTTCCGGGTCGAACCCGTTAGCGCGGAAAATGGTGTCAAAACGACGGAACTGTGCCCGTTCTTCGTCAGTTACTTGCACCATAACGTTCTTGGACATGGGTGAATACCCTCCTGGGTATATAAATATAGGTTAAGGCTTTACAGCCAACTCAACAACTATCTCTTGGCCACATCGTTCGCACTTAAAAGCACCAGCGACTTGGCCAAGAGCATTCTTTTTCACAAGCAGTTTATTACAAGGGGTTGTTGGGTCTTTCTCACGAGGAAATTGACACCTAAGCCCATTCTGTGTTAGAACTGCTCGGCCTTGCTTTATGAAGGTCTGATTTGCCATCACTTTGCCTGCCTTATAGAGATATGTGAACTAACACATAAGTACTATATTCTGGGTGAAGTGGTCTACCTTGGGTGTATGCCTTTTGGAAAGCCGCATCAGTACCAAGGTTCAACTGGTAATCAATACCAGCGGTTGCGGAACCACCCATCATGATAGATGCTGGGTTAGGATCCTGAATAGGTCCTACTAGACGGTTCGGATCCCACAGGGTACGAACACGATTTGCATAATCACGAATTGGATACATATTCTGGATACCAATAATGCGACCACACACATCACGTAGAGTATTAGCGTTGCCAGTAATTGGGTCACCAGAAGTAGCGTTATATGCAGCATAATTGCCCGCATCTTCGCCAATTCCAGCTACAACCATATTACCGTATGCTAGACATCCATCTACAACACCAGGAGTAGTTACAACTGGTGCGGTAAAGTGGACAAATGAACGACTGTAAAATCCTTGGGTATAACCAACTACACCATCGGCGTTCGCCATTGTCTGTAGAGCAGTTAAATTAGCACCAATCCAAGGTAGGCGTAGAACATACTTTGTCTGAACAGCAGTTCCCATTTCATGCATATAGTTCATAACCTTGAACTTAGTTGGGATAATACCATTTAGCCAGTAGTGCATACCGCCGGTGGTTGTTGAAATAGTCACACCACCAATGTATTGGAATACGTTACGTAGTGCTACACCAATCGGCTTTACAGAGCCGGCTGGGAACAACGTACAAGCGTGGGCGTTAGTAATATCATGATTTGTAGTTTCACTAATGACATAAGTGCTACCATCTGCGAAAGTATAAACGTCACCGTCAACTCCATTGCTTGGGGCCGCTAGAACAGCTATTTCACCAGCTGTTGCTACGTAATTGCCAGTCATGGCGTTATAAGCAAAGCCTACATCATAAGAGCTATACTTCAGAATGCAATAACCACCACCAGTGGCGTGATTAGCATTAGTAGCTGTTTGTCCGCAGAATAAACCTGCTGGTACGAATGCGCCGCTTGCGTCCTGACCAATTAAGTTTTGGCTAGAGAACACCACGTTCGCAAGAACTGGGTG